AAGAATATATTGATAATTATGCCGAAGTTGAACAAAAAGAACTTGGAGATAATATTATAATGAGTATTTATAGAGGCGAGAGGTGGTAGAATGAGGTTAATTAGAAGAAATACCTTTGAAACCAATTCTTCTTCTACACACGCCCTTGTAATTCCTCATAAAGTAGATAATGAAAATTATGAATTAGGAGATAGTTTAGACCATAATTATAGTTATGGGAGAGAAGAAAGCCGTTTAGTTGATAACTGGGATGAAAAACTTGCTTATGTATATATAACTATTAAAGAATTAAATGAGTGGGCTGAAAATAAATTTAAAATAACATCTGAAATGATAGAAAGATTTAAAGAAAATGTTAATAAGGCTTATAATGAGGTTTATAACATAGTTAAATATAAACCTTATGAAGGAGACCCAAAGCCTAATGATATATTTAATTACATTGATAGCGATGGGAAAGATGATTTAGTAAAAGATTATATAATCATTAGAAATGATAGTTGGTGGAGTCCTTATGTTGACCACGTTGGACAATTTGCTGATGAAGATGATTTTCTTAATAAAGTTTTTAATGATTATGAATTTATTAAAAGATTTATTTTCAACAAAGAAAGTTATATAACTATTGGTGGAGATGAATATCGTGGTTATAATATCAAAACAATAGGATTTGAATATGACTATAAAGAGGGAGACCATAGAATGAATGAGAAAGGGGAATTGCCACCAAAAGAATGGTTAGATGAACGTGGTTGTATTAAAGATGAATATTGGGATAGATATTGGAATGAATATACTCTTGAGACTGGAGAATTTTGGGATAAATTAAGAGAATATGAAAAAGAAAATGATGTATTTTTGAAAGGAAATTAGAATATGAAATTAGTAAGAAATAATGTTTTTGAAACAAATAGTAGTTCTACACATAGTATAAGTATATGTAGATATGAAAAACCACAAGAAAATAATATTCCTAGAAATTATAAAGATGTTTATATGGTATCTGAATTTGGAGATGTTGGTGGAAGTGATGAAACTTATGCTTGTGATACGCATAACACTGAAGTTTCTAAATTAAGATTCTTAATAAATATGATTGCTTCTGTTTATGAAGATAGTGAACTTTATGAAAATTGGGAATATGAACGAAGAGATGATGAAATATATAAAAAAGAATATTTCAGAAAATTGATAACTCAAGATTTATTTGTTTGGTTAAAAGAAGTTGTTTTTGAAGAAACTGGAACAGAGATAGAAATGGAAATGCCTTCAAATAATTGGTTTCCATATTTTGAACAAACATATACCGAATATGATTCTATAGAAAATATGCTAGATATAGAAGAGGATGAAAACGGTAAATATAATAAAGATAAGTTCAAAGCTAGAATAAAAGATATAATATTTAATAGTAAGGTTTATATTGAAAATGAAAATTGCCCTTACGGAATGGAGAGATAATATGAAGTTAATAAGAAGAGGAACATTTGAAACTAATAGTTCTAGTACACATTCAATTACTATGTGCAAAGAAAGCGACTTTGATAAGTGGAAAAACGGAGAAATGTATTGGGATAGATGGGATGAAAAATTAGTTTCTAAAGAAGAAGCAGAAAAGGAAATGGCTAAACTTAAAGAAGAATTTATATCAGAACATCCAGATTATGATAAAGATGACGCAGACTGGGAAGAAGAATTAGAAGATTATTTAAATTCAGATAAAGAATATTATACATATGAAGAGTTTAATGACTATGATTATATAGAATATGAAACCTTTGAAGATAGATATGAAGGCGTAGTAGCATTTGGTTATTATGGGTATAATTAATTAAAATAATAGAGAGGTGTATTGAATGAAATTATTAAATAAATATAAAAATGGAAATGCAAAAATACAAATATTTGATGATGGTACTCGTATAATAGATATTCCAGACGGAGAAAAACCTAATTTAGATTTCCCTCTTAGTATGGATTTTAAAATCACAAATTGGTGTGACCAAATGTGTCCAATGTGCCACGAAAAATCAAATCCAGATGGAGAACACGGAGATGTTATGAATTTAAAATTCATAGATAGTTTAAGACCTGGAACTGAAATGGCAATTGGTGGAGGAAAAGTTACAAGCCATCCTCAATTGAAAGAGTTCCTACAAAAATTAAAAAGTAAAGGCGTTCTACCTAGTATTACGGTTCATCAAAATGAATTTGTTGATAAAGTAAACTTAATTAACGAACTTATAGAAGAAGATTTGATTTATGGATTAGGCGTTTCTTATTTAAAACCTTATGATATGATGTGGAAGGCTGTTGCTGAGAATGAAAATGCCGTAGTTCATTTAATTGCCGGTATCCACGGAAAAGATGTTTTTGATTATTTAGCCCAATTTAACTGCAAAATATTAATTTTAGGTTATAAAAATTGGGGTAGAGGTGCCGAATTAATTAAAAATACTAAAATGGGTAAAGATATAGATGATAAAATCAATTGGCTTAAAGAAAATCTTCCTAAATATTTAGATAAGTTTAAAGTTGTTTCTTTTGATAATCTTGCTATTAAGCAACTTGATGTTAAAAATATCTTAAGTAACGATGAATGGAATGAGTTTTATCAAGGAGATGATGGAACTATGACTATGTATGTGGATGGAGTTAAGCAACAATTTGCTAAAACATCTACTTCCCCAGACAGATATGAATTAAAAGATAATATTGATGATATGTTTGAGGTGATAAAGAATGAAACTCAAAATAACAATAAGGAATAAAGATGATATAAAGTATTATAGCCCAGATAGTCATTGGGCTTCTTTCATCGCTGTAGTTAGAGAAATAATAGAGGAATCTGAAGATAAAACTGCTAATATTTTAGTAAAAGGAATGAAAACAATTAAAGTTGCTGGATTAATTTCTTTTGAGCCACAACCAAAAGGCGATTATGTTATTATGGGAGATTTCATAAAAGATGAAAAATGGGGATGGCAATTCAAAATTGATGGTGGCTACGAAAATGTTAAGTTAACAACACCAGAAGAAAAAAGATTATTTTTAGAACAAATATTAACAGATAGACAAGTTGACAGTCTATATGACACGTTTGAAGACCCTTTTGAATATGTTAAAAATGGCAATGTAGAAAAATTAATGGAGGCTAAATTTATCGGAGAACATACGGCAAATAGAATTATAAGCAAATTTAATGCCACTATGGATTTAGCTCCAGCATATAATTTCTTTAAACCATTGGGGGTTACTCCTTTGTTAATAAATAAATTATGTGATACTTATGGAAGTGCCGAAAATGCTATAAAGAAATTTAAAAAGAATCCTTATATTTTAGTTGATGATATAAAAGGAGTTGGATTTTTAAGAGCAGATGAAATTGCCTTAAAATATAATATAAAACCTGATGACCCTTTTAGAATAAAATCGGGAATAAGATATATTTTTAAAGATGAAGCTAATAATAATGGCTCTACTTGGTTAAAAATAGATGATTTTGAAAACAGAATAGTAGAACTACTAAAAATACCATTAGAAAATATCAATAAATGTGTATCAGAAATGATAAAAGAAAAGGAAGTATATTATAATAAAGAAAAAGAGCAAATAGCTTTAATGTATTATTATGATTTAGAATGTAAAATCGTTAATAAATTATTAAGTTTGCAATCTGCCGAATGTCAAGAATATACCGAAGAAGAAATAGAAAGAGGAATAAATAAAACACAACTAGAACAAGGTTTTGATTTTACAGATGAACAATTAAATGGAATAAAATCTATTTTAAAAAATAATGTATCTTTAGTTGTTGGTTTGGCTGGTACTGGTAAAACTTCTATAATTAAAGGTGCATATCAAATTTTCCCTTATAGCACTATAATCAAGCAATGTGCATTTTCTGGACAAGCAGCTAAAAGAATAAATGAAGCGACTGGTTATCCTAGTAGTACAATTCATAGATTATTGGGATGGCAAGGAGAAATATTTACATACAGAGAAACTTTTCCTTTGCCAGTAGATGTAGTTATTTTAGATGAAGTTTCTATGGTTGGGCTTGAATTATTTTGGAGCTTAATACAAGCAATACCTCGTGGAGCAAAATTAATAATGCTTGGAGATAATGGTCAGTTACCTCCAATTGGTGTAGGTAATTTGTTAAGTGATTTAATGGCTAGTGAAAAAATAAATTTAGTAAACCTAACTAAAATACATAGACAAGCAGAAAAAAGTGCTATTATTACGACATCTCAAAAAATTAGGAAGAAATTATTTTTACTTTCTGGAGATTATGAAGGCGATGAAATATATGGACAATTAAGAGACCTTCATTTATGTGCAAGACAAGAATCTGATAATCTTTTTAATTTATTGATAGAAACATTTATGGATGAATATAATAAAAATAATAAAAATATTCAAGATGTTCAAATAATAGTTGCTCAAAATCAAAGAGTTGCGTTAGGTAGAGACCAAATAAATAGGGAAATACAAAATAGAATAAATCCTAAATTGTTATTATCTCAACCAGAAATAAAAATAAAATATCAAAATGTTTTAAGAGTTAATGATAAAATTATAAATAGAGAAAATCATTATGATGTTGAAACACCAGATGGTATTCAAACAAGTATTTATAACGGCTCTATGGGAGTAGTAAAAGAAATTAATAAAAATTATATTATAGTTGATTTCTTTGATGAGGGAGAAATAATTATTCCTTCTGAATACTATGGAGGATTAGAACTTGCTTATGCAATAACCTGCCATTCAAGTCAAGGTTCTCAATTTAAAGTGACTATTGTAGGCTTTGACAATTCTTCATATATATTATTATCAAATGAATGGCTATATACGGCTATCACAAGGGCTAAAAAGATGTGTCACATAGTGACACAAACAAAAGCCTTAAATATGGCTGTAACACGCCATAAAACGGTTGATAGAGATACGTTTTTATTAGAACTATTTAATGATAAAAAATAGTTCTTTTTTTATTGTTTAATCTTGACATTTTTACATTTTTATGATAGTATTAATACATAAGATAGAGAGGGTGCTTAAGAGTGAGAGAATTAAGAGAATTATTTAAAGAATTAAAAGAAGATTGGTTATATTATTTAGGCGTATTTATTTTATTATTATTTATGGGAGGAGCAATAGCATTTGTAGTATTTTTAGCGTTTTTAACTGCTATAAGTGTAATGTAAGGAGGATTTTATGAATAATGTTTTAATGAAGTGTGGACATACAGCCAATGCAGAGTACAAAGATGGGCAACCTTGTTGTTTAATTTGTGCTCCAAGGATAGAAGCTTTTGAAATAGTAGAAGAAAAGCCAAATTTAAAAGGAAGAAAAGCAAAATGTGATTACTGTGGAAAAGTTACTGATAGCAGATGGGATTTACCATTTTTTGAATATAGACCAAATAAAGAATTTGACCATTACTACTGCGGATGTTGGGGCTGGTCGTAAATGAAAGAAATATGGAGAATGATAGACTTTATTCCAGAACTAAGAAAAGACCAATATATGGTTTCATCGGATGGTAGAATTAAATCTTTATACTTTGTAAAAAGACCTAGAAATCAAAATAAAGAGAAATATTATTACAGAGAATTAATAATGTCTCCTCATAAAAATAAAGGGTATATGGTAATAGGATTAAGTAATATAAATTATAGGCATACTTATAGAATACATAGATTGGTAGCAGAAGCTTTTATACCAAACATAGATAATAAACCAGAAGTCAATCACAAAGACGGAAATAAAGAAAATAATTCCTATTTAAATCTTGAATGGGTCACTAGACAAGAAAATCAAAAACATAAATGCGACGTTCTAGGTTTAAATAAGCATACTTCCAGACCAGTTAAATGCCTCACAACAAATAAAATTTATCCATCAGCTTTAGAGGCAGAGAGACAAACAGGAATTGACCATTCGTGGATTGCTCGTTCTTGCAATAAAGGGTGTTTAACTAAAGGATTATCTTGGGAATATTATAAGGATTAGGAGGTTAATATGAAAACTATATATGATGCCGGAAATGAAGATGCTTTAGCAACTCAAGGTTACAAACCATATAAAGATACTACTTTAAAATCAATGTCTAAAGATGACTTAATAGACCAAATTAGATGTTTAGAACATAATTGGGCTGGAGAAATAAAAGCAAATAAATTACTTTCTTATAGATTAAAATGCTTTTTAGATGTTTTAGATAAAAATGGGCACCCAGAAAAATTTAGTCAAATATGTGCATTGCCAGGAGAATATGGTTATAGTCAAGAAAAATCTGAACCAAATTTAAATTTATTTTGGGAAGGAAGAGATGACTATTGGTATAATAGTTGGTTATATGCTCAAAGAAAAATTAGAGGTTTAAAAAATGGAATAAAAGATATTAAAACATATAAACCAAAATATTATGATAAAGATTTGGCTGAATGGTTTGATTTAGATATAGATTATTTGATTAATAATTCACTATCAATAGAAGATTTAGAAGAAAGAGAAAGGGTTTATAATTCCGCCATCTTAGGTATATGGGATTTAGATAAAATGACTTATTTCACTGAAGAAGAACAAAGGGCTGAACAAAAAGGAATAGAAAGATTAAAAGTTGAACCTAAAGATAATTTTTTTGATTATTATGAAGAAGAGGATGATAAAAATGAAGAAATATGATACCACTACAAAAATCACTAATTTTAATGTTGATTGGATGGCTATAAAATCTGCTTGTATGACAACTATTTCTAAACAAGCTGGCAAAGAACCTAACAAAGAATGGAAAAGGAAATTATTAATTTGTAGACACTCTCCTATTAGAAGAGGTATAATAAGTTGGAAATGGGATAAAATTCCTTATGCCATTTCAACACATTTTGCTAGACATCACGAAGGAGTAGAAAAGTTTGTTGGCACTGAAAGGGCTGATAGAACAGAAGTTAAAGACCGTTCTGAAAGAAGTCAAATGAATTATGTACCTATGGAAATGGATGGGAATATTCAAGGACTTATGAATATTGCAGAAAAACGTCTTTGTATGTGTGCAGACCCTACAACAAGAGAATATATGGAGGCATTAGTAGAAGAAATAAGAAAATATGATGAAGATATTGCTTGGTCTTTAGTTCCTCAATGTGTTCGTTGTGGTGGCTGTGTTGAACCATTTGGAAATTGTCAATATTATAATAATACATTTAAAGATATGCCAATAGAAGAACAAAGTGATGTTATGGCGAGATATGATTATTATGATAATCAAAGAGTTAAAAAATTAACTTTAAAAAAGAAAGGTGATTATAATGGCTAAAAAGAATGAAGAATTAAATCCTTCTGAATATTTCAATAATTTAAAAGATAAAATCCAAAATATTACAGATGAAGAATTAGTGGAGTTTTATCAAGGATGCTTAACTCTTGTAGAAAAATATAAAATAACAGGTCAAAAAAGAGTAATTCAAAAATTAAGATTTCTAGTTGATTGTGTAGAAAAAGAACGTGAGGCTGTTAAATTAGGAATAAATTCTTTTGTTTATAGAGAAGATATAGAAGAATATATAGATAATATTTCTAAAGATGTTGTTAAAATTATAGAATTAGAAAATTATCCTCGTGAAATTCCAGATGAAATAGTAGATATTATTTCTAAAACAAAAGATATTTTTGACCAATTTTATGTCGTTTTCACAGATTATACTGGAGAAGTTGAAAAACAAGTTTCTAAAGAACGTAGAGATAAAGACCCTATTTTATTTGGAAGTTTTCAAAAGAAATCAGAACAAGATAATGCTTTTTCAAGACAAGAAATTGTTATGAGTGATAGATTTTATTTTTTAGGAGATTGGGTTGATGAATATTGTGATTTAACTATGGATAAGTTCTTAAAGGAATCAGGTAAAGATAAACTTAAAGAAATTGGCACTCCTAAAAATATAGATGATATAAGAAAGGAATTAAACAGATTAGATGACAATTTAAAAATTGTTAATGTTCCTAAAAAATCATTCTTTAAAAAGATAAAATCTGTTTTAAGAAGAAAATGAAATCTAATATAGATTTAACAGAAAATTTTGATTTTGCTATTCCTAGAAGGGCTTCCACTTCAAGTTCTTCTAGGGTATTTAGGAACTTAGAAATTTCTACTGTTATGTGGACTGCAAGTTATAATAAAAGCATAGGTAAATATTTATCTAAGTATATTTTAGATATACCATATTGTATAAATGAAGATATAGAACATAAACAAAGTGGAGGTTTAGTTCAAGGAAATGGAAATAGAAGAAAATTTATGGAATATGAAAATAATCCAGGTTGCTTTTGTGAGAGATGCGGTCGCAAAAAGAAATATCCGTGGGAAGATTTTAGTAGATTATTATGTCCTAAATGTGAAAAATATTTAGAGAGTGAGATGAGAGCAATACCGTGGAGAAGATAGGTAAAAAAGAAATTTATGAAGCTTTAATAAATATGGATATGTCTAAAGATAAATATGAAGCTTGTGAATTTGATAATTTTATTTGTGAATATTATAATTTAGAATATACTGAATATGAAGCACTTACAGAGGCATCACACGAGTTTAATTATATTGTTGATGTATTTGATTATATTGATGAAATTGTAACACAGAGAGGCTTTAAAACCGACGATGGACTTACTTATAAAAAGAAAAAGGAATATAAGCCTAGAGCTCCTAAAGTTCACCCAGGTCAATTAAGTCTCTTTTAATTTAGGAGGATAAATAATTATGAAAAAAAAGGAAGAAAAGGCAATTAATGAAGGAGCAGAATATATTATTTTAAATAAAGATGGACATAAAATATATGTTGATATGTATGATATAGATGATATTTTACCATTACAAGAAGTTATTTTTCAAGGAACTAATAAAAAGGCTATGATTTATACTGTTATGTTTAAAGATAAATCTTTTTGGCAAATTATTATGAATGATGAAGATTTAAAAATATTTAAAAATTTTAAAAAAAATATTGACAAAGAAAAATAAGTATGCTATTATCTAATTAAGATAGGAGGAGATAGAATGGGATTAATGGATTTTATTAATGAAAAAATAATTGATTCTGAACTTAATGAAAATGATAGAGAGGAGAAAAGACAGACTAAGAAAAAGTTTAAAGCTGCAAAAAAAAGTTTAAAAGATATGACGGCAGATAGAGACCTATATAGAGATAAATATATAGCGATTCTTGAAGAAAAAGGAGAAGGATTCAATCAATATTTATTTTGGCAAAATAAAGCAAATGAATCTGAAGCAGATGAAAAAGAAGCAAGAAAAGAATTAACCGATGCAAGAAAAGATTTAAAAGATTACGACACTGTTGTAGGTAGGTTATTCACAAAAGAACCAGTCACATCTTTAGCAAAATGTGAAACATTTGATGATTTTTTAAATTACATTCTTAGAATACATTTTACGGATAAAGATTTGCCTTTAAAGGGAATACAAGATGTTTGTAAAAAACTTAATATTACAAAATATATGATAAAGAAGGAGTCTGAATATTTATATAAGACTTTAGGTGTGGAAAAATGGGAGATAGAATAAAAGAAAATGCTGGAACTATAATTGCTATTTTATGTGGTGCACTATTTATGATTTTAATTCCTATATTGATTAATTTTATAAATCAAAAAATAAAAGAATATAATTGTGACCATATTTCAATTACTGAAGCTTGGAAAGACCAAGAATGTAGAGAGTATTTTGATAGAACAATGGGAGATTAAGATGAAAAAGGTTTTTAACAAAAAGAATTTAAAGTGGTTAGGAGTATTAATTTTAATAATTTCAACAATAGTTATGTTATGCCTTGTTATAAATACAAATAAAGAAAACGAAAAATTAAAAGTTCAAATAACTCAACTTGAAAAAGAAAATCACGACGTTAAATATAACAATTGGTATCTAATGGAAGAAAATGCTAGAATTAATATGATTAACCAGGATATGTGGGAACTATATTATAGTATGGTGACTGAATATAACGGCGAATACGAATATTATGAATAATAAGGAGGAAACAAATAATTATGAGTAAATGTGCAAAAGTGGAACCAATAGTCAAAAAGGTTTTAACTGAAAAACCTTATACTAGAGAAGATGATTTTGTATTAGTTTATGAAGTTTATAAAGAATTTTTACCTAATATTGATGATTTTAATTTCAGAGATATTATGTTAAATCACAAAGAATATGGATTACCTTATTTTGAAAGTGTAAGAAGAACTAGACCAAAACTTCAAAATAAATTTCCTGAATTATTACCATCAGAATCTGTTCAACAAGGCAGGAAATTAGAAGAGGCTGACTATAAAAGTTATGCTTTATCATAGGAGGTTTTATGTTTAATTTATTTAACAATGACTATGATGATGAATTTACTATAAAAATAAAAGGATTAATTAAACTGAATGAAGAAGGAAATCCAAAGAAAATATTAATAAAAAAGGAAATTTTTGATGGAGATTATTATACTATTGTAAATACTTTGTTTCATTATGCCGCAATGGCATATTTGGGATGTGAAGAAGCTCCAACAAGAAAAGACTTTAATGATTGGGCAAACAAAGCCTATATAGAAACTGTTTCTGGAGGGAATATAGATAATGATTAATGAAATTTGGAAAGATATAAAAGGCTTTGAAGGATTATATCAAGTTAGTAATTATGGTAAAATTAAAAGTTTAAAATGGAATCATTCTAACAAAACTAAATTATTAACTCTAACTAATAATAATGGTTATATAAGAACATATTTATTTAAAAATGGAATTAAATATTCTAAATATGTCCACGATTTAGTCGCAGAAGCTTTTATTCCAAATCCAAATCATTATACAGAAATCAACCATATAGATGAGAACAAAGGAAATAATTTTTATTTAAATCTTGAATGGTGTGATAAAAAATATAATTCTAATTATGGAAATAGAAATAAATTAATCAGTCAAAATAGTGCGATGTTAAGACCTATTTTTCAATATGATTTAGAAGGTAATTTTATTAAGGAATATCCTTGTATTACATCTGCAGTTAAAGAATTAGGAATCCGTAGTAGTGGAATTTCTAATTGCTGTGCCGGCAGATATAGTCAATCGGGAGGATATAAATGGAAATATAAGGAGGAAAAATAATGTATAATAAAGTAGATAAATTTAAAGAAATTGTAGATGAAATGTTAGATTTATATCAGCGTAAACAGAGTGATTATGGTGATTCTGCTGGTAAAACATTTGATGAATATGGATTGGTATCATTTCTTGTTAGAATTGAAGATAAATTAAATAGGGTTTCTACTCTAACAAAAAAATCATCTACTGAACAACAAGTTAAAGATGAAAAAATAGAAGATACATTATTAGATTTAGCTAACTATTCTATTATGGCTTTAATTGAATTAGATAGAGTTAAAAGTGAATTAACTTGTGAAATGAGTGTAGATGATAATGAATATCGCAGATAAAGACTATCTCTCCATATTTGATATAGAGCTAAATAAAGCAATAAAGGAATATGGAGATAAGACGATAGCGGTAGTATGTAATAAAACAAAATTGATATTAGACACATCTAATAACTTATTATATAATAATGAAAAAGATGGGATTCACTATTATTATAGAGGAACTATTGAAGTTATAATAGATGATTCTTTAAATATGGAAGAAGAATTTTATTTTACTACTAAAAAGAAATATAAGGAGGAAAAGAAATGAAACCTAACTTATATATAATGATAGGATTACCAGGTTCTGGGAAAGACACTATAGCAAAACAAATACAAGCTGTAGATAGATTAAGAAGAAATGTTATTTTAAGTAGTGATAATATTAGAATGGAATTATTTGGATGGGAAGACCAAAGTAAAAATGGTCGTGTCTTTGAAGAAATGAATAAAAGATGTAAAGAATATTTATCTAAAGGATTTAATGTTATTTATAATGCTACTAATTTAAGTAAAAAAAGACGTATGGCTTTAATTAATGAAATGAATAAATATGCTAATATTGATGCTATTTTGTGTTTATGTCCAATAGGAACTATATTTGAGAGAAATTTTATTAGATTTGAGAGACATATTCCTGAAGATAAATTATTTCAAATGTTTAGAACTATGGACATCCCTATGAAATATGAAGGATATAATAATATTTATTATATAAACACCGACAAAAGATATAATGGTAGGGAAATGATAGATTGGTTTTTAGAAATAGGTAAAGATTATGACCAACAAAATGAGCATCATAATGCTACAGTTCAAGACCATTTATTATTAACAGCTCAAATGGCATTTCAATATAGTCAAGATGAAAATTTATATGAAGCTGGACGTTTTCACGACATAGGTAAACCTTATTCAAGAGAGTGGAATGAGGATAAACAAAAGTATACTTATTATGAACATCATAGAATGTCTGCTTATTTATATTTATTATATTCAACTTATGACTTTGACATTTATATTTATAATAAAGAGACTCATCTTTATAGAGGAATAGAAGATAAAAATATGGTAAATTTAAAGAAATTTTCAGACAATGTTTTAGAAATTGCTACTTTAATTTATCATCATATGGATAAGTTTATAGGAAATTTAGAAAAAACTAAAGAATTACTTGGTGATGAATTATATTCTAAATTAGAAATTTTAATGAAAGCAGATGCTTATAGAGAATAAAGGAGGAGACAAATAATTATGGATAGAAAAAGTATTAGCCCTTTTGCTGATAAAAAACTAGAAAGTTTAGATATTGTATTTGAAAATTGTGAGGTTTATACTGTTCCTGCAGATGGAATAAATAGAATGTCTATAGGAGAAATTTCAAGTTCTTTAACAATACACGTTAATGGATTATCTAAATGGGAAGAGCCAGGAGCATTATCAGATTGGTTTTATACAGATTATATATCATTAATGTTAAATGAAAAAGGAATGAATACACATAGTTGCTGGGAAGAAATGTTTAATGATTGTCAATTACTAAAGGATAGAATTAAAGGACAAGATATTACTCATTTTGATTTAAATTTTACAGATAATACTCATTTATATATAGGAGTACCTTGGGAAGATGGTGCTTCGGAATGGGAGAATAAATATCAACATACTGATGTCAAAGAAAAATTTACTTTTATAGATATTTCAAAAGATATAAATGAAGAAGAATTTAAACAAGAAAATAATGATTTATATGATTTTGAAACTTTTGAACCAAAAATTGATTTTTCTGAATCAATAAAAAATGGTAATTTTGATAACATTGAAATTCTTACTATTGATGATGAGGATGAAGAATCTTTTGGAGAAGAAGTTCCTAATTATGTTCAAGCAGCTTTTAGACAAATAGATGAAGAATTATCTAGGGTTATGTGGAATATAAACCAAGAAGAATTTGATAGTCCATTTGATAATACTGGTAATGAATTTAAAAATGATGTATTTGAAGTAGAAGCATATAGCTGGGATGAAGAATATGACCAAAAATATAATTTTAAATGGAGAGATTATAAAGTTAGATGGTATAAACATAGCAGAAGAGACCCAGAAGCTAATAGATTTATTTCTCCAGAAGAATGTGCTCAAATGCTGGATGAGTGCTTAGAATCAATTATAAAAATGGATATAGACGAAGATGATTTATTTCCAGAAGTTCATCATTGTTGTCAATGTGGTAAAGAAACCAATTATAAAGAATTACAAAATGAAAAATGGGCTTGTGAAGATTGTTTAAATAATTTAGGTAAAGAACAATTTAAATTGAAAGAAGAATTAGAAAATTCATTATTTGATTTTGGATTTGATAATTATGAAGATGTTACTAATTGTATTGACCAATTTATAGACGTCTTAAAATATGCAAAACATAATACAACAATTGAAACTTTAGAGCATTTAATTACTGGATTAGAGGCTATCAATATTAATATTAAACTAGAAAATGGTCTTTTAGACGATGAAACCGCTAAAAAAATAGCAGAAACACTTAAAAATTGGTAAAATATTCTTGACAAATTAAAGAAACTATGATATAATTGGTATACAATGATAAAGATAGGAAGCGTAGTCAGGCAAAAGAGTCCTACCGTGTGGTCTATACAATTACTGGCTTAAGCAGGTATAGCACAAGAATACGCTCATTCAATAGGTAAGTTCCATCATACAATTTGAGACACAAAAGATGGATTAAGCGAGGAATTTTAGTAGGAATAAATTTTAAGCTGCTTATTGCTCTTAATCATTCAATCACCTCTTTACACTTTGCAAGAGGTACCTCTTCCTAGGGGCTTGGTGTAATGGTCGCACAATGGTCTCCAAAACCATTAATGGGAGTTCGATTCTCTCAGCCCCTGCCACGGGTCGTTGGTGGAGAAGTTAACACGTCTGCCTGTCACGCAGAAGATGAGGGGAGCGTTACCCCTACGTCCCGCCATTAAGTTTGATTTATACGGAAGATTAACTTTAGTGGTTAAAAGTAAATATCTCTGATATTGAAGTTCAACGTATGAATATATATACAGCCTTTATTGGCTGTTTAATAGAGATAATTAACCCCTGTTGTCTCTATTAAAGAGTTAATAAGGGTGAAGAAAGAAAGGTGAAAGATATGGTAAAAATCGAAGAAATAACAAACAAGGTTAATGAAAAATATGGTGTTGTTGAAGTTTTCATCAAAGATGAATATCAAAGAGTGTTTAAAGGTAAAGCTAAATGTGCTTCAGATGATAAATATGATTTTGATTTTGGTGAAAAACTTGCGTATTTAAGAGCCAAAAAGAAAATGCTTAAAGTATATGAAAAAGAACAAAAGAATTTATATAAAGCAAGTAAAGCAAGCTTTGATGATTATGAACAAAGGGTTATCAAAGAACTTAATAACTATACAAAAGCATTGAACAATATTGATGAAAAAGTTAATGAAATGATTAGTCAATAAGGTGAATGGCAGAGAGATACCACCTAAAAGAACATTTATAAAGCATTCTCTCTTTTTTATTCCTCAGTAGCTCAGTTGGTACGAGCGGGTGGCTGTTAACCACTAGGTCGGAGGTTCAAGTCCTTCCTGAGGAGCCATTATATGCCGACTTAGCACAATTGGTAGTGCAATTGATTTGTAATCAATAGGTTGTGGGTTCAAGTCCTACAGTCGGCACCATATATGCGGAAGAGTAATTCAAAGGGGTTTTATAAGGTTGTATTGCGACTTAACTTATAAAATGAGTATGAATGAAGATGAGGCAATACCTTGACTTCCGCTCCATTTGGGGCTGTTTCTGGTTTCGACAGGAATAGTTGAAAAGTCACAATACAAGTCGTTGGTAAACGTAAAATACAAAACTAAAAATAAATGGAAACATTTTAAAACAATTCTCTAATAAAGTTAAATCTTTATTCACTTTAAATAGTGTGGCTTTCGCCTAGTCGAGAGCAAAAGAGACTTCTATATGAGTATCAGAAGCCATCAGAGAAAGTATAGTCGATTAACGATACAAAGATGGACTATATTAAAGATTATAAATTGCGTGGTCTTAATATAGAATTACTTGGAACGCAATTCTCTTATTTATGATTGCTAGGAACTGAAATAAGGAATGTTATAGGAACTAGACAAAACTTGTAAGGTAAGAATGAGATTTGTGATTAGTAAATATTTTTGGACACGAGTTCGAGTCTCGTCAGCTCCACCATTTCGGGAAGTAGTTCAGTTTGGTTAGAACGCTAGTTTTGGGAACTAGAGGTCGCCTGTTCAAATCGGGTCTTCCCGACCAGTTTGATTTTTATGTTTATTCATTTTTTACACTCCGCCCCTCGTAGTTAAATTGCATTAGAAGAAGGGCTCCAGATTAGGTAGGTCTACACCAAAGTATGCAAATGGTAAAAGTTAGACTTGAAATTAAAGAGATAAAACTACATAAACGTAAGCCTAATCACATTTTATGGGGCGTTAGTTCAGTTGGGAGAACGTCACGCTTGCACCGTGAAGGTCAAGGGTTCGAACCCCTTACGCTCCACCATAATATTTGGGTAGGTATGCCTAGAGGCGATGGCACCAGACTGTAAATCTGGGACGTAAGATACACCGGTGGTTCGACTCCACCTCTGCCCACCAGTATATTCGGTATGTTTGGTTGGGTGAGATGGCTTAAACCAACGGTTTGCTAAACCGTCAATCGTTAATTCGATTCACTGGTTCGAATCCAGTACCAAACGCCATTATTTGTGTCCGTATCCAAGCTGGTTGAAGGAGCTGGATTGCAACTCCAGTATGCGTGGGTTCAAATCCCTCCGGGCACTCCAATTGGAATTAATAATTTTTTATGCTCGTTTAGCTCAGTTGGTTAGAGCACTTGCCTTACAAGCAAGGGGTCGGAAGTTCGAGTCTTTCAACGAGCACCATTTAAGAAAGAGGAAAAATATGAAGAAAAGAATTTTATTCACTTTGAGTTTAATTCTGTTGATTTCATTAATGATTTTAGGTTATAATAATTTAAAACTAACTAAAGAGAACAGAGACCTAAAAGAACAAGTCGAAATACAACATAGAAATTATACAGAATGTGTCTCACGTTCAATTGAAGATAAATGGTTAGTTGAACAATTTAGAGAAATGATGGCTCGTGAAGAACAAGGAAATTATAACGAATAAGGCATCATAGAAACGATTAGAGAGAGTAGAGCGAGATATGGTATCTAATAAGCCTATGTGTAAGTCCATCCCATAAGACCGCTCGCAATGGTGTTATGGGCTTAATATGGAGTATGTCCGGGTGGTGAGGAAGCGGTCTTGAAAACCGTTGGTCGGAAACGACTTGCAGGTTCGAATCCTGTGTGCTCCGCCATTATATATCCCCTTAGCTCAGTGGATAGAGCATCGCCCTTCTAAGGCGAGTGTCCTAGGTTCAAATCCTAGAGGGGATGCCAGATTTTATTATTTTATAGTTGTGGTGAAAGGATAAGATATGACAAAGAAAGAAAGTTTCCCCTCCCGAAAGGGAAATAGGAGAAAATTTTGCAGAAAAGTCATTGGATTATTAATAACTTTTTTAATAAGTATATTTATAATATTTGGCACCAATATAATAGTTCATAGTAGCAGTGAACTAGAAGTTTCTGCACAAGAGAACAGGAGTTTTGAAACTGATGTAGTTCAAACTTATGCTAAAAATTTAGAAGAAAGAGGATATGAAAATGTAAATTATGAATTATCTTATTTAGTAAAATTTGCTAAAGAAAATAATTTACCTCTTAGACCATCTATTTCTAATGGGATTAGCATAGAAGAGAGCTTTATTAAGATGTATGATTATTATGCAACTTATTACTCAGTTCAAATAGGAGAGAAAGATTATTTATTTAAGAGTGAGAATGAAGCTAATAACTTTATACAAACAATTAATAAATATGATGGTCAAGAATATACAATTAAAACAACTACAAAAATAGTAGAAAACGAAACAGAACAAAATGAAATAAATGATACAATAGAGATTAAGAAAAAAGAATATGAAGAGGCTCAAGCTAAAGCAGCAGCTGAAGCTGAAGCCAAAAGAAAAGCCGAGGAAGAAGCTAGAAGACAAGCAGAGCAAACTAAATCCACAACGACTTATAGCTCTAGTTCTTATAGCTTATCAGCTTTACAATCATATGCTTATGACTTAGTAATAAATAGCTATGGTTGGTCAGAAGAAGATTTCAACGCTTTGGTAAATTTATGGAATAGAGAATCTGGCTGGAATCCTAATTCACATAATAGTTCATCAGGAGCACACGGTATACCTCAGGCATTACCTGCTTCTAAAATGGCTAGTGAAGGAGGAGACTATTATACTAACGGAGAAACCCAAATCCGTTGGGGGCTTAAATATATAGCTCAAAGATATGGGTCTCCATTAAACGCTTGGAGTCATTCTCAAAGTGTTGGTTGGTATTAAACCATAAATTGAAGGGGATGTCCCCTTCCTATATAGCGGGGTGGAGCAGTCTGGTTAGCTCGCTTGGCTCATAACCAAGAGGTCGTTGGTTCAAATCCAACCCACCGCAACCAAATAAAAATAAAAGACATAGAAGGTTCCTTAAAGACTACGGGGAGAGACCCGTTCCATACTGATAAATGAAAAAAGATTACCTTCCGCCTTTAAAATTTATAAGGCATAGAAAGTTCCTTTATTTGCGGTTTTCGCACTAATGCAGGGATTTAGGAGTTTTACTTCCCGCCTTAAACATTAATTATAAAGGCATAAGGGCTTCCTCTTATTAACAGAAGAAAGAAATGGTTTTGCTGGTTCAATTCCAGCCAATTAGTCCTCGCCTATTATATAAGAAAAATATTGGCAAAAGAAGTTCCTTTATTACAGGGCTGTTAACCCGGTGGACGTGGGTTCGATTCCCACCATATCCCATAATGGGGTATGTAGCTCAGTGGCTGAGCACCGAAAATACTTCTCGCCAATTTAAAAAGTTATTATTAGGCATAAAAAGTTCCTTTTAAAAGCCAGGGAACTGTGTGTTGTAGGTTCAAGTCCTACCTCCCCAGCCAATTTATTATTTATATTGGGGAGTAGCTCAATTGGTAGAGCAACAGTATTTTATTACTTTTCGCCTATTAATATATATGAAAATAAGGAGAGATGAGAGAGATGAAGAAAGAGGTTTTAAGATTATTTAAGAGTTATTTAGGAGAAAAATCAGAATCTTTATGGGAAGATGGTTTAAAATATGGATTATTAATTCCAGATACCGCCGATAAAGAGATAGTTGATGAAGCAATTAAACAATATGGTAAAGATGGCAAAAAATGGAATGAAACATTTCATAAAGATTTTGAAATTGTAAAAAATGCCCCTATTGAAGATTTAATTGCACAACAAATTATTCATTATATTACAACTTATGGATTTGAAAGTTTAGGACTTTATGATTCAGATTTAGTTTATATACCTAATGAAAAGCTAGAAATACCAGGACTTGATAAAGATAGTGGCGTTGAATTTATTACAATCAAACCAATAACTGAAAATGAATTAACAGAAAAGTTAATGGTATTATTAACAAGTGGTATTGCATTATCAGAACAAACAATAAAAGATATTATGGTTTTATCTGATTATATTGATAAAGATAGATTTGATGAAATATCTAATAGAGAAATAAAAACAGCATTATATGATAAATATAATATTATGCCAAGAAACCCAGAAGAATTTTTAAGATTTTTAATATTTAAAGCTACTGGAAATACATTAAAAATACAAGATGATAATACTATAAACTCCATAAAAGATTGTGATAAAAAAATGGCATTTAAAATGTTAAAATCTTATATAGATAATACTCCTAACGGTTATTCAAAATTATCTTCAATATTCTTAAGAAATAAAAATTTATTTCTCGCATTTAAAAATAAAGATGATAATAAGGAAATTAACACTATAATTAATAAGTTAAGAAAACTTGCTATTAAAAATCATAAACCATTAAAAAAGAATATATTAGATTGTTTAACTGATGAAAATGTAGATATTAATTTAACTTCATTACAAGAAGAGTTGAATAATATAACTATTTTCAGAGAAATAAGAATAATAAATGGTATTTTATATAGACTAAAAGGAACTGAAAATATTGTTTATAAAATAAGAAATGGTAAAAGCTATGTTAAAAAGTTAAATGACCCTAAAACAAAATATACTGAAAGATTAGAATATTTATATAAAATTATTTATAATCATTTAAGAAATAGAATATCTCTAAAGGTTAAAGACAAAATAATTTATATACCAGATAATATAACATATGCAGCACCAACAAGCGAAAAACAATTTAATGGCAATATTCCAGAAGGTTCTTATTTAGAAATTCCAAGAGGAGAAGATTTAGTTTATGGTGTTCATTGGACTAATATTTTAAATGGTGTTAATCAAGAAAGTTCTTATTATGGAGAAATGCCAAGAAGAGGTTCAGAAGAAAGAGTAGACTTAGATTTAAAACAAATGAATAAGTCAGAAATATTTGGTTGGGATGCTTCTTATAGAAGTAAATCAGGAAATATCTTATTTAGTGGTGATGTAACCGATGCCCCAAATCCAAATGGAGCAACTGAATTATTCTATGTTGATAAAAATTATGGATATGGTGCTTTCTTAATAACATTGAATATGTTTACAGGTAATTCTCAAGATGTTCCATTTGAATTTGTTATAGCAAAAGGCGATGGAACTGACATAAGAAAAAATTATGTTATCAACCCAAATAATATATTAGAAAAAATAGATATGGTAATTAAAAAGTCAGAAAGACAAATGGTTGTAGGATTCATTTCTATAGGAGAAACAATTAAATTTTATTTCAATGATTTTAGTGCTGGAGCTAGTGTAAGAACATCAAGACAAGATGATATAACACTTGGAGCATTTGATTATTTACAAGCTTATAGTAAAGTTCAATTAAAATTAAATGATTTACTAAAAGATTCTGGAGCTAAAATAATAAATGAACCTACTTATAAAAAATTAATAGTAACTATTGACGAAGAAGGAAATGAAGTTTCTCAAGAAGAAAAAGAAGTTTCAGCAGACATAGATTTATCAACAAGTGCTATTACAAAAGAAACATTAATAGATTTATTAAGTTAAGGCTTTATGCCTTCCTTATATGCTCGTGTGGCGGAATCGGTAGACGCAACGGACTTTAAAAAGAATGAGGGTGATATGATGAATATTTATAAACAAAAAGATGGTAGACGATTTATTGTTTATAAAGGTTCTGATAATAAATATCATTCTAAATCTTATGCTAGATATTTAATGGAACAATATTTAGGTAGAGAATTAACTGATAGAGAAGAAGTACACCATAAAGACCACAATAAAACTAATGATGTAATTGAAAATTTAGAAGTTAAAGATAAAACTGTTCATAGAAAAGAACATTTTAAAAAGGTTTCAACAATAGAACATTGCTATATATGCAAAAAAGAAATCATTGTTGATAGTAGAAGAAGAGCAAATCATTATCGCTCAAAAAATAAAAATCCAGATAAATGGTTCTGCTCTAAACATTGTTCCGGAATATTTGGTCAAAAAGAGCAGCAGAATAGGAAACTTTCTGACTGAATGTCATCAAATTCGGGGAAACTCTCATTGAGACAATCCCGAGCCAAGCCTAATAAAATTAGGAAGGTGTAGAGACTAGACGGTGGCAACCTAAGGATTTAATCTATGGTTAAGGGATAGTCCAGACTACAACATATATTAGTATATGGTTATGGCGACATAATGTGGTAAGAAAATCCGTTGGAGGTAACTCCGTGGAGGTTCAAGTCCTCTCACGAGCACCAATATAGCTCCATAGCACAGTTGGCTAGTGCATTCGGTTCATACCCGAAAGGTCATTGGTTCGAGTCCAATTGGAGCTACCATTAAAATAATAAAAAGGGGGATAAATATGAATTTAAAAGAATTAAGAACGACACCAACTTGTGTTCTAATTAATCTTTTATCCGAAGCATATAAAAATGAAGAACAAGGATTAGTTAATATTTATGCCTATGAATTAACTACAAGAATATGGGTTCCTAATAAAGAAACTTCATTTACTGATATGCTAAAAGAATTTGGTTATAAAAGAATAGAGGAAAAATCAAATGGATTATCAAAATAAAGTTGTCTTTTTAGATATAGATGGAGTTGTTAATACTCTTATAATAGACACTAAACCTTTTAAAACAGATAGAGGTCAAATTTCACGAGATGGATTTTATTATAAATTAAATATGCCGGATGACGGAGAAGTCTCTAATAGACAAGCTGTAATGTGGCTAAATAAATTATGTAAAGAAACAAATGCAAAAATTGTTATAACATCAACTTGGAGATTTGGAAATGGTGGTTTAGAAAAAACTAAAAAAGCACTTTATAATAGTGGTTTATTAAAAGAAATAGAAATAATAGGAGAAACTCCTAGAAAATATAATTATAATAATATTAGAGGATATGAAATAGAAGAATATTTAAATCAACATCCAGAAATAGATAACTATGTTATTATAGATGACGATTTAGATATGTTAACAAAACAAATGAACAATTTTGTCGTAACAGACACAAATATAGGAATGACATATAATACATATGTTCGTGCTAAAGAAATACTAAATGTTGGGTCAACCTGCGATAAAGATTAAGTTTTAAGAAGTCGACCTTAAAATACTGGTCTTTTCAAAAGCAAAAGAGAGCTTAAGTTATGGTTGTAAATCCGCCCGACACCCGATATGCCCTGTTGGTGAAGTGGCTAACACATCTGACTTTCTATCAGACATTCAAGGGTTCGAGTCCCTTACAGGGTACCAAAATAAAGAATTAGAAGGTGTTTTATGAATTTAATAGAAAAGGAAATATATGCTGAAAGAAAAGCCAGTGTTCATTGGTATTATAATCATAAAATAAGATATTGGTTTTATAAAAAATTAGCTAAATATTATCATAATAAATACCTTAAAAAGTGGTCGGATAGCTCAGTCGGTAGAGCACAAGACTGAAAATCTTGGTGTCGGTGGTTCAATCCCACCTCTGACCACCATTATGTGGGTATCGTTTAAAGGTAGGACTTCAGCCTTCCAAGCTGATAATGTCGGTTCGATTCCGTCTACCCACTCCAAATTGAATTATATAGGTTTAAACTGTGAAGCAGAAACGTAGGAGCAACTGCTAACCACAATGGCACAACGTGGATTAATAATCAGTTTTAGAAAACTATAGGTGCGTATAGAATGTTTGGTCGACCCTTTACTATACAAATGTTATCCTATTTTATATAGAGGAATGGTGAAATGGTTATCACGATGCTCTGATACGGCATTATTCAGGGTTCAAATCCCTGTTCCTCTACCAAAATAAAAATAAATTGCCGGGTAGGCAAATTGGTAAAGCCACTGGTCTTTGACACCAGAATTTGTAAGTTCGAGACTTACCCCGGCAGCCATTCTAAGGTGGTGTCAAGTATGGAAGAAATATGGAAAGATTATATTTATAATTATCAAGTTAGTAATTTAGGTAGAATTAAAAATAAAATTACTAACCATATTTTAAAATTAAGACCTATTAATAAACACGGCTATTTAGGTTGTGTTGTAACATTAGGAAATAAAAACAACAAAAAAATGATAATTGTTCATAGAGCGGTTGCAGAATGTTTTATACCAAATCCAAATAATTATCCACAAATTAATCATATAAGCGGTAATAAAGGAGATAACTCTTATTTGAACCTTGAATGGTGTACGGCAAAGCAAAATATTAAACACGCAATGAACAATAGTTTATTACAATTATATGGAGAAAATAATCCAAACAGCAAATTATCTAATTATGATAGGATTTGGATTAAGGAACATTATATAAAGAATGATAAAATATTTGGAGCAAGAGCTCTTGCAAGAAAATTTAATGTTACTCATCAATGTATTTTAAGAATAGTATCAAAATAAGAAGAGGTGTATTTATGAAAACAATATTCGTTGATTTAGATAATACTTTGGCTGCAAATGAAACTTGCCAAAATGTTGAATTTACAAAAGGTTTATATTTAAATAAAAAACCTATTCAAATTGTCATAGATGCTATTTGTAATTTGTATAAAAATGATAATATAATAATTATGAGTAGATACGTTGGTGGTGAAGATGGCAAACAAGAAAAAATAGAATGGATTAAAAAATATTTACCTGATAAAATAAAACAAAATTCTCCATTTTTAATAAAAGCAGAGGAATCTAAAACAAAATGTGATTACATTATAGGATATGCCTTTTTAAATAGATTAAGTCCTTCAGATTGTATTATAATTGATGATAATAAAAAGACTTTACAAGAGTGTGATAATCATAATATAATTTCTTTATATCCACAACAAATTATTTGTAAATATGAAGAAATATTAAGAGGTGAGAATAATGATAAAGTTAAATAGATATTTAAGAGAATTAGGTATAGATGAAAAAAATTTTTATTTTAGCAAAGGGGCAAATAATGACCCTAGATATATTCCTGATGAAGATACTGGAATACCATCATCACATACTTGGGCTATGGATGGAGCATTAGCTATGATAATATATACTTATTTAAGAACATATAAAGACACAAAAAGATGTGCATATCCAGCAAGATTAACCTCAGAAAAATGGGAATCTATATTGGATGAAATGATAAGAGGATTTGCCTCAATGATAAAAGAAGAAGAATCTCACAATGCAAGAAAAAGACAAAGAAAAGCTTTAATGCTATTTAAAAACTATTTTTATGATTTAGACTGGTAGAACTAGGTAGGGCAGAAAGACCCCAACTGTCACGGCAGAGATGCTTAAGTGTAGGTTGTTTAAAGTAACTTCCGATGAGATGCTAGGATGGGGCATTAGCACCTAGTCTTTAAAATAATATTAAGGAGGAGAAAAAATGTTTACAATAAAAGTAATTGATAGAGAAACTGAAGAAAAAGTTATTTATATGAGAAATTTTAGAAAAAATGAAGAAAAGGCTGTAAAATATTTTGGTTTGTTAAAACAAGATGCTATGATGCACAAAAACGATTACTATGATAGTGATGATGAATATAAATATTCTGATTTAAAATTTACTTTAAATAAAGATGATGAATTAATTTCTTATTTCACAGTAGGTAATAAATAAGATGAATAGAGAAATAGTTGTATTAAGAGATGCTCTTCAAAACATTATAGATATAGGATATGATTATGACGGTTATGAAAATTCCCTTAGTGGATGTAAATCATTAATAGATGAATTAGTATATATAGCAAATAATGCACTAAATAAGAAACAAAGCCCAACTTATTTAAAAAATGGAGATATAGTGAATGTATTTGATGAAGTTGTTGGAAATTATAATCCAGATGATTTAAGTTGTGAATTAAATTATTTTGATAAAAATAGAAAAGACTATTGACAACTAAACTGAAATATGCTATAATTAAGGTGCAATTAAGAGATGAGCAGTATTAGTCTCTTCAATTGCATCTTTTAAAATTTCTTTTTTTAAACAAAAAGAAAATCTATCTGAAGAGCACCGCTCTTCTCTTTTTTTATCAGATTCTCACCAGAAAATACTATTTTATGATATTTTATGGCGAAAATATAGCATTTTTGTAAAAAAAAGTTGACAAATTTTAAATTTTGTAGTATTATGGTAATCAAGTCGCTTCTATAAATTAGTTGCAACGTAGGAGTGACAACATAATTATTTGTTTTCTGACTATAAGTATTGTCGTGGCTTATAGTCAATTTTTTTTTGTATTAAAAAAAAGAGTTAAGACTCTTTTATAAATATTTCAGGAATTGGTTTTCCATATTTTCTTCTTACTTCAAACTTTCTTGTAGAAGTTATTCTGGTCTTTTCTCCACCTTTAATTAAGTTTTGTTCTACCACAATATTTCTATATTTATTATTATATTTTGACATTTTTTCTTGATATTCATAATTGGATAATCTTGTATTTCTATATAATTTATATTTTTCTCTATATTCTATTTGAGACATTTGATGCTTAAATCTAATATGATTTCCTAACTTTCTATGAGCTTGACCACAAATATGACATATAGGGTCTCCATTAGGAGCATATTTTATTTCACCTGGTTTTGGTAAGTCATATGCTCCCTCTGGGTGTCTCCTTAAGTATGCGTAACAACTATTACAATGCTTCCCAGTAGTAGTGTTTTCATTGCCACACATATCACAGATTTTATTTTTCATAAGTTTCTTCAACTGTCCTATCTTTATGATAAATATTAATTCTTATCCAATCATTATTTTGATAAGTTGATGTCTTTAAAAATCCTGGTGTTATTTCTAATATAACAGTTTCTCCGTTTTCATTAGTCGTAGTAAATATACCTGGTTCAGCCTTATCATCATAAAAATCTTCTAATAACTTTCTAAAATCTTTCATCTTATTTCTCCTCTTTATTATCTTTTATTTGATTTATTCTTGCTTCTATTACTTTCCAATTGCACTCATCACAACATCTTGCCTCTTCATCATTAACCAATGGAGAAGGATTATTTCCATATCCTTCAAATTCACATCCACAAATACAACAAATGTGTTTTTCTTTCATCATATCACCTCTCTTAATGTTATTGTAACATATCCACCATATAATGTCAAGCCTAAAAAAAAGAGGCTTACTCCTTTACTTTTGTAAAGTTTCAGCCTCTTTTAGTGCTTTTACTAATTCTTCTTTATGAAGATTGTAGTAACCTTTAATCTTTTTCTTTTGTGCTATTTTTTTTAATTCTATAACACTCATATCATTATAATTATTGTTTTCTTGTGTTGTCGCTTTATTTACTTTTTTTGTTTTATCATCTTTAGTTATACATTCTATTACAGCTTCATCTATCTTTTTCATAAATTTATCTGCGGCTTCATCTATTATTTTTGATGTTTTTCTAATTTGTATATCTCTTCTTATAATTTCAATTAGATGATATAAAACAACTACAGTCATAAGACTTAACAGCACAACTTCAATAATTAATACTATCTTTTCAGCACTCACTCTATCTCCTCCTCGTATTTAAATTATACATCACTGTCTTTTTCTTTGTCAATATCTTTTGAGGAAATATTTTCTTCAGGTTCTCCTTCAATATCTTTATCTTCAATTTCTTTAACCCAAGTTAATGTTCTTATTGCAATTTTAGCTTCATTATTAATTCTTTCATAAGAATCAACATCAGCTTTAATCGAATCAAACATTTGAGCACCATTTAAAGGTTCTTTTAAACTTTCTAATAATTCTATTGCAGATTTAAATTTTTCTTCTCTTTCATCTTTTTTATAAAAAGCTAATGCTGTAACTAGCATACTATCTGCTAAAGTATCATAATTGTTATAAAAATTTTTCCAATGTTCTATTTCTTGATTTAATAAATCTTCTTTAATATTCATATTATCTCTCCTTATTTTCCTGTACTTCCTAAACCACCATTTCTTTCTTCTTCTGGATTATCTCCACAAGTAAGAAATTTAGTGAATATTCCTTGTGCAATTTTATCTCCAATTGTTATTGTATAATCTTCATCTGTTGGATTATAAAATTTAATCCACATATGTCCTTCATTGTCTGGATTATTATAATAATCACTGTCAATTACTCCAGTTGTGTTAGAAAGTCTTATATTTGTTTTAAATCCCATTGAACTTCTAGGATATATCATTAATACCTCGTCTGGTTGCATAAATACTTTTACTCCAGTTGGTATTTTTGCGGTTCCGTGTGCTGGAATAATTTCATTAATTGGACTAAAAAAGTCATATCCCGCACTTGTTTTAGAACCTCTTTTAGGTAATTGATGTTTTTTATAATCTACTTGGTGCATTTCTAAGATATTATTAAAATCATCATCCCATTGTTTTTGACTAATTTGTTCAAAACCCCTTAATCTTTCTTCTGGTATATAAATATCTTGAGTCATTTATTTCACCTCTCTAATATATTTTCCATATTCCAATGCTATTTCGTGTTCTATTCTACAACCTCTTGCATTTTCCCAACCTGGCATAAAAACAACTGCATCAGCTTCAGACATTTTCTTTATAGATTCTCCCAAATAATAAACTGGGCTTAAACCTTCACTTATATCTAAAACTGTATCTATAACTTGATGACCTTCAGATTCTAACATTTGAATAAGATTTTCTCTTTCTTCTTTAATTTGTTTAGTTGATTTTCCCATCATAGGTTGACTTATCATTACTTTCATATTTATCTCTCCTTTCTTCCAATTTTTTTTACTAAACCCTTTGCCTTTGCTTCTTCATAAGGCATTGGAGTAAAACTATAATTATTTCCTTCTCCATCCCACATATAATATCTATTTTCAAAAGGTTTATATTCTATTCCTTTTAATTGGGGATTTTCTACTGGAGAGATAACTTTAAGTAAGTCATCTCCTCCAATATAATAATTTCTTTCTTCTATAAATTTCTTAATTTCCCAAGGGTACATATAATCATCCTCTTTCAATAATTATTTATACTCCTTTTTTACAAATCTATTCTATTATGAATATACTCTCTTTTTATCAATATTTTTCCTTTTTTATCTTTATCATATTGGTGTTCTTTTTCAAAATATAATAAAGCATCTCTAATTTTTTTTAAATTTTCTAAATCTAAATGACCATTATAATTTTGTTCAATCATTTGATAAGTTATTCTTAAGAATATTTCTTCATCTATTCTCTGAATAAGATGCAGATAATCGTGAGAAGTTAATTGTTTTAATATTGCTCCATTCCACTTTAAATATCCGTCTCCTATTCCCATTGCTTCAGAATCTTTCTTAGGAACTATCAAATGATGAAAACTCAATTCATCAGGATTATTAAATGTATATCCCATAAAATCAAATCCTAATTTTTTAAGTTTATAATCTCTAATCATCTCTGATTTAACAGTCTTCATATGCAAGTCTCCTTATTGTAAATATAATATAGTCTCCTTGCTTTCTAAACTTTTTTGAACATCTATAACTCGTTGATTAGATGAACCTTTCCATTTTAATGTTATATCTCTTAAATCAATTTTGAATTGCCCATCTATTAAAACATCTACTTGTTCAATTAAATTATTACATCTTACGCTCTCAGACTCAAAATTACCGCCCGTATAGAGCCAAATGCTCTTTTCTGGATAAATTGCTTTAACTCTCCTTAAAAGTGCTGTGAGAGGCTTAATATTGCGTTCTATGAGAGGCTCTCCACCTAATATAGTTAATCTTTTAATATATTTTGGTTTTAATAACTCTATTATGTAATCTTCTGTTTCTTGAGTCCAAGTTTTTCCTTTGTCAAAATCCCAAGTATCAGGATTAAAACATCCAGGACAATGATAGGGGCATCCTTGAGTATATAAAGATACCCCAAATCCTTTCCCATTAACAGCCTCACATTCATCTATTAAATTATATTTCATTATTTCGCTTCCAATTTTTCATTTTATTACTATGTTTATATCTATCTTCGGTTTCTTTTTGCTTTCCCCAATTAAAAGCAGTTTTATAATCTCCGGTTAGATAGCCCGTAACTCTTCTTAATTGTTGTATATGTTCACTATGACACATTGGACATTCATCATTAAATTCATCTGTATATCCACAGTCTAAACAAGTATCATTTGGAACATTTAAAGCAAAGTAAGGTATATCTTTATCCATAGCATAATTAACTAATTCTTCAAGTGCTTCTAAATTATTTTGAACTCCACTATCTAATTCGACATAAGTGATACATCCAGCATTACTATATCCTGTTAATTGACTTTCAATATCTATTTTCTCAAAAGGTGATACTTTCTTCCAAACAGGAACGTGAATTGAATTAGTAAAATATTCTCTATCAGAAACATTTTCTATTTCTCCATATTGGGCTTTGAATTTTTTCATTGCAGTATAGCATAAATTTTCAGCAGGAGTATAATAAACACCTATATTTAATTTATATTCTTTTTTAAATTCTGCACATCTAGTTTTAAATAATTGTTCTATTCTTTTAGCCAACTCCATACCCTCATCAGTTGTATGGTCTTTGCCTATTAAAATTTGTAATGTCTCAGCTAAACCAATTTGTCCTAAAGCTAATGTGCCGTGCTTCATTGCACTTTCAACTGTTTTACCATCATAACCTAACATTAAACCATTTTCATACATAAATTTAGCAGACTCTGGACTTTGAGAGCAAATATAATTATATCTTTCTATAAGCATATCTTTAGCTTCTCCTATTTTTTTATCCAATAATTCCATAAATTTATCTACATCTTTATCTGCTTCCATTGCTAATGTTGGCATTATAATTGTAACAGGACAAATATTTCCTCTTCCGTCTTTTGTTTGAGCATTTGTTCCTTCATCAGCATTAATGTCTAAACCATTGTATGTTCTACACATTTTATCTTATGTCGCCATAAGCACTGACTATATCTTCTATCTTTCGATAGCCTTCCGCTTCGAGCTGGTGCTTATCTCCAACCCTACTCCCTTACATTCATCAGGGATAGTCGATACACTTTATTCATCGCAATATTCAAATATATATTTATTTTTATAAGGTCTCTTAATTGTGCCATTTAGTCTTTCAGTAATAGAAGTTTTACCTCCTTTGATTCCTAAATCTCTGGCACATCCTATAATGCTATCAAAATATTCTATTGAATTATCTATAATATTAATTCTTTTAATTTTTCTCGCCATAGGATTAAGTCCTTCTAATTTTGTTTTACTAATTTTCTTTTTTATTTGTTCCATTTCTTGATTATTTTTATGTTTATATGTATTCCCTCCACATTTATTTAATGCTTCTGTTTCATTATAACCATATTTTTCATTTGTTGCTTTATAATATTTAATCCAATAAATTTCTTTTAAATTTAGTTCTTCTTGATTATCTGCTTTATCAATTATTTTAATATAGAAATTATCTTTTCCATATTTTCTAATTGCTCTAGCAAAATAAGTATCTAATTTATTATTTATTGCATCATTTATATGTCTTCGAAATCTTTGATTTACCGGTCTAATACTTTGACCAATATAAACTTTATTATTTTGAATATTTGTTATTTTATAAATCCACATATAGAAACTCCTTTCTATATTGTGATGAATCTTAGCACGGTCTCAACTCATAGAGTCCTAACCGTTAGCAGCTTTCGCCACACCCGTTAAGCACGGTTCAAAAGGTTTTAGATGAGCTGTAGTTTACACTTACCCATCGTTGATACATATGTTTTAGGGTCATTTTTATCATATCCTGCATTAACTGACCAGTCTACATTTACATAATTAGGATATAATCTTTTTGAAGTTGATTTTAATGCTAATTTAAACAAATCATAATTAGGGTCACCAGGTTTTCTATTAACCCCATTCATACATTGAAATATACCACAAGGGAATATAGGAGTTTTTCTTACTTTTCCTACACCTTCAATAGAACCCTCTAATAATGCTTTAATAACCATTCTACCCTCTGGTAAAGTACAAGTACCATAATTTATACTTGTAAATGGTAATTGATTGCCAGAACGACTTTGAAGAGTATTTAAATTATGATACATACCTTGAACGGCTTGCATTAATTCTTTTTCTGTTTTAGCCATTGCATATTTGTAAACCTTTGGGAATTGTTTATAAAATTCATCTTCTATAGATAGTTCATCTGATTCTTGTCTTAAATCACTTTCTTCAATAAATTCCATTCCTTCATTAAAATGTTTTCTGAATGATATTCTAACATAAGGAACCATAGTCCAGTCTAAATGACTAGCACTTACTCCTCCAAATTGTTGAAGTGATTGTAATTGGAATAATACTGCAACTAATTGAAATGCTGTATTAATAGAACGAGCAGGGCGAACATCTGTTTGTCTGGTATTAAAACCTTCTTTTAATAATTTATCAAAAGGAATTGTCAAACAATTGTGCATACCTACTGCATAACTATCTAAATCGTGTATATATATTTCATTATTTAAATGATTTTCTCTTGACATATCAGATAAAATATAATCAAGAGCAAATTTTTTCATAAGGGAATTTTTTGCTTCTCCCATTCTTCCACCAAAAGAATATTCATCTACATTTGCATTTTGATTTTGAACATTAGAAGCTTCTAATTTTTCCGAAATATCTTTCATAAATTGAGAATTTCTTTCTCTAACTTTTGTTCTTTCATATCTATAAGTAATAAAATTTTTTGCTATATCTTTTCTATTACTAGCCATTAATTTTTCTTCAACGATGTCTTGAATCTGTTCAACAGACATATCTTCTTCAAAAGCACTTATATAATTGGCTATTTCTAAAGCCTTCTGATGAGCCTTTTCAGATATTTCTTTTTCTACATCCTCGAAAGAAAGTTCTACAGCCCTAACTATCTTTTCTTTATTAAATAATTCTTTTCTTCCGTCTCTTTTAATAACTTTTTCCATTTTATATTCCCCTTTCTTTAAATTTTAAACATATTCTACATTACATTTTAAAAATTTAAGAACGTGAAATAACATATCATAACCAAATGCCGAAAATGTATATAAGGATTCGCACTCTTCATTTTGAACATCTACAACAAATACATCATCATTATCAACTAAAATCTGATATTTGTCTGGGTTATTAATACATTTTTCTAACCATTCTTCATCTTCTTTCTTCCACATCATCTAATATCTCCTCGCTTTCTATTACCAAAACATTAACCTTTTTTGAATAAGCGGTTGTTGCATCTATTGCAATTACCTTTCCATCTTTTCTTTTTAAAATAGAGAAATCTTCTACATCATCTTTTTTTAAACCATATTTATTTCTTAAATGGTCTGTTCCAAAATGACCTATTACAACACTTTTGTCTGTGTTTTTTATATTACTTCCAAAGAAAGTTCCGTCATCCCAAGTTAAAGCATCCCAGTCATTATATCCATATCTAAAACAATGAGGATTATGCCAGTCTTCAACTTTAGTATCTATTGCCCCGTGAGTAAAAATATAATTTTCTGTTTCATAATAATAAGGTTGGCTTTTTAACCAAGGCAATAATTCCGGAAATTCTTCGTTTATTTGTTTCTTTGCAATATCTAACCATCTAACAAAATCTCCGACTGTTGGCTGTTCTATATTTTGTTCTATTAAACACCAACTCTCAAAAGGTCTTGTTTCGTGTAGAAATTCTGCAAAAGTTTCGCTTTCTCCATTTCTGAAATAGTTAAAGGGGTCTAATACAGTTCCTTCTAAATAATCAATAAGCATAAGGTCGTGATTCCCCATTATAGTAATTGCTTTTCCTTCGTCGGTTAATCTTTTTAAATAATCATACACTTGTAAAGATTGAGAACCTCTATCAAAATGGTCTCCCAATACTAACAATAAATTATTTTTATCATTTTCATCATAACCAGCTTCATTTAAAGCATCTATTAATTGGTCATAATGCCCGTGAATATCTGACACGGCAAATATCTTTTTCTTCATAATAATCTCCTCTTTTTATATTTTATATAACACTTACCACAAACCCCTTCATATTTAATATCTGATTCTCCATCTATTAAAACTTGATTTCCTTCAAAAACAGCAACACCATTTAATGTTCTTAAATTTTGAGTTGCCTTTTGCCCACACTTACAGATTGTTTTTAATTCTTTAATGTCATCTGCTATTTCAAGTAATCTCGTAGAGCCAGGGAATCCTTTCATTTGAAAATCGCATCTTAATCCATAACACAATACTGGAATGTCATACTCTTTTGTAATAAAATATAATTCATCAACTTGTTTAGGAGTTAAAAATTGAGCTTCATCAACAATAATAGCATTTGGTTTTTCTGGTTTCATATATTCCATTATTGTTTTATCACTATCTAAAAGAATGTCTACTTCTCTCTCTACTCCTAATCTACTGACAACCTTATTCAAACCTTTAGTATCGGTCTTTGGTTTAATTAATACAATTTTCATTTCTTTTTCTTCATAATTATGTGCCACTTGTAATAAAGCTGTCGTTTTACCACTATTCATAGCACCATAATGGAAATATAACTTACTCATCTTCTAATTGCTCCTCAACATAATCCAATAATTTTGATATTGCTATATTTTCTACATAGTTTTTTAAAAAGTCTGCTTGAAATTCCTCTTTTAAATTCCAATAATCACACCCATAAGCTTTGAACAATATATCTTTATGTTTATATAGTTTAATATTGTCGGCAAATTCTTTTTTGTCTAGTTTATACAGTTTTTCTCCATCTGACAGTAAACTCTTTAAATGAGTGATAAATAAACTTAAACCTCTTCTAATTCTGTCAAATTGTTCTTTATATTCAGGAAAATATGCAATAACATCATCATCTTGTTCATCCATAATTAATTTTAAAATCTTTTTATTACTAAATACGCCTTCTCCTCTAATAAAAAATAAATTTGTATATATTGCTGATTTTAATTTAATTCTATTAAAATTTTTATCACATAAAACAAATCCTTCAAAATTTTCATCGTCATCAGTTAATTGATTTACTGCATTTTGAATTTCTTCGATATTGTTGCACATATATGATTTTGGCACAGATATTTTATCTCCAAATAATTGTTCTGCTATTATAGATAGATAACTTCTATCAAATTCTTCTAGCGTAATATTATTTCTTATCGCCAATAAATATAACTTTGTTTCTTTATAAGGAACTACTAATTTTGTAAAAGGACTTACTAATTCAAACATATAAGTACAGTCTTTACTTAGCATATCAAAAAAAATATCATCCCACGCCAAATTAAATACATCCCTATAAGATTTATATTCTCCAGTATCTATTGGTGCATCTTCCGCATCTATATTACCCGATGTTGAAATATGCCATCCCGTATGATTATCGTACCAAACACCAATTAGACTTCCATCTATCTTTTCAGACGCTTCACAAGGAAATTCTAGTATTGCAGCTTCCTCTTGACCATAATTAAAAAATTTTGTAAATCTCATAGATGCTACTTTATATTGTGGAATAGAAGGATTGCTTGTTAATTCAAAAAAATCTTTTTTTAATATTAATCCTCTGCATTCTTGCACAATAGGATTAGACATATCGCTTTTAGGTTCAATTGAACTATACTTTAATAATACAAAATCACCCTTTTTTTTTATAATTATATTATAAGGAGAAGAAGATAAAATCTCCTCCCAATTACGATTTTGATTTATTAGTTTTAGAACTTCTAGTTCCTTTCTTTGTTCCCTTTCCACTTTTTTCTTTCTCCTTCTTTTCTTTATTTTCACGTTTTTTTATAGCTTCTTTAAGTCTTTTGATAAATTCTTCTTTCTTTTTATCTTTTACTTCTTTAGACTCATTCTCAACTCCTAAATAATCAATTTTCATTATTTGTTTCCTCCTCTATTGTCGTTTCATTATAGGCACTACACCACCACTCTTTATCATTGGTTCTCTGCCAATCACCATTAACATAGGCTTGCTTATATCTTTCTTCAAATCTTGAAGCACGAATTATCATTCCTACCTTTAAAGGTTGTTTTTTAAATAAAGCTTTATTTACTTTACATAAAACAGTTTTGCCGTTTCTTAAACAATATAAAGTTACTTTTGGAGTATATTTAGTATCTATATCTAATACATAACAAACTCTTTTATCAACATCATAAGTCATATTAATATAACCCAATGCGTCGTTTTCAAACTCTACTTGTTCTTTTATTCCAAATGATTCGTTTGGGGTATTATGCTCTATTAATTTAAGTATATCACATATATCTTCAAATTTATATTGTTTTTCTGTTTGAGTTACTCCATCTTGTTCAAAAATATAGGAAGGAAGATTTAACTCTTGAGCTTTGTCTTTAGATAGAACTTTTCTTCCATATAAAACTTTAAAATAATTATATATAGTTAAAAGTTTTTTATTATTCCCAAATTCTTGAAAATATTGAGACTTAATTAATATATCTATTTGTCGTGAATTAACATAAGACCTATTGTTTTCATCTTTAGCGTCTGTTATTTCCGCTAATAAATCTACAAAAGTTTCATATTTATTTTCTCTCAAACTATATAAATATAAAGAACAATCTTTGTTTAAGAATTTTATAGCTTCAGTGCCTTTATATATCTTGTTGTTTTCCTTATCCATAAAATATTTATCAATAGAATATCTAAAACTTGGTTTTTCTAAGGATATGCCATAACTTTTTAATTCCTTAGTTAATTTACCTGTTCTAGTAGCATCATTACTATAATAATTTAATGCAACGGTATAATATTCTAATGGATAATGAGATTTTAAATAAGCCCCATAAAGACTATCATAAGCATAAGATAATGAATGTGATGCGTTAAAAGAATATTTTGCTGCATCTTCAACAACTTGCCAAGTTTCTTCAAAACCTTTCTCTTCTCCAACTTGTTTGTGCCATCCTTCTAAAAGTTGTTCTTTTAAAGCTTTTAATTCTGGTTCTTTAAATTTCTTTTTAGCAATTTTTTTAATAACATCATAAGATTGAGGTTCCGAAATTCCTAACCAAATTAAATATTTCATTATTGATTCTTGATATATTAATCTATGTTCACTGTCTTCTAATATATTATCAAGTGCTTTAACTCCAGTTGTATAAGGCTTTCTTTCTATAAAATCATCAAGTAAACTTGCACAACCAGGTCTAATAATGGCAACAAAAGAAGACATTTCCGCCAAAGATTTTGGCTTATATCTCATAACTAAACCAGTTGCATAATCAGAATCTGCTTGATTTATAGAGCAAGTTAATCCTTTTCTGTAAACATCAAATGTTTTATCATCTAAAAGATTGTCTAATTCATTAATAGTAGGAATAGGTATTTCAGCTAATTTACAAACGTCTCTAATAATAGCCCAAACAGTAACTGTTAAATAGTCATTTTTAAGATATTTATATTTGTCGCAATTATATCCATCTAATAAACAACATATTTTACCATTCGGAGTTTTTATCATTCCTATTTCACTACGAACATCTTTATCATAAAGAACCATAGAGCAAGGAGATTCTGCTACTCCCTCAACAACTCCTATGAATCTTCTACTTTCTTCTATTATATCTTTCCATTTTGGGTCTTCCCTATATTTATCTAAATCTTTTGCTATTTCATTAACGGTATCATAATCAATATCTAAAGCTTTGCAATAAAGTCTAAAACCAGAAGATTCTTGTAATGGTTTCCAACTAATCATCCAGCCACAATTATTTTCTCCAAGTAAATCTTTACTTGCTTGAATAAAAGGCTCTGCATCAGCTGTATTTAAATCTATATCTGGTAATGAACGAGCCCCTAAAATTCTCTCAATAGACATAAATCTAGTAGGGAATAACGTAATAGGAGATTCCAATCTATCTATATTAGTAAGATGCAATAGTCGTGTAACGTAGAAAGATGGAGCACTTCCTCTTCCAGTATTAGTTAATACACCATTATATTTCTCTTTAGCTATCTTAGCAATATTATAATCAATTAAAAAATAATTAGCCATATTTGTTTTCTCTATAATATCAACTTCATATCGAATTGCATCAAGATATTCTTTCCATTTTTCCTTCGGGATTCTTTCTCTGTCCTGAGTCCAAGATTCATTTATAATTCTTTTTAATTCTCCATTGGGATTTTCAGAAACAGAAGGCAATTTTATTTCATCATTTATATAATCACTACAATCAACTTCTTGAAAAACATTTGTACTTTGAAGTGCTTCATTGATTTGATTTTTATTTAAGATTCCTTGTATTTCATATCTTTTTACAATTTCATCATAATCTGGATAATCTAATATAAAATTAGCCTCTTGTTCATATACAATACCTTTAGCTTTTAAAAATAAATCTCTATATTTTGCGTCTTCTGGATAAATATAATGACTATCATTTGCGTGTATAATTCTTATATTATATTTTTGAGATAATCTTATGACCGTCTTATTAACTTCTTTTTGAATTTCTTCATTATGGTCTTGTACTTCTAAAAATAAATGACCTCCAAAATAATTTTTCATTTTAACTATTAGTTCTTCATCGTTCCATAAACCAGCAACACAAGCAGTCGTTATTATTACATTATTAGGATTTAAAGAAAATAATAATTCTTCATCTATACGTGGTCTATAATACATTCCGGTTGTAAAAGATTCTGATATTACTCTATTTAAATCTCTAATTCCGTCGTGATTTAAAGCTATTATTATTATATGTCTATTACTACGGTCTTTTTCAAATCTGTCTTTAACATAATATAATTCAGCACCAACAATCATTTTAAGATTATATTGATGTGCTAAAGTTGTTGCCTGAAATATATCTCCCTGCAAACCGTGACAAGTGGTGAAAAATGCGTCGTGTCCTAATTCTATAGCTCTTTTACAATAATCTTCCATACTGACAATAACATCCATAGAAATAGGATTTCCATACATATTATGACAGTGATAATTGTAATATTTCATTCCTTATCACCCTCTCCTATCTTATATATAGATAGTATCACAAAATATAAAAAAAGTCAAGTGTAATTGACTTTTTATCTTCTTTTTTTGTTTCTTTTTTCATTTTCAAAAAGAACTGTATTTGCTTTAAATTTTTCAAGCATTTCTTCTAAATCATTTTTAGGTGTTTCTTCTTGAGAAGTGTTTTGATTTTCTCTCTCTGCTTTTCTTCTATCTCTACATTCTTTACATCTAACTGGTTCTGCAAAACCTTTTTCTTCATAAAAATTTTGTTCACCAACAGTAAGTGTAAATTCTTTTCCACAATCTCTACAGATTATTTTCTTTTCTTGTTTCTCACTCATAAATTATTTTTCTTTTCCTTTCTTATTCTTTTCTTCTTCACTTTGAGCAGCCTTTTCTTGTTCTTCTTGTAATTTCTTATTAAATTCTGCTATTTGTCCTTCAGATATAGCAACTATCTTTTCAGATAATCCTTTAATATCCTTTTGATAATAATCTAATCCAACAAGAATTTTATTTACTTCCTCCACAGATAATGTTAAAACTAAATTTGGTTCCATATTTTTTCTCCTTTTCTTCCTTATTTTATTTGTAGATTTTTATTTTCTACTAATTCAATTCCAGGGATTTCTTCACCTTGTTTTAAAGCGTCCCCTAATTCTTTTTTTGCAATTTCTGGCTCTTTATATTTGAAATATTTTTGTTTATTTTCATCACTAGAATTTATCCATTCTTTTAATTTATCTTCATCAAATATATTCGTAGCCTTACTTTTTCTATATGATAATTTTTTATCTCCAATTTCTAATGGTTTATCATCTTTACCATTTGCTTTCATTAAAGCATCTATATATTCTTTAATTCTATCAGCTTTCTTTTCAAATGATTTAGCTCTATCAGCAATATCTTTACTTCTAATTTTAAGAGCATCTCCTTTTGATACATACATTTGATAAATACCAGCCAATGATTCTAATTTATTATCTAGTGCTTCTTGTAATGCCTCTAAATCATCAGTTGTAAAAAATACCTCTCCAGTTTCTTCATCAAAAGTAAAACCATTTTCTACTATTTCTGCTATTTGTTGAGATATTCCCCAACCACTTAATTCATTAATATCCATTATACAAGCACCTTCTTTTCTTTTGGTTTCCTATATGTTCCTTTTTCTGCACTATTCCAAAATACATTTGGATAATGTTTTCTATTAAACATATATAATTTACTTTCTAGTTGTCTAACCTTCCAATCTATGCCATCATTTTTAGCTTTTTCAAGGTCATCCATAATTTGTTTTCTTTTTAATAATCTTTTTTGAACAATATTATTTTCAAACATATATTTCTTTTCTCCTTGCTTCCAATATTTTTTTAGCTTCATCATCTAAATTTTCACATTCATATAGTACAAAATCATCATTAGCTTCATTCATCCAAATTAGCCATTTTTTATTATATATTTTTAATTTAGTTTCATATTCTAAAATAAATTTATATATAGCCAACTGTAAACAATAATGATAATAATTACAATCAGGAATATGATTTAGAGGATAAAGCATTTTTTTATCTTTATAAGATTCAAATTCTATTTTTTTATTGGTTTTATAATCTATAATAATTATTGCATCTAACTTTTTTGAATAAGCTAAGAAATCTATTGCTCCGGCTACATCATAATCTCTGCTTCCAACAATTTGTTCTAACCCAATTGGGATAAGTCTATCTTTGAATTTTTTATAAAAACTCTCACATATTTTTTTTAATTTATCCCATACAGGTGCAATAACATCATAACCAAATTCATCAATTACAGCTTCTTTGTTATAGTCATATAATTCTCCATCACGCCATAAAAATTCATTATATGCGTGAGTATGAGTTCCTTTACAACAAGCAAAATCTCTATCAAAATGCCACATAGCAATTAAATCTTCTTTTGGAATACCATCTTTCTTTGATTTAAATGTAGCAACTCTATCTTCATCAAATTCTTGTTCATATTGACCAACAAGAGTTGTAACAGAAATGCCTACTTTAGTTTCAGAACCATCATCTTCTATATAAGTATATATATGGGGTTCTTCATAGAATTTATACCTATTAAATTTTTCTAACTCTTTTTTTATATTTTTAATCTTCGTCTCTATCATTTAAAGGATTATCCTCCTCCCCAGGAATTTCGTGTGGATTAGGGTCATCTGTTCTTAAAGGTGAAATATTATCATCCCATTTATATCTATGCCAAATTTCTGCTGGAGTTCTATAAAATCTATAAGACGGATAATCAAAGAAAACATCTACTTTTGGAACTAATCCAGTAATACGATTCTTTAATACTTCAATTACACTTTCATATTTTATAGGTTCTTTGCCTCTTCTATAGTTACCTCTTTCGTTCATTTCACCTGCTCTTTCAGAATCAGTATATCTATGAACGCTAAACACCATATGTGCCAAATTAACTATATTAGAGCTTCCAGAAATATCATCCTTTGTAACTCTTATTTCTCCAGTTTTTCTAGGATGAGCAACCAAAAATACTAATACATTAAATTTTTTAGCGAAATTAATAAGGTCTTTTATAAAATCTTTTTCAGCTTGTAATCTACTTTGTTCATCACATTCTAAATCTACCATCATTAAGTTATCAATAAGAAAAACTTTCGTTCCAAATTTACGAGCCATTTCTTCCATTTTATGAAGTAGTGTTGTCGCCGTAGCATCAGAACTATCGTCGTATGTCATTACTCTACCAGAATACCAATCTTCCATTTTTTTTCTGGCTTCTCCATTGAAATGTCTAACGTGACCGCCATCACTCATCTCAATATTTTCTCTTCCTATCATATTTGTTTCTACCCAATTTTTTAATACAGGTGCTGGTAATTCACCGCTATATACAAACACATCATAACCTTGGTCTAAAGCTTGACATATGGCAACCTGATTAACAAATACAGATTTACCTTCTCCAGACTTACCAGTAATTATATTTAATGTTCCGAAAACAAGTTTATATATTTTGTCGTCTAATTCTTTTATTCCGGTATATAATCCCTCTGCATTTTGTATATCAAATTCTTCAGCACTAGCTAAATCGAAAACTCCTTCAATGGGTAGCTCTATTGGACTGTTAGCATATTCTAAAACCTTTTCTCTTCCAAAAAAGTATAAAACCTCATTTGCATCTTTAGGAGATTTTCCATCTCTGTCTGTTCCAAAAGCATTTATCAAATCATTTGGATTTGGCTCAATATAATAAGTTCTCCAAGTTCCTAATCTATTACAAATTTCATTGCGTGCTTTAATTCCGGGTTCGTCGTTATCTCCCCATATAATAATTTTAGGAAATTGTTCTAACCAATCCCAACATTGTTCAATCCACTTTTGATTCATACAACCATTAGGAACAGAAACAGCATTTGTTATTCCTACCTCTATCAAAGACATACAATCAGGTTCTCCCTCAGTTATATATAAAGGCTTAGAAGGGTCACATCTGTTCATATTAAATAATATAGGAGAAAAATCAGTATCTTTTTGAAACCAACATTTATTCTCTCCTGCCTTTGGTTTATGAGATGGTCTGTATTTAACAGAAGTTAGCACATCATTTTCGTCGTAAAAATGATATACAGTATTTCCATTTTCATCCTGTTGAACATCTAAATAATCAAGTGTCTTTTGGCTAATCTTTCTTTTCTCCCAATAGGTATTTACAATATTTCTATCTTCGCTATCTACGTGTTTTGGGTATCTATATGAAGGTTTAGAATGGACTCCTTGCATACTAAAGTTATATTCTATTCCAGTATTCTCAAATAATTTTTTAACTGCATCAATATAACTTAATCCTTGGTCGAGATATAAATCTATAATTCCATAATTACGATTACAACTAAAACAATGAAAAGAATTATTTTTCTCATTCCAGATAAAGGATGGGTTGGAGTCGGAGTGCCAAGGACAAGAACCTTTTTTTGTTCTTTCATCCCATTTAGCAACTCCTAAATACTCCACTATCTCTTCCATTGCCTGTCCATCATATATTCTTTTAGCTTCATCAATTTTTTCTTGAGGAACTAGCACTGAAATCCACCTCCTTTATAAAATAACTTTCGTTGGCGAATTTCAATGCCAAATTCGCTATCGCTTCATTAAGCATATCAATCACCATCCTTTTACACATTCTCTCTTATTAGTTGTGTCCTAGAATGGTAATTCTGAATCATCCTCAGCATCATCTATAGTTGATACAGGTGCACTTTGTGGTGCAGGAACATCTGCTCCTACTCTTGGTTCTCTATCAATATTTTTTGGTGTTTGAGCTGGAGTTGTATCATCTTCTGAACTTCCTGGTAATTCAAATTCATAAACTGTATGTTTATATCCTTTTGGATATGCTTTATTACCATCTTTATCAACATAAGGTTCATTTGAAATATCAATATCGCAATAAATTCTGTCTCTTTCTTTTATTTCATATTTCTTAAGTTGATTTACTGCCTTTCCAACAAAATTAACATAAGAATCACTAAAATCTGTAATATAACCATTATTTGCTATACCAGCATTTTCTAGTGATTTATCGTAATCATTATCTCTAACTTTACGACTTCTTGATAAAGAAACTTTAGCTCTATTATCATTTTCAAACTCTACTGACCAAACAGTATAATATCTTTTTGCCATAATTATTTATCTCCTTCTTTACTTACTTCAATAGCCTTAAGCTCATCTAACAATTGAGTCAAAGCTTTTCCATCTTCAGACTTATTTGGATTTAATGTTCCAATTAATCTTTCACAAGATTCTTTAACACTTGGATTTTTACTTCCTCCTAATTCTTTTGCTCTTGTGATAATATCTTCTCTTAATTTAGGTAAATCGTAAGTTTTTTCAACTGGTGTCTCACCTGAATTAGCCCAATCATATAATGCTTCTCCATCTTTTTCTGTTAAAACTTCAAATTTTCCTTCAAAGATATGAGTATTATCTTTTGAAACACTACTAATATGTGTTTCTTGGTCTATGTTGAATGTAACTGTATAATTATATTCAACACCGTCTCTTTGTTTATAACCAAGACCAACTTTCTTTGGTGCTTGTTTTCCGTTTTTTTCTTCAAGTACATATTCATCTTTACCACGTACTGTCGCAATAATATGTAAAGGTGATTGTAATACTTTTTCCATAAAACGGTCGTGCATTGGTGTAATTTTTGCCCAATTTGTATAAGAATTTCCTGGCATTTTATCGTGTGTTTCAACACAATAATTCCATTCGTGTGAGATACTATCAATTATCAATATTTGGTAACCACCTTTAATTGCCTCATCAATAGCATCAATATACTTTTGTGGAGTATAAGGCTCTTCTAATTGCATATCATCAAAATCAAATTCATTAGCATAATATCTTATACGTCCTGCTTCTGTGTCGATAGCTGCAATTCTTGACCCAGTTTTATTAGCCAATCCTGTCGCTAGTCTTAATGCCGAGTAAGACTTACCACTACCACTTGCTCCTCCCAATAATACTTTTGTCCAAACTTTTTCCTTTTTTGCTTTTTGAAATCCTGCCATAACTCTCTCGTTTCCTCCTTTCAGAATTTCCTAATCTTCTTCATCATAAAGTGCGACAACCTTTTTTAAAGCCTTTATGAATTTCTTGGCTTCTTTTATAGTGTTGTTTTTACCTACTGAAATCCTAATAGTCCTCATAGCCTCATCTTCCGTGTACCCACTTGCTAAATAAGCCTCTGACGGTCTTTCTGATTCCGAATTGCAGGCACTACCAGCACTAATATTGAAACCTAATTTATCAAAAATCTGTACCGCAGCCGTTGCAGTAAGATAATTGAACGTAATATTAATAACATTTGTATATGGCTCAGCCATACGCACATCTACAGGTATGCTCTTATATATAAATAACGGCGTGTCATCCACCGGGATAGCATCTCCTGTTTTTATTTTAGTATATATGTAATTTGTAACTTTTCTAATTTTATCTTGATTCTTATCAATATCTTTCATCGCTTTTTCTATTGCTTCTCCAAAACAAACTATCGCCGGAACATTTTGAGTTCCTCCTCTAATTCCTTTTTCTTGACTTCCAACAATTAATGGTCTTACTTTAGATTGTTTATCGTGTCTTATATAGAGTATTCCACAACCTAAAATTCCACCAAATTTATGCCCTGAAGCACTAGCATAAATTACATTTGGCATATCGTGTAAATTTATTTTCATTTTACCAATTCCTTGTGTCATATCAAGGAAGTATTCTTGTTTTGGATTAGCCTTTACTTCATTAATGAGCCATTCACCAGTTTCACTAACAACTAAAGGTATTGTCTTTACTTTACCATATTGATTAATTCCAACCATTCTTTCAAAAGAGTGATGCGACCTATCATCAACAGTCAAAATAAAATTTGCTTGAATCCAACTATTTGATTCCGATGCTCCACTTGTAAAGAATATTTCATCCGGATAACAACCTAAAGCTTTTGCAACCTTCTCACGTGCCGTCTCAATCAATTCTGCGGTCATTCTAGCGTCTTTATATGTTGCATTAGGGTTTGCATACCCGTGACGATAAAGTCGCCACATCGTCCTTAAAACGTGTTTATCGGGCTTCTCTGTTGCATTGACATCAAAGTTAATATTTTTACGACTCATTCTTCCTTCACCTCAATTCCTAAAACTTCATAACTTTCTTTAAACAACTCACAAACAAACTTCTTTTTGGCTGGAGTCATTAATTCAAGTTCTTTTTCTGTTTCGTGATAATAACTACCATAAGGACAACCTTCACATCCAGTCCTCTTTATATGATTATATATTTCTGGAACTTCTATATTATATTTAGATATGATTCCTTCTAAAATGTCATCTGTTAAATTATGTATTGGCGTGAATTTACCATTTTTAGAAAAGCAAGTTGTATACTGTCTTTTTCTTAAAGCAGATTCTTCACTTCTAATTCCCAATATAGGCTTTAAACCAGTTTCTTTTTCAAAGTCGTGTGCTGGTTTTTTCTTTAAATAATAGCAACACAAGTGAGTTATATTGTGAGCATTACCACTTTTTACATATTCTCTTGCCTTTTTAGAAATACCACTAAATCCTTTATCATAAGTCCCATCAATTTTCTGTTGTATTGTTTTGCTAGGTTTTTTACCTTTTCTAAGTGCATTCTGATAATAATATATATAGAAATCTTGTTCTTTACTAAAACAAGGAATTCCGTATTTTTCTTTTATCTCAAATGGTTTAAGAGTAGGCAGTAAAACCTTATCACTATTTTTAATAATTCTTTTTAGGATTTGAGGATTTTCCATATAAGTATTTATCCCTATAATTTTAATATCATTGCATTTTAGATAATTTTTAATGAACCAATAAAGCAAGTGACTATCTTTTCCTCCAGAGTAACTTAAATAATATTTTTCAGGATTTATTTGTGCAAATTTAACTTTTAAATCTACTAAATATAAGTCAATATCATCAAGTTTATTAAGTTTATCATTTACAATAATAATATCCTCCGATGTAATACTATCTTTATGAATAATTTCTTTAGGTGTTATACATTGCCCATAAGGGTACTCTCTGTCAGATTTAATTATCTGTATAATATATTGACTATCATCCATAATAGTCACCACACATTTCTTGGAATTTAATTAAGTCATCTAAATATTTTGTATCTTGAGTCTCATTAAATCTCCCCACCAAATAAAGATGAATTTCTTTTAATATTTTAGTTAAATCTTCAACTTGCTGTCTAAATCCATCTCTTTCAATAAGAGCATCTTTAATATCATCGTTTAGAAAATCATTATTCATTCCAACTCACCTCTTTTCTTTAAATATCCATTTATCAACCCAAAAGAAAATTAGACCACCAATTAAATTGGCTATTATGGTTTCTAAAATTTCATTTGTTTTGAATATATATAAAACAATAGCTAAAATTGGAGTAGACAATTGCCATCGTAATAAATACAATAAATATTTCTTCATTGTTGTTTCACCCCTTCTTGTATTGTCTCCTCACATTATCTCCCTTCTATTGTAATTGCATTATAGCACAAAAAGAAGATAATGTCAAGCGGTAAAAAAAAGGAAATAACAAAAATTTTAGTTAAGTTATTCCCCTTTCATTTTACTCTATTTCTTATAATTATTCTTTTGAATTAGTTATTAATGGTAAACAAATAACACATACTGATTGTCCATTGCTATTACCAGAGTTACCCTTGGTTGTAGTTCTTACAGTTGTATGTTCTACTCCCGCAGTTGGACAATAGTTAATTGACACAGAACTCATAAATCTTGATAATAAGTCATTACCATTAACATAGGCTTTAGTATAACCTAAATGAACAGAATTAGTTAAATCAGCATTCCAAATCCATTCATTTCCTCCAAATCCCCATCCTGCGTGAGACATATATGTAATTGCTATACAAGGATATTTATTTGTAAATGTCAAAGTAATTGAATCAGCATTATATTCTACTTGATATTTTTCAAGTGCCGATATTTTTTGTACTATATCATTTAAATTTAAATCCGTTCCATTAATTATTAAATCTTCATTTATTTTCATATTATAACACTATTATTTTAGTGTCAACTCTTTTTGTCAAAATAATTTATGCAGTTCTTTTCCACATATAGACTACTAGATATGGAGGCATATTATTATGTGCTTGATTACCTCCAGCATCTCCAATTTGGATATTACCAGAATATCCTTTATTTGTTCCTGTTTTTAAAGATGCTTTACTTAAAGTCCATCCACTTGCATTTTCATTATACAATGTGTGACTATGTTGAGGCATTTCATTATAAGTTAACGTATGAGTTGCCTCTCCACCAGTATCTCCAGCGGAATATGTATTTCCAGCACCAAGTAAGAACCTATCTTTTAATTGAGTCCAAGTTCCTCCAAATAAAATTCCTGGATTTGTAGCATTAACACTCATATAAATACTTCCAACAGGATATATAAAATCTAAGTTTATTTTCATAATTATTCGACAATTTAATATCTAAGTAATCTTATGCGGTTCTTCGCCATATATAAGCAGTGTAATAAGGTTGTAGATTGTTATGTGCTTGTCCACCACCTTTATTTTGTGACCCATTAGTGATAGACCAGTTTACGCTTCTATCACTATTTAAAGCAACACACCAACTACTTCCAGAAGCACCATTCATCGCACCTTGAATATTGTGATTGTGTGCTGGCATTTCATCCACAGTCAATGTATGTGTTTTTTCACCGCCGGTTTTACTAACAGTATTAAAGTCGGTGTCATTTTCGTCTACACCTACAATACATCTACCTTTAATGCGTTCCCAAGTACCACCAAACAAAACTGCTGGTGATACAGTAGACGTTGTTAAATATAAAGAACCTATAGGATATATTAAATCTACGTTTATTTGCATAAGATTACACCTCCACAAGAGATAGCAGATATTAAATGTCTGCCACCTCCATTCCTTGAAGAGTTGACGTTACAAAATAATAGCCAACCCTCCTTTCTTGTGAAGAGCAGACATTTCTGCCCCCCCCCGATGTGAAGGATTTTATTTAATAAAATATTTTTCATAAAGTTTTATTGCATTAAGCAATTCCGATTATGCTGTACGTCTCCAAACATAAATACCATAATAATATGGATAATAAGGTTGTCCACCACCAACAAATTGATTTTGATAATTGTCCGCAGTATTCCATACTTGACCTCCACCAACTACAAGGCTTCTATCTTGACCAGCACCTTGAGACATATTTAAAGTAACTCTATTACCGTGTCTGTGAGAAGGCATACTATTGATAGGTATTTTATGTTGGTCTGACGTACCATCATATTGACCAGGATTACTTGTCACTATTTTAAGATAAGCATCCCCAGTCAATTTTTCCCAGGTTCCACCAAATAAGGTTCCTGGGTTTATTTCATTTGTTGTTAAATATAGCGAACCTACAGGATAGGCTGCTAACAACATATTTGTATTTATAATCATAAGATTTGTATCTAAATCTTCAAAACATCATAAGAGAGTATATTTAAGCAGTTCTTTTCCAAACATAAACGCCATAGTAATAAGGATAGTAAGCCTGTCCACCGCCAGTCTTTGAAATGGCATTTGTAGTCCATCCGTGTGTTGTATTAACTCCCCAATCATTACCAGTATTGGTAATAGGTTTATTTTCTCCAGTTAATGCTCCGTACACACCGTGGTCGTGACTAGGCATACTTTCAATAGGTATCTTGTGGTCTACACTGGTTCCACCTAAAGAACCAGCATTTTGAGTTACTATCTTTAAATATGCGTCTGATGTAATTTGCTCCCAAGCTCCGCCAAAATACTTTGACGGATTGGTTGCGTTGACGCTTAAATATATACTACCGATAGGGTAGATTAAATCTGTGTTTATAATCATTTAATTCGCTTTTGCTCATTTACGAGCGGTCGCTCTATTATGTGATTAGTGAGGTAATTTTATTCCTTTAATAGAAATTATTTTAAAAGAACCTTTTCCCCAAGTTCCTGTATTTGCACATTTAGCTATAAATCTAGTTGTTGATGAAAAGCCAAATACGACATTTGACCATACTGATGTTGTTTGAAGGTGTCCGGTTTCATAAGGATAATTTCCATATTGTGTAGATAAAATTGTAGCAGTATCTATAATATAAAAATCAATATTCCCATATAAAGAATATGGACTCCATTGAACTAATAAAAAGTCATAATTTTTATAACTATCGGTCAAATCTATTGTAATGTTTTCGCCACTTCCTGTTGTAGAAGCAAGCTCTTTAATTTCTATTTTATTTGATATAAAATCAGCAACATCTCCTAAAGTATAATTTGTATCACTAATAATTAAGTCTTTGTTTATTTTCATAGAATCGGCATTATTTTTTTTGCCGTTCAGACAATGTTAGTCAGTAGATTTTGTATACTCTAAAATAATTATAAAAGGTTTACCGGCACTATAAAAGTTCCCAACTCCTAAATTGACTCTTCCATTTGCATCGCAGTATATGGAATTTACATATCCTGCTTCTCCGTGATAATTAGGAATATTCCACCATTGACCATAATTAGAATACATAACTCCTCTTATAGTCAAGATTTGTCTTATATTACTTATAGTGGTTACAGTTTGTCCTTGACCTGCAGCGGTAACTGTACCGGTAACGACTCTTCTATATATAGGTCTGTTATCTATCCAAACCTTATTTGTTTTTGTTTCATTTGTAGAATACACATCAGATAAATCAATATCAAAAGGTATATCTTCTAATGTATGATTTGTACCCTCTACGATTAAATCTTTATTAATCTTCATAAGTTCGCCAAAAGGCTTGCTCATCACGAAATGTTTTTATTCAGCATCACGCCATCTTCCAATGGCTATAAAACCTATAATAATAGATGTTGGTTTATTAGCTTGTTCACACCAGCAATTTACTCTTGCACTTGTCGTCCCTTTGCTTTCAAACCAGCACCAGTTTCCTGCATAATAAGCTGTGCTTCCAGCATAACTCCCAACAATTCTATATGCAGTATCTTTATATGGAGTTCCATCGTTTGCTAAATTAAAATCAGCATAAGCTCCATTCCCATTCCAGTTTAAAGTTACGTTTCTCCAACCCCAACAAATCATCATATTCCCAAATTTAAAATAATTTTGATTAGATGGGACTTCGGGTTCTACTCCAAAAGGAATATCCTCTAAAGAATAATTTGTATCACCTACAAAGAAGTCTTTATTAATTGTAAATTTAGCCATAATGTTAGGCTGTTAGCCTGTTGTGTGTGTTATTTCACATATTCTAAAACTACATAAAAACTCATATCCGCACGTTGAGCACCAGTAGCACGTTCTAAAGTTATAAATGTATTATTCACAAATACACCAACTTGATAATCAGGAAAATCAGGTCTTGTACTAGGTATATTAAATGTATTACCAGAATTAGTATTTATAAAAACACCTTCTATAGAAACAATAGTATCAAAAGTTATTCCGTGATTCCATTGTGCCTGAGATAAATTTCCAGTAATAACCTTTCTATATATAGTACGACCATCAATCCAAACCTTATTAGTCTTGGTTTCAGTTGTTGAATATATATCTTTATAGGCTGTATCGCCTAAAGTCATATTAGTTCCACTAATAATAAGGTCTTTATTAATTTGCATTAACACACACCTCCTTCATAATAAAAAGGAGTACAGACTGTTAAGCCTGCACCTCCCTTCTTGAAAGAGAAATCATTTCGTGTATAAGAGGCAAGTCTAAATAGTGGCTTGCCCCCTTTCTTTGAAGACGAATCCAAATGGATTTCGCCCCCCCCCGACTATGCGGTCAGGGTTTAACATTGTCTCGGTTCCGGCAAAATCACTAGACATTAAGCTAGCGTAATTGCCTTCACCTCCTTTATAAGAGCGACTGCTTGCTGAATAATTATTCGAGCGTAGCTGCCCCCCCCCTACGATATTTTCACTTGCGAAAGATGAAGAGATTAAGACAGAAGCGTTGCTTCCATCTGCAAATCTTCCATAAGAAGATTTTAGATACTCTTCACCTCTCTTTCTATTGAAGTCGGAATTGCTTGAAGAGTTACTATACTCTTGACGCAAATCCTCCTTCCTTTGTATATTTCCATTCTGTGAAGCGAAGCTTGTTCGCCCCCCCCTACAGGGGAGAAGAATGATTTAATTATTTCTAACATAAAATTATTCTCCTTTCATTCATTAATTTGCTTTAAATAAATATGATTCTTCCCAATTTGCAGAAGAACTATTATAACTAAATGATACTCCACCAGTTGCACTACTTACTACAAGACCAGTTTGTTCTTCTAATTCAGCAGCATTAGCGAAGTGATAATCGTTTGATGTTGTTGCATATGTTAAATGAATTTGGTATGTACCGCCATCATTTGCATAAAGTTCAGGAATTCCACAAGGACTTCCAGGTCTATCTGAATCTAAGAATTTTAAAAATTTAGTTGTGTCCATATCAAGTAATATTCCATTATTATTACTTCTAACAGATAATCCATTACCAGTCCAAGCTCCTGCACTTGTTACGGCAGTGGTACATTTCCACAATTTACCATCGTATACAACATAATCACCAACAGCATAAGTGCTGCTTGTTGAGAATGTATCTACATCAAGACCAAGTATATGTCTTAATGCTTTATCTAGGTTATAAGATGCTTTTGCACTTGAATATTTTGTATAAGTAGAAGCACTATCAATTTTCTCAACTTTATTATCAATAACTTCCATAGAGAATCTTATTTTATCTCTTAAGTTTTCTTGATAGAATATTGTTGCAGTTAATGGCAATGCAGAGTTAATAAACTCTTCAGTACCATAGTTTGATATTTCATATGAATAAGAAACGTCTTCTAAGTTATATTCAACTGTATTAACACCATAATAAATCCAATTTGCATCATATAAATATGGAACACCTAATGCTTGAACAGTTGCCAAGTTTTCAGCACTATATTCAATTCTAGTTGTTCTCTTATACCATTTAAGGTCTTCAAAATTTATTTCATCATAATATTGAGTACCATCATCTAAGTTTACTAAACCATAAGTTGTTATTACATCTCCATTTTTATCAGTGTATGGAATAGGTAATGTATAATTAAAATAAGATTCATATACATCATCCTTTACTGCTTCCCAAGTTAAATGACAACATAAATTTTCAATGTCACTTGTCGCAACAACTAAATATCCAGGATTATTTGGATAATAGTGTGATTTATATGAGTCATTAACTAGAACATCAGCCCATTCAGATGATGAAACTGTACTTAATAATGTAACAGTGCTTGATGTAGTTGGGATAGTTGCACTATAACCAACTCTAACAGTAGATGAAGGTGTTTCATTATAAATAGTATAAGTTTCTCCTCCTATACATTTAAAATAAATTACATAATATCCAGTTGCCGCACTTATTCCACCAGATGAATTTAATGTATAATTTCTAAATATTTGAGAACCATCTTTATTAAATTGGTTCATTCCAACACTATATAATCCAGTTGGATTTGCAGTTTGAATTACACCTACTTGTTCAGCAATAAATATTATTTGAATATTATCGTCAATTGCTGCAGTTCCTCCTGTAATTACAATTCCGTAATCAGCAAGTGTTATTGCAGTGTTATTTAACATCCAGTCATTAGATGTATAAGATATAGCAATTGTGTCTCCAACAGATTCAGAGCCAGTTGTTGAAATACCATAATTACTCATAGAAATTGAGGCATTATTGTAATACCAAGAATTACTTGTATAATAAACAGTAATTGTTGTTCCACTTGTTTCAGTTCCTTTTGTTGTAATACCATATTGACTCATTGTTACGTTTGTTCCATCTAATTGCCAATTTGAACCATTATATGTAAATGTATAAGTATCTGGTGTTTCATTTACTTTGTTAACAAATGTTGATTGTGTAAAAGTTTGTATAACACTAGATGTATCTACTGGTGAAACAACAGCAGTATAAGTAAATGTATATGTTCCAGTTGCTTGACTTACATAATTAGCAAAAGTGCTTTTATTTAATGAATATACTAAAGCAGATGAATAAGTAATTGTTGGAGTATATATAAAATTATATGTTCCACTTGTACTTATTTGACTTTTAAATGTACTTGTATCAACAGTTACAGAAGTTACACCAGTTGTAATTAAGTTATGTGTTAGACTTTCTTCTATAGTTGAAGATTCAGTTGTACCAATAAGTTTCTTTAATGTTGCATATCCATCAGTAATATCAAGTTCTCCACCAGTTGAACGATATTGCCAAGTATCTATATCATTTATACCGTCTGGTGAAACAAGGTTATTGGCAAGTCCAACTGTGACACCAGGATAATTTCCATCTGGGTCAATTTCTGGATATACTTGTTGAGTTTTTTCTTTATCATTATAAAACTTAACTGTAGCCATTAATTATCTCTCCTTTCTTTTATTTTATGAAATTTCATAATATAATCCTGTAACGACTTCTCTGTCGTCTACATATAAACTTCCACCTTCTTGAGAAGTAGAAGTTACATATTTTATTCCTGTATATGTACTAGACAAATAACTATTATATAAATTACCTTGCCCAGCAGCAGTTGTTTGAACTCCTGTTAAATAATATGTTTGTTGTGGACTAGCCAAAGACGTATTAACACTACCTGTAGCAGGAGCATATAAATCAGTTGCTGTTCCATCTATAGTTATAGTACCTATTTTTTCTCCAGAAGTTAAATTCCTACTTATAGAAACCTCAGATTTTTCATCTATCTGTGTTTGTAAAGGGTCTAAAGCCTTCCAATGAGCTGCAGTCCACGCTTCTGCTGTTGAAATAGCCACTATACATTCATATGTATTATAACTATATCTAACTCTATCTCCTACATTATAGGTAGAAGAAGATGAATATACTGCATAATTAGCAATCATATTTTGTGCAAAATTATTTAATGCTTTTGGAGTTAACGCCAAAGCCTCAGATGTATTTGTTGCGGTTGTTATTAATTTTGTAACACCATAATAAGTAGTTGAGGCAGTTCCTCTTTCAATTATTATATAATTTGTACCATCATATACAAAACCGACTACTTCTCCTGCACTCCAATAATATCTGGTTGTTTTTGTTGTACCTACTCTAGCAATATCTTTTGCTCCAGTACCATTAACATTTAATGTCGCAGTACCATTATACTCATTGGCGTTGGTAAATTTGACATAAATAACTGCACCAGTTGCTAAAACATAATTACTACAATCAACAACTTTTGCGGCAGTCCCTTTTGCTGTACTACAAGTTCCATAATAACCTGAAGTTGCATCTAATTTCTTTTTGTCTGCGGCTGATAAAAAACCAGCTGCAGACGTTGTGGCTGCATCGTGAGTATGATTACTCAATGAAAACGATGAACCTAATGTATAAGTTAAAGTGTCGCCTGATATGCTAACTGCGGTTACTGCATTCCCAGAACCGCTTGAAGTGGCGGTTTTAAGAAGCTTTCTTGTAGAACCATCAGCAACATTATCAAGACTATTTAATGTACTTAATAGTTGCATTTAGCCACCTCCTTAATTAGCCGATTACTACAACTCTATAAGTAGCTCCTGTTGCAGGTGCACTAGCGAATCCGATAGTTACAACTGAAGTACTAGTTCTTGTTACATCAACAATTACTTCTTCATAGCTTGTACCATCATATACTTGAACTGTTACATCTCTGCTTCCTAAATTATGAGTTATAGTAAAACTTGTTTTACTTGCATCTCCTGTTATAGTAGCAGCATATTTCTTTAAAATAGTTACAGCACTACCATATTCTGTGATATGTCCATTTGCATCTATTTTGATTGGATATACTCCAGATGTAGATTGTGCAGTTATTGAATTTGTATGTCCTACTGTAATAGAACCACTTGTAGTTATTGGACTACCAGATACAGAAATACCGCTACCCGCAGTTATTCCTACTGAAGTTACAGTACCTTCGTTTGTTGTATAACCCATATCTTGAGCAGATGTTACTCTACCATAAGTATCAACAGTTATACCTTGATATGTACCAGCAGAAACACCACTTGTAGCTAAAGCAATAGTACCAGTAGTAGTTATTGTTCCACCAGTTAAACCAGTACCAGCAGTAATACTTGTTACAGCAGCGTCATCTCCAGATGGTACATAAGCCCAAGTTGGAGTAGTAGCAGTTGCTATAAATAAGTCTCCTACACCAGCAGCTTGACCAGCATAAGTTCCTTTAGTTACAACTTTATATGTGTCTCCAATAGTTACTCCGCTAGTTGGTAAAGAAGTTCCGGCAGTTCCACCAGTACCAACAGTACCTTTAAAGTGCATTGCACCAGATACAGCCCCTAAAGCCTCACTAACAAATGATGTAGTTGCGATTTGGTCGCTACTATCACCAGCAGTTGCTTTTGGTGCAGTTGGAGTTCCAGTAAATGCTGGACTTGCTAATGGTGCATAAGTTGTATTAATTTGATTTCCTTCACTATCTTGTTTTGCTTTTAAAGTATAACCAGCAGTTCCATCTGTATAAGTAGTATCTTTAAATGCGTTTGCTGGTAATTTTGAATATTTATTTGTAGTTGCATCCCAAACATAATCATTTGTTGCTACAGCTGTAGATGATTGGTTTGCAGAACTAAATGCTGGAAGTAAACCTGCCGCAGTAGTTGAAACATTACCTAAAGCAGTTCCAGTCTCAGTGATATGTCCGTTTGCATCAACTTTTATTGGATATATTCCAGAAGTTGTAACGGCACTAATTGTATTTGTGTGGTCAACAGTTATTGTTCCAGATGAAGTAATTGGATTACCAGAAATAGTTAATGACCCATCTGTATTAGCAGCATCAACGCTAGTTACTGTTCCACCACCAGTACCCATTTCATCCCATTCAGTTCCAGTATATACTCTAAATCTATTTGTTGTAGTATTAAAATATACTTGACCTGGCTTTGGATTGCTTGGGTTAGTTGCTAAATTTTGAACAATAGCATTTTGCAATTCATTTTTGTTTAAGTTAATATCAACTAAAAAACTTTTTGCCATATTATATTACCCCTTTCGTTTTAATTTAATGTTGCGGTTCCTTTAAAAGAACCTATAAAAGTTATTGTTACTTGATTTAATGTGTCATAGTGAACATTACCTTCAACCTCGTCTCCAGCACTATCTATTATTGAAACAGCAGGATATTTATTTAGATTATGAACTATAACCCATTCATCAGAAGCTTCGGTTTGATTGTGAACATAATTTAAATCAGCAACATCTATTCCTAAATCTTCCGCTGTCTTATTTCCTTCTAAAGTAACACCGTTAATTTTTGGTTTATTAGTTAATTTATTATAATTATCTGAAACATTTGGTCTTGGACATCTTATTTCAACATCACTAATATTCCCTACTTCAATAACTTCAGATTCTATACTTGGATTTGTTTTTCCTAAATCTTCCCATATTGTTCTTTCATCCATTATTATTCACCCGCCTCTATATGAAATGTGCTAGGTGCAATAACTTCATAAATATCTTCTGTGTCTTCTGGTATAAATTTAACATTATATCTATAAAATCCTACGTCTAGTTCTTCAGTATCAGAGGGAATAAATGAAAAAATATTATCACCAGTAACTTCTTTTTGAATTACTATTTCATCATTGTTTCTATAATCAAGAACCGTCAAAATTAATTTATCGCCTTCTGATAATTCATAAGGACAATATTTTCCAAAAGCAAATAAAATTTCAATATTTTTATTTGTCCCTTTAAATATAGAAAAATTTTTTCTAAATCTTTTACTATTCATTCATTTTCCCCCTTTCTAATCATATTTATTAATTGATAAAATCCATTCTCCATTTATTTTTACATAAGCCTTCTTTGCCTTAACCCATTGTCCATCTTTCTTTAAGAAAACTTTACCTTTATTCCAAGAACCATTTATTTTACCCCAAGCTCTAACTTGGTCGGCTGGAGTTTTAAATAATGGACTATAGACATAATTAGACCAAGAACCAGAATCTTTTGATTGAACTCTATATCTTATGTAGTATGAAGTTTCTTCTTGCATTCCAGTAAAATTATAATAAGAATTATTTGTTTGATATGCTCCCTGAACAACATTTTTATTTATATCACACAAAGCAAATTCATATTTACTTGTATTATTTGCATTACTAGAAGTCATAGATGCTGAACAACTAAAAGGCTCTAAATTTTCTATTTTATTAGAACTTACAGTTGAAGGCGTTAAATATGTTTTTATAGTAAGAGTATTACTTTGACCACCAAAACCCCCATTACCGTGTGCCTTTGCAAATATTTTATATGTTGTATTAGGACTTAAATTTGAAATTGTTACAGGACTCCCTGTAAAATCTCCATATTTATTATTATTTAAAAAGATTCTTACATAGTCATAAGAACCACTTGTAGAGTAATTTACTCTAATTGAATTATGAGTTTTACTATTTTGACTTATTGATACGCTTGGTAATTGAGGTATATTCCCTAAAGTAAGAGAACCTCCTCCCATAGAATGTCTCTCTATAGAATTATTATAGGCTTGAGTGTCATAATATCTAACAGACACAACTACAGAATTTGCTGAACCTATATTAACAGTAGCCCATCCTGTAGAAGCACTAAATACTCTAGTACCAATTGTATTTAAATAAGTTCTAGGCTTTATTTGAATATTTGAAGCTATATCAACTCCATTTACTGAAACTGAGAAAGCCCATCTCCAGTCCCAATATGCACCCCTACTGGTACAATGATTTGATGTATCTATTTTTATTTTTAATTGACTACCGTTTCTTTCACATTGATAAGTTGCAGTAGATTTAACTTCTGGAGTAACTAATTGTCCTCCAGACCATTTATTAGGTACTATTACCGATTCATTCCATAAAGTTCCAGACGTACTTGCCATTAAATTTCACCTTCTATTATGATAATTCAAACCATATTTGGCTATCTTCATCGTGTAAGGATTCTGCTCCATCAACTATTCCATTATCATCGGTATCATATACATTTTTAAACATCAAACCTGTTTCTTCAACTGTACTATATCCAGTTATATGTCCACTTGCATCAAAAGATAATGCACGAACAGCTAAATTACTTTGTGCTGTTATAGAATTAGTATGCTCAACAGCTATATTACCATTTGAAGTAATTGGTGAACCAGTTATTAATAATGAATTGTCTGAATTGGTTATTCCAATACTTGTAACGGTACCAGCACCTTGACCATCAGCCCCATTATAAACATTAAATGTTCCGGCAACTGTTTCATTCTCATCGTTTAAATACATTGTATAAGTGTCTACTGTTCCAGCAGCTCCAGTTCCAGATGTTTTTACTATATTATCTACATAAAATCCTTGAATACCTTGAATACCTTGAATACCTTGTGGAATACCAAAAGTAAATTCAAATAACTTACTTGTTGCAGCACCACTAGCAACTACAGATGCGGTTGCTTGTGAACCTGGTGCTAAAGTATTAGCAACAGCAGTTGGTGTTGCAAATCCTGCAGCATCACCAGTATTTCCTCTTGGAATTGTAAAATTAAGTATAGCATCTCTTTCTGTTCCTGTATTTGTAACAAGAGCTTCAGTTCCTTCAGCTCCAGTTGTTGTTTGCCCTATTGTTACAGTAGGTCTTACTGTATCGCAGTAGAGTTTTGTTGCTGGATGATAGTCAGACGTAGGAGTGTAAGCATCAGTATTTGTTTTTGTTAAAACATCCGCCGTATTAGCCTTTAAACCTATTTGATAAGGTAATGTATCTAACGCATCGTCAATTGCTGTTTGAACTTCTTGACCTGTGTTATGTAATGGATATTCTGATATTACTGCCATATTTTACACCTCCCCTTAATTTTCTAATAAAAAGTATATATCTCCATCACTACCAAGATTATTACTTGGCACTGTTGTTCCACTAAAAGCTTCTGCTTTATGTTTATTCAAATAATATCCCATATTAGCAGTTAATGCTTTAGTAGTAGATTGAGATTCTAATGAATCCTCCAATTGTACTGCACCGGCAGCACTTGTAGTTGCGGCATTTAGTGATAAAGTCCCGTCGTTTAAAGTTAATCCATTTCCAGATGTAACTCTTAAATGTCCATATAAAGAACTTGTTGCAAGTCCATAATCACCATTGTCAACTGCGTGATTTTTTGGAGGAGTATTTTCGTCTAACGATGTTAAAGTATCATTTAAAATTTTCCCTTGTGCAGCACTTAATGCTTTTGTTGGGTCATTTGAAGTAAGAGAATCAGCTAATTGCACCGCACCAGCACCGGTAGTCGTTGCAAGAGCTAAACTTACTACACCATCGCTAACATTTAAGCCATTAGCAACATTTATTTTTACGTGACCAAATAATTCGTTTGATGCAGCACCATAACTTGAATCTGTATATGCGTGATTTTTATCAGCTTTTTGGTCATATAGTTCTGTAAAGTTACTATTAATCTTGCTTCTAACAGTTGCCGCAGATTCAAGATTATTTATTGTTTGCTTAGCCATATTTTCCCTCCTTTTCTTAATCTATATTAAAAACCAAACTCCCTTTTTTTATTTAACTAAATTATCTATACTAATCCAACCTTCATCTATTAAAATTGAATTATTATCCTTATCTACATCAAGTATCTTTGTCTCGTGATTTCTTACAGTTTTCAAAGGACATTCTAATGATGATGCCCCAAAACATCTACCATTTACTATAACTTTTGAACCTTTCTTTAAAGATACTTTTCTAGGTTTAATTTCTTCTTCCCCTGTTGTCTTAATTTCTTCGACCTTTGTTTTTTCTCCATTTGTTGTGCTATCATCAACCAACATTTTCTTTTCTTCTTTAATTTCTTCATTCTCTTTAATCTCTACTTTTTCTATTTCTATTTTTTTATTTTTATCTTTTTTCTTTCTTAAAATAGCCATATATTATCCTCCTTATTTTCTTTATTAAAGAGATGACCTTATTTAGCCATCTCTTTATAAAAATTACTTTTTTATTGTTAAAACTTGTCCTGGATAGATTTTATTAGGGTTAGCAATTCCATTATCAGCAGCTATTTTTTGATATGTAGTTCCATATTTTGCTGCAATTCCAGATAATGTATCTCCAGATTTTACAGTATATTTTATAACATTAGAACTTGAACCACCATTAAGTTTTTGATTAACTAAACCTTGAATAGTATTATAATCATATCCTGCAGCAGTTAAACGAGCTTTTCTTTCATTTCCATTACCCCATTTACCTGCTATAACCTCATTAGCTATCTCATCATTAGATTTTTTAGCAGGAGCTGAACCTGTTCCTAAAATTTCATTAACCCTATTTTGTACTGCATTATAATCATATCCAGCAGCAGTTAATCTATTCTTTCTATCAGAACCATTACCCCATTTACCAGAAATTACTTCACGTGCTAATTCATCTACTGATTTAGTTGATGGTGTTGGTTGTGGTGCAGGTGTATTTCCTCCTGATTTAGGGAATCCATTTAATCCTAATTGTTTCATAATTGCTGGATAATCTTTAACAGCCCAGTTTTGGTCTGTAGTTACTCCTGCAACTTTATTGCTTCTTTGATAATTTGTTTCTCCACCAAATTGCCATAATCCATAATTAACTCCAGTTGGAGCTCCAGTTGACCATTGAGCAATCCACCAATCATATTTTTTATTTAATTCAGAACCACTAATTAAACTTGAATACCAATATTTATTAGTATAAACACCAAAATAATATCCTGCAGATTCAATTATTTCTCCAAATGCTCTTATCATTGCATCTCTAGTTGCTTTAGATGTATTATTTGAAACGCTCGAATCTTCTATATCAAGATAAATAGGATATTCAAATTGTTTTCCAGCAATAGCTCTTAAAAATGCTCTTGCTTCTGCTTGTGCTCCAGCAACTGATGTAGCATACATATACCAATATGCTCCAACGCCCCAACCTTGAGCTTTTGCATTTGCATAATGAGTTTCAAATTGGTTGTCTTTTGTTTGACTATAACCAGCTCTTAAAATAGCAAATTTAACTCCTTCTATGGTAGCTCCAGCGTAAGGATAACCTCTTTGCCAAGTGCTTATGTCAATACCAAATACTTTTGCCATTTTACATTCCTCCTTATTCTTCGGTATTTTCTTCTTCTTTTATAATTTCTCCGTTTTCATCATAAAGACCAAAATCTTTATCTCTTTCAGGAGCTTTATCTCCTTCTTGTTCAACTAATACAGTTTCATTGATTTCATCTATCATAATTAGTTTTCCTCCTTATTTTCTATTTTCATTTTTTGTATATTATGAACTATATCATAAGCTCCACCAGCCATAATACCACTTAAGGCGATAGCTGTATTAAAGTCTTTTGTTATAATCCATTCAACAACAGCAACAATTAATCCTATTAATAAATTTTGAACAGGTATTAAATTGTTTGAAATAAATTTAGATTTTTTTGATACAAAACCTAAAATTAAAGTAACGATAAATGTTACTAAAGTTATAATTTGAGCTAATTCCATACTAAAACCTCCCTAAACAATTATATTTTTAATTATTTCTTTTAATTCTTTTATTTCTTCTTCTTGTTTATCTATTTTATCTTGCATAGCCTTCATACAAGTTAACATAAATTTATCTAATGTATCTCTGTTATATTCTTTAACTTCTATAACATCATCTGGATTAGAATCTTTTTCTCCCATAGAAAAATCTAAGTGGTCTCCAAATACTCCAGCTTTTTCTGAATGAAAATCAAAATATTTTTCATATCCTTCAATTTTTTCTATTTCATCTATAATAAATCCATATTGATGTCTATTTTGATATAAATCATATTTATAGTCATATGAATAAATATCAATATTACTTAATAAATTTAAAGCTTTTTTATAATCGCTACTTGCAAATTTTTCAATATTTGTTTTTGTATTCTTACTAGATGCACTACCATTATCCGTTACAACTTTTGCATTAGAAACACCAGTACCTGAAGCATAAACATTACCTCCACCATTTGCGGCGTTTAAAGTTATATGTCCATTACCTGTTTTTATCAGTATTCCTCCTCCAGATGCACTACCACTTGAATTACCAGATAATAAATTAATAGCACTTCCAGCAATATAATCGTTACACTGAACGTGTCCTAAAGTATAAAAATTTGCAGCCTGAAAATCTCCATAACAACGCAATCTTCCATCTGATTTAGATAATTCTGTACCATTTATTACAACAGCCGAACCAACATTTAAACCACTTGCGTAAGGATGGGTTGTTCCAGCGTTCATTGATAAATATCCTCCACCAGAATTATAACAAACCATTCTACCAGATGAATTAACACTAAATACTCCATTTCCTATATTAATGGAACCACCTGATATAGTTGTACCTGAAATTGTACCTCCACTAATAGTATTACCTGAAATGGTTGTACCTGTTATTGTAGTACCAGATATAGAACCACCTGATATGGTATTACCTGAAATTGTAGAACCTGTTATTGTAGAGGCACTAATAGTACCTTCTATGGTTGCATTTGTAGCAACTAATCCTCCTCCGTGACCAACTCTAAATGGTGCAGAACTAGATGTTTCACTTCCAGCCCAAAATGCGTGGTCGCTTCCATATACTCCAATACCAGCAGTTGTGTTTCCAGAACCACTATATAATCTATTAGTATTTAATGTAAAACTTCCAATAGTACCATTAGTAGCTTTTATAGTTCCTCCCCTAGTTACACTAAAAGGAGCATTTGCTGGATTTTCATTTCCAGCCCAAATAGGATAATTTGTTCCTTGTGTTCCACTATCTAATGCTACATAATTTGAACCAGAGCCACTATATAATCTAGTATCTCCCATTTCCCAACCACCGATTTTACCTCCGGTAGCAGTTATATATCCTTGACTTGTCACATTAAAATAAGGAGAACTAATTGTAATTCCCCTACTACCATTTAAAACAATATTCATACCATCAAGATTTATATCTTCAGCAATAATAGTAAATGCACTTCCAAGAGAAGGGTCTCTTTGTAATTCTGTAACTGAAAGTCTTCCATTTTTAACTTTCATTACAACTTCTCCACTAAGATTTTCTACTTCTTCTGCTTGACCTTGAACGATAGTTCCGTGTTTAATAGCAACCCAACAATTTGTTAAACTACCGTTCTTTGTTGCTAATTCTACACTATCGCCAACAAATAATAATTCTCCACATTTATTTAAAATGCCAGTAACTAAATTTTCTTGATTTGGAGGTAAATAAACATCAACAGTTCCATCTTCATTTATCTTTTGAACAATAGCAGCCTTGTATGTTGGAAGTCCATATTTTTGAATTTCTGCTTGAGCAATTTCTTGTATTACATTCTTTATAGATAATAAATCGTCTTTATTTCCATTACTATTATTTTTTCCATTTTTATATTTACTAGCAGACATTTATTTTACCTCCTTCCTACTAACATAAACTCTCCATATGCTGTTGTAATGAAATTGTGAGCATTATCAGATAAATATCTATTCTCTTCATCATCTACAGCATTAGCGTTAGTTAAATTAGATACAGTAATTGTCATTTTATTATCAACACCTATGTTGTAACTAATTGATTGAATAATAAATTTTTCTCTCTTGAAATTATAAAATTCGTCTTCTATTGTAATTATATTGTCAACAAATATTAAAGGATTAAATGTCGCAGAAATTGAGACACTTGTATTTACTATACTTTTACATCTTAATTCATAGTCAGCTCTATCTTGTGCTAATTTATCACTATATATTGCAGCATCACTTATATAATCAATATGTCTTCCTATTCTTTTCACACATATTGGAGATGCTGGGTCATCATTTCTTGCCATAGCACTAAATATTTTTCCATTAACATTGTCTCCAACAACGTGAACTTCGTTAATTATGTTATTAAAATCATAACTTGTTGAAGAATCTAAAAATTCTTTCTTTTGGTCACTATAATGCCATATAACAGGTTTATTAGGGTCTTGTATTGTTTCATTAATATCAATAAAACATAGATTTCCTAAATCGTTATAAAAGCATTCTGCCCCTAACATATCCGCAAGTTCTAATATCATTTCACCAAAATTAGAACCAGGGTCTTTTGTTAATGTATATGGAGTAACTATTCCATCAAAATTGTGGTCATATATGATAGGTTTTAAATCTAATGGATAACCTGCTCCAGTATCTATAGTTAAAATACCTTCTATTGCGTCTTTTATTTCAGTTCCAGCAGGTATTTCATATGTTGTTTCTAATGTTCCCATTTTACCTTCTAATAAAGCAAATTTATCTTCTAATGTTAAAGTTACTTGCTTATCTGAATCTTGATGAGTTGAGCTAGGATTACCCATAACAAAAATACCTCTCGGAAACCAGAATGTCTCTCCTCCAAAAGATATTCCAATATCAAATCTAAATTTATGTTGTACCCATAAAGTATTTATACTAGGAGTATATTTACCATCTTTATTAACTAAATTAATATTCAAATTACGTCTTTGACCATTCTGATAATTTTCATTATAATTCCCAGAACCTAAAATAATATCTTCTTGTGGAATTTCATAATTAATTGTTTCATCTGGGTGTAAAAGAAATAATCTAAAAGAAGCCTCATATTTTCCTGTTTCTAAAGCTTTTTCTAAAGCATCTAAATCATAATTAGATGTACTTGTTAAAATTAAATATTCTCCATAAGTAGTCGTTAAATATTCTCTTGCAATATCTGCTAGTGCTTGAACCTGATATATAGACCTTGCCATATTAATCACCTATAATAACATAATCGTCGGCATTCCCAATTTGAGTCCAACCAACACTAACCGTTGTTGCTTGCTCTCTAGTTTCATCAGCAATATCTGATGAACTTGAAGTTACATCTACTATATACTTATGTCCCTTTCTGTCTTTATATAGCTTCAATTGAGGATTAGCACAAAAATCATTCCATTGTTCTAACAATGTAGCATCCTCATCATATCCTCTTTTTCTAACCCTACCTATTAATCCAGAGAATGAACCTGTTGCATAATTAGACTTACCCATCGAAACAGTTGGATAAGGCATTAATGTTTGATAAGTTGTTTTAGAAAAATTTTGAGTTGTACTATCGCTTGATACGTTTGATTGAAATAACCAAACATCAGATGGGTCTACTTTATATGTTTTGGTTTCTTCATCTTCAAGAGTCATACCAATAATAGCATAATCCCACCAACAAGTTTGCACAATATTAGATAAAGAAGCTTTAGAAGATGATTCTTCATTTTCTTTAAATACATAATATTGATATTCTTTTTGATTTCTTACATTGTAATCTACTATTGATAATTGACCTACACTTGTCTTATAAATAGGAACTAATTTAGAATCTCCTATTTCATTTCTATAAATATCAAATTGATAACCAAGTGCTTCTTGTGTCATACCTTTACTATCATAATCTCCATCTGGCTCGAAACAAACCAAGGAACGTGTATAATTACTAGCAACAGGCTTATATTTTTCAACAAAAATATCTTGGTTTTTATCTTGATATAATTGTTCAAAATGAGCAAAATCAAGAGTTATATGACTATTAAATTGAACTTTATCTATAGTTGCACTCATAATTATACACCTCCTTCTCTAACTTCTATTGAATTATTTGTTAATTTTAACTTCCACCAATTTTCTGAGGCTCTTTCAATTTGAGTTCCACCTTCAACCCAATAATTTGTATCTCTCCATACATCGTCATCAGTCCATATATAATCAGCATATATATTTTTTACTGTACTTGGTTGTAATACAAAGATATTATTTGGATTATCATAAAATGCCTCTTCAACAGCAGAATATAAGAAATAATAATCATTAACCGCTGGATTCATTGAATCTGTTAATGGCTTACTTAATGTTACAGCTCCAGTTTCAGAATTATAACTTTCTATTTTTTCTACATAACCAGAATTAACAAAACAAATATATTTTAATCCAGATGATAAATCTATATCTCCATTTACATAAACTATACTTCTATTATCACTAGGTTGAGATATTTGTCCTCCAACTAAATCTCCATCTTCATCAGTTGTAGGCATCATAAATCCAAAGTTATAATTTCTTGCATATATAATTAAATCGTGAACATCATCTGTATCGGAAGTATATCTTGCTATTTGTATCATATCATTATATATTCCATTATCACTGTAAAAGAAATTTTCATCAGGTCTAAATTGCATTGAGACAGTAAATTCATCATCCCAAACAGCCAGACCTCCATCTTTTTCATAAACTAAATAATTATCTCCTAATTTTGCAGAATTAACTCCTACATATGGAGTGTCTTCTAAAAATTCAATACCAGTTAAATTGTAATCTGGTTCTGCTAATATATAATAAGGGTCTCCATTTACAGGAGCATAACTTAATGGTATTCTTAAAATTGCCTTACCATCATTTCTATTATAAGAATCTATAACTCCTGAAACTTCATTTTCTCCAACTTTAATTATTTGACCTGGATATATTGTTTGCCCTCTTTCTAACCAAATAATAGAGGAACTACTATTATTAGTTTGTATATATCCTTTTGCCCCCTGAGTATATAAAGAATAAGGAGAATCACTTGTTAATGTAGCCCAAGAAATTCTTAAACCTTGGTCTGTTGTACTTACTGTTACTGGCTGGTCATCATAAGATAATGCAGTATAATTTACATTAAAATTCAATGCTCTAGTTGTTGTTTTAACTCCAAATTCAGTTTCACAAGTAAGTTCTATTCTATAAGTTTCCCCTGTTTTAAAACCATCATAATAAAATTGAATATTTGCACTATAAACCTTCCCAGATGTTTTTATCAAAGAAGCACCATTATCTGTTACAGAATATAAATTCCATAAGAAATAAACAAGTGGGACATCGTCTGATTGTTCATAAGAGCCCGTAAAAGTATAATCTTTAGTTGTTAAAGTTTCCTGATAATTAGTTATTGTTACAGTAGGAACTTCTCTAACATATAAAACATTTTCTGGAGTTGTTTCAATAAAATCAGAATATATAGAATATTTATCTTGTTTAGTAGGAATATTAGTAAATGGTTCACTAACAATACATAAACCAGTATTAACATCATAACTTGAAATAGATTTACTTTCATCACCTATTTTTAATAACATATCTGATTTTATATTTATATTTTGTTTTAAATAAACATTAGTTGTAGTATTTTCTGCTTGTGTAAAATTCAAAGGAACAGAGTTGATAGTAGTTAAACTTATTGTTATATCATTATAAGTTTGTGTTACCTTTTGAGTAGAAGAATTATATGTAACATAATCATTTTCTTTTAAGTCTGATAATGTCGTAAACCAAATATTTCTTCCACCAACTTCAATATAATAATCGCCCGCATTCAATCCATCTGCAGAAACTATATATTTATAAGTATTATCTCCTTGGTCTGTCATATTTAAAGTAGCAAAATTACCTAATGTTATTTTTGTAACAGCCAATAAACTTTCACTTGTTCCACTATTATATCTAAGAGTAACAGTATCATCATAAGAATTATAAGATAAAACATTATCCTCGGAAGCATCATTAGGTAATATAAAAGAGAAACCATAATCTCCAACTTTTACAACATAATTATCTTCCGCTAAACCACCAGATGGAACCACATAATTGTATGTCGTTGGTTCCAGAACATTTCCATATGTTATTAACATATCTGCTTCTGGTTGATATAATCTAGCAGTCCATTTATAATCATTACCATTTTGTAATCCTATATCTCTTCCTAATTCTATAAATCCAGTGTCTCCATTATATAGTTCAACAGCAAAATCTTCTTTGTCCCCTTGATATATAACATTATTTTCCCAATCATAAACTGTAAGTTTATATGCAGTTACTCTATCTGAAGTATTTACTACTAAAGATATTTCTTCAACACTATTTGCATCTATGGATTTATATGTAGGTTGAATTGACCTAGGTTGATATATCATTATTTCTCCTCCTTTCTTTAATTTTTTAAGGAAGCCGACATTTACGCCGGCGACCTTATGGTTCCGACATTTATGTCGGTACCTATTGATTTTTAGTTATATTTAATAAAGATTTTAATTCGTTAGCAAATTGTCTTGCATTTGTAACATTTGGCAATTCAATATTACCAAAACTATAATTATTTACAACTGAAGAACTTTTTTCTAAATTTGAAGTAAATCTAGGTTTAGTTAAATTTCCTAATAGATTTCTCATTTGATTATTATTAAGAACATATTCTGGTTTATTTGGAGTTCCGTGTAATACTGCAAGACCAGTATAATCCACCTCTCCACCATTAGCATAACCAGGTAATCTTAATGCAGTATAATTAGAAGCTTGATTAGTAGACATATTATCTACTTTATCAATTTCAGCAAGTATTGCATTATATTTATTCTTAAAGTTTTCTAATACGTCAAGTCTTCTGTTAAGAATATCTTGCTCCCAATTAGCACCCATTATTTGACGTGCTTTTAGAGCATTTTGAGCTTCTTCATAAACATCTGCTACATCAGACCATTTGTCTTTATATTCTTCTAAGTCATCTATTAATTTATCCCAATACTCATCTTCTTCTTCTTTTTTCTTATTAAGTTCTTCTATTTGTTTTTCTGTTTCTTCTAAGTTCTTTTGAAGTTCATAATAAGCGTCAGAAAAATCATCTACTATTTGAGGGTCTAATTGAGAGACCATTTCAGTCCAATTTTCCCCAAGTAATAAATCTGCTAAATTTCTATTTTTCTCATTATCAAATTTATCAAGAACTTTGTCCCAAGAATCTATATAATCTTGAAGAGCATTTATTTGTTCCTCTAAAGAATTTATAGTGGCATCTTTTTGCTCCTCTATTTCTTTTGTTGTAGCATTCTTTAATAAATCTTCATAAGTTTGTTTAGCATCACGAATAGCTTCGGCATCAGTAGTCCAAATCCAACCAAGACCTTCTTTATATCAAAACTCTGTTACTTTCACCTTATAGGTTACTGACCACTTATTCGTGGCGATTAGGTCGTTAAACCTAATTCTGCAATTTCATTTTAAGATTATAGTTGCAGTTCAGACCATACCTTCAATCACATTATGTGAAAGGATAGCATACGAGTATAGTTACCTATATCTCTGTGGTCGTTACGGGATTTTATTTTAAATATATTGTTTTAGTCTTTCTTCTATATTTTCATTATATTTTATAATTAATAAGTTTAAATTATTATTTTTTGCATATTGCTCTTTTAATTTATCTCTATTTTGTTGTTTAATAAAAGCTTCTTCTCCTCCAAATCTATCTATAGGGGAATAATGTTGTTTTCCATTATATTCTATTAACAAATTATATTCAGGTAAATAAAAATCATAAGATAATTTATTTTTGATATTTTTATAAAATAAATCTGAAAATCTTTTTTGTTGTTCAAACGTAATATTTTTATCTTCTAAAAATTGTCTAATAAATCTTTCTCCTTTTGATAAACAACAATTTGGGCATCCATTCCCATATAATATAGAAGACGGTAAAGCATTCCATTTATGTTTACATTTATTACATTCAAATAATGTTTTAGTGTGAGTATTTTTATATTCACCTATAATAGAAATTTTGTTTAATCTTTTTTCTATATCTTCTTTGCTATATGTTCTCGCTATTTCTAAACAACTTTTACATTTATTCCCCTTTAATAAATTACTAGGAGTAACTTTATATTCTTGTTTGCAAATCTTACATTTTACTTTTATTTTATTATGTGCTCCATTATATTCTTCTAATAATATAATATTTTTATTAATTTGATTTAACCTATTTATAAATTCTTCATTTGTTAATGTTCTTCTTTTAATTGCACATTGTGGGCATTTATGACCTTGTAATATACAGCTTTTATAAGTCTGCCATTCGTAGCCACAAATATCGCATTTACAATTTAATTTATTATTTTCTATACTAATAATAGTAATATTTTCTACCTTATTTTGTATATCATTAATATTTAAACTTATTTTATTTAAGTGGCACTTTAAACATCCGTGCCCTCTTAATAAATGTTGTGGTTTTGCTTCCCACTCATTATTACAAATTTTGCATTTATATTTCAAAGGAGTATGATTATTTATATATTCATCACTAATAATTTCAATATTTGAATTTATATCTAATAATTTATTTTTAAATTCTTCGATAGTGTATCTTTTACCACTAGCCATAATTCTACTCCTTTCATTATAATATATTTAAAATAAATCTTACCCACGGGATTGTCCTTCTCAGGAGTTTCCCCGTTTTGAGCTATCTTTATAGAAAGCATATATTCTACCTTCTTGGTCTTTTGAGTCATTGCATTCATTAATGCTTCATATGCCTCAGCTAATTCAAGAGACTCTTGTTGCTTTTCATTCATCTTTTCAATTGCATCAAGAACATTATCATAATATGTTTCTACAGTATCACGTTGTTTCTCCATTGCATTCATTTGTTCATCTAAATAATCAGCAACAGCTTGTTGAGCTCTTTCATAATCATCATTTTGGTCATCTAATTTATCTTGAAGTTCTTCAAGTTTATCTATTTCATCATCATATTTTTTATCAGCAGCATCTTTTGCTTCTTCGTATTTATCTATTTGTTTATCTAATGTATCATTTACAGCAGATAATGCTGATTTCAAATCATTTTGTTGTTCTTTTAATTTATCTAATTTAGCTTTTTTAATTGCGTCAGCTAAATCATTCCAAGCGTCTGTTCCTTCTTTGTATGCTTTTTGCAGATTCTGTAAAGAAATAATATATTGATTTAAAGATATACGACCAGCATTGTAATCATCTTTAACTTTATCAAGTTTAGCTTTTTGTAATTCTTTATTAATCTTTTTCCAAGCATCAGAACCTTTGTCTAATTTACCTAGAAGATTTTCTAAGCCACCAATATATTGTTCTATTGTTATATCAGAATAATCAAATTGGGCTTTTAAATCATCGTAAGCCTTCTCCCACCATTCTTTTTCGGATTTAGAGGATGAACTTCCTCCCCCTCCAGAACCACGGGATTTCTTGGCAGAAGCTTGTAAATTTATATTTGCAATTCCTTTTGCCGCATTATTATATGCAGTAGCAAGATTTTTTAATTGTCCTGCTTTTTTCTCAATGTCTGCGTCGCTTAGGTCTTTTCCTTTTTCTGCATCTTTAATTGCCTGAATAGCTCCAGCATAAGTAAATAAATTTCCTGCTCTAGCTTGAGCAATAAGACCAGCAGAATCCATTTCTCCCTTTAATCCCGCTACAGCAGCTTTTGCTATTTCACTCTGATTGCTAACATCTCCAGTTGCAATAGCAAGAGCATCTTTTGCAAAAGCATCTTGTAAGGCAACAAGGGCATTATATTTAGCGGCATCAGCTTCATTAATTAATGCGTCGGTATTTGCATTTAATCCATTTGCAGTCCAATCTAAATATTGCCACAAATTATTATCCATTAAACTTTTAAATGTATCTACTGTTATGTATCCATTTGAATTAAATTCTTCTGCTGCGGAAGTTAATACGCCGTATTTATCTGCTATTGAAGATATATCAGTATCAAATTCTTTTAATACAGTATCAACAGTTTTTACTACTTCTTCATTAGTATCTTTAGCAACTTGCTTTGTTTGAACTAGATAATTAATTAAAGCTTCCATACTGATTCCAGAATCATCAGCTATTTTCTTTAATGATTTATAAGCATCAGTTAAATCTTTAGAAGCATTTTTATTATCTTTTAATTTTAATATTTGACTTCTAGTCATTCCTTCATCAGAGAATAACTTAGTAGCATCTTCTATATCTTTAGAATTTTCACTAACAACTTTTCCTACATTCTGATATTCTTTAATTATCTTCTTTACAGATATGCCATTACTTTTTAAAGCTTTTCCAAGACCATCATATTTGTTAATTAATTTCTGAACATTTTCTTTATTTAATTCTTCAGTATTTGATAGTTCTTTAACATCTGCAATAAAATCATCATACCCTGCAGCAGTAAGTTGTTCTTTTTGATATTCTTTTAAAACATTATAATAATCAGCATATCTTTTTTCTAAAACACCTATATTATCGGTAGTATATTCTAAAGCTCTATCAAATTCTTTTTGAGTCATTATTCCTGAATTTACTATTTCTTTTTCATTATCAGATAAATATTTTTTCCACTCTTCCAATGCCTTCTTTTCTGAATCGGCATTATCACTTACAAAGGTTAATTCTGTTTTCCCATTATTTTTGTTTGCTTCTTCCTTAACCTTACCATATTTATTCATTATTTCTTTATAATTATCTACATACTCATTAAAGAATTTTTGTTCATCTATATATTCTTGCTTTTCTTTTTTTGCATTTTTACCTAAGAAAGTAATACTTTTAACATCAGTTTCCCATCTGTTTTCAGTACCTAAAGCTCTAGTAGAATCACTTCCTTGAAGCTGCCTCATTCTATTTTTATCATAAAGCTTATATTTAGCGTTATTATATTCATCTCTATTTTTATCAAGATAATCTTGAGCCGCTTCTTTTTTTAACTTCTTTAATTCTGCTATTTGCTCAGAAATAGAACCGTTAACTAAATCAATTTTATCTGCTTCTGCACCATAATCTTCTATTAATTGCTTTTGTATTTTATTTAATTCTTCTCTTGCTTTTGTTGCATCTTCATAACTAGATGTACTGCTATCTGTAACACTTCTTAATTCTTGTATTTTTGTAGACATTTCATCTAAATTAGAAATCTTATCATCTAATTCGCCAGCCGCCTCAACAGTCTTTTGAGCAGCTTCGTGTTGTTGTTCATCTATTCCTTTAAGAATTGATGAAATAAGAGTAACGGCAGTAATTGCTCCAGAAATCCAACCAAGAGGACTAACAGCTAAAGATTTTAAAGCTGCTGCACCAGTCCCTCCTAATTGTTTTAAGGAACCTCCAAGTGTCATACTTGCAGCCTTTTCCTTAAGCATTTCTTCTGTTACTTTTTTAGTATTACCCGCCAATAATTGTTGTTTTGCCGCAGTTAAAACTATAGTAGTTGATAATTTTTGTAATGCAGTAGTAGCCAATTTATAAATAACTATACCTGCAGTCATTTTTATTATAAATTTACCAACACCACTATTTGCTAATTTTAAAAACGCAGTTCCTAAATCTATTATAAATTTTAATAAGTCGCTATTAAATAAATTTCTTGATAATTCTTCCCAGGCACTATTTAATTTTTGTAAATGTCCTTGAATAGATTCTAAAACATTTTCATTTTCTTTTGCAGCACTTCCATTACTATTTAAAGCAGTAGTAGTTGCATCAACAGCAACTTTCCAGTTTGAAAGAATAGCAGCAGCATTTTGTGCTTGATATTTACCGGCAATTGTTTCTGTTACATAAGCTTTTTCAGCATTAGTTAATGTTTCATAAACAGGAGCTAAAGTAGAAAGTATTTCATATGTGTTTTTTAATTGTCCATTCGTATCATAAACAGAAATTCCTAATTTTTGGAATAAAGCCTCCATTTGTGCTTGTAATTCAAGGTCTTTTTCTCCTTCATCATTCATTCCTTGAAGTCTTAATGTCAAAGTTTTTAAACCATTAGCTACTTTACTACCATTACGAGTAATTTCTGTACCAGCCGTCATAAGACCAATCATTTGTTCAAGAGAGTTTCCAGCATTAGCCATTACCGCAGAAGCTTTACCTAAGTTTGTTGCAATATCTGCAGAACTAACAGCAAAGTTATTTGAAACCTCATTTACAGAGTCAATAACGTGATATGCGTTTTCTAAAGTTTCTGTGGCACTTCCGGTTTCAAGTTTAAACGCTTTCATTTGTGCTATTACGAAATCAGCAGCATCCGCAGAACTAATTGCTTCATCTGCAATATTTGTATACATTGTTGCAACTTTACCTAATTCAAGAGACATTTCATCTCCATAACCAGATTTTTTAAATGAAGTTGCAGCTTCAATCATTTCTGTTCCAGTCTTAGCAACCGTTTTACCCATTTCATAAGCTTTATCTACATATCTATCTAGTGCTTCTCCCGATAAATCAGATACTTTTTTAAACTCAGTTAAAGCATCATCTAATTCTTTAACTTGGCTTATCATATCTTTAATTCCATCACTAACAGTATTAAAGAATTGAGTTACCGTATTATATGTTAAGAAAGATTGCATCGCTTTAGACCAGTTATAAACCCAGTTATCTGTTGCAAAAGATTGATTTTTAATACGTTTTGTTGTTTGTTCAAGTTCTTTATTAAATTCTTTAGCTCCCTTAGTAGCAGAACTAAATCCATTCTTCTTTTCGATACGCCCTAATTCGAGATAAATATTATTTAAAAGGTCTTTTATCTGTTCAAGATTTTTAGCATCAATACTAATATTGACATTCTTATCTTTCAATTTTGTATCTAATTCATTACTAATATTAGCAACGGCTTTTTCATCTAATTTAATTCCAACTTTTACGCTATATTTATTACTATCCATTTGCTATTCACCCCCTTTTTATGCCATATTTTCCAAGTTCTTTATCGAACCACTTAACTATCTTTTTATCTAAATCTATAACATAAGAATCCCAATATCCTTGGCTACTAAGTTCAGCTAAATATAAAGCACCACCATTATAAGAATACATAAGGTTATCATAAGCATTATTTAATATCATTGCCATTAAGTTTCTAACATCTCCACCATCGTGACCACCGTGTGACATCTGACTATTTCTCATATCATTTTGAGGAGCGATTAATCTGCTACCATCAAAAACCAATGCTTTTACATAATCTCCGATTTGTTTATCTTGTTCATCAGATATTTTCCAACCAGAATAAAAACCTCCATCTTTATAATATCTCTCATACTCTCCTGGTTTAGCAGCATATATTGTTTCATCAATATGTTTTAAAAAATCATTTAATAAATCATTAGAAACAGCTTCAATAACTTCTTCTATTACTTTATTAAAATAACTTTTCATTTCATTATTATTATTAAAAGTTTGTGCCATAAAGCCGTCTCCTTTCAATTTTGTTATTTCCTAAAAAAAAGAGGGCGTGGAATATTATTCCTTGTCCCCCTTAACTTCATTATCTTCTATTTTTCTTCCAATAATGTCGTCATATTCGTTTTTAACAGCTTCCCATTCTTTAGGTAATTTATCTACAAGTTTATTTAAATCTTCTTGTTCTGGTAAATTATCAAGAAAACCTTTTATTTTATTTAAAATTGTTCCAATTGAATTACCTACTTCTTTAGCAGTTTTCCACATTAAATCATATGCAAGTTGAGCATTTTCAACTTTTTCTAATAATTCTTTATGAATACCTGCACTAAAAAGTTTTTCAAATTCATCATTATCTTCCATATCATTATATTCTTCTACTGTATAATAAAATAATCCAGCATAAAAATTCATTTCCATATCAACAGGATTAAAAGCATAATCATCTAATAATCCTCCATTATTATAAATTTTTATAACTTCAGAAATTAAATTAGTAACTTGTCCTGCAGTAAGATAATTTCTTTTTAATTCAACTGAAACTCCATTTCTTTCAATCTTTTCCATAATTAAATTTCCTCCTTGTTTTCTAAATACAAAGCTCTTGCTATTAATATAGCCTCAGCCTTATCATCATCACTTTTATTCTTTTTTGTATCTCTTGGATAATAATTAAAATCCAAATTATATATTTCGTTTACCTTATTTACGGCAGTTTGTTTTTGCACTTCTCTTTTCATCCCTTGTCTAGTTCCGTCATAGGTTCCTACAACTGAACGCCAACCTGATGGTGCATAAACTACACAAGGTAGGTGTTGTTCAAAACATACCCCTAATATTACTCCGTGTAGTATTGATAAGTCCTTACCCGTTTTTAAATTTGAATGATTATTAACGGGTACATCCTCAACAACAACTACCTTGATGTTATTATTATTTGTAATTATTTCTTTTAATTTAGAATAGATTTCCTTCATTCTGTCCCTAACATCAACAGAGCTAGTTTCTATTAAGCCATAATCAACCAAATTGCCAGTTTCTGAATCTAAAATGCTATAACCGGTTTTTTTAGTTGCGGCATCAATTCCTAAAATCTCCATCTTATTTTTTTTCCTTTCAACATTTCTTTCACCATCTTGTTATATCTTGCGTCTTTTTCTATATTCTCTTTAACAAATTCCCATATCTGTTCTTTACACAAATTTAAGCACACGGGGATTATTACAAATCCTATAATCATCAACACCAAAATAATAATGATGAGTTCCAATGTTCATCTACTCCTTTGTATTATCTTTATTTATATTCTCTTCCCATAATTTATGGATATAAGAATTTTGATGATATACATTAGTATATTTATCATAAGCCTCATAAGCACGTTCTTCTTTTGAAGATACGTTTTTACCTGACTTTATATCTGATATAAAATCAACAATTGCATCTTTACATTGGTTTATTTCTAATGAGTCTATTTTCTCGTTCATCTGTCGATGTGCTTCATCCATCTTTTTAGTCATATCATCTCTAACGTCATCAACATTTTTATTAACTTTTTCGATTTTATCATTAACTTTTTTTATTTCTTCTAAAATCGGATTCATTTCTTTTTTATTGACCCATTTCCAAAACTTAACAATGGCACCTATAACAATTCCTATAGAACCAATTGCACCTGCAAGTACCGCAAAGATGCTGAATATTTGTCCAATTGTAATTTGTTCCATATATTAGCCCCTTTTCTTCTCTATTTTGTAATTTATAAAAATAAAAAGAAAAGGACACGTCCTTTTATAAAGTAACAATGTCCCCTTTCTTATAATTATTTATTTCTTTTATTGTTATGTTTTTACCATCTCTATTAATTATATAATATGATGGAGTTGCTAATATTATTTCATATTTAGTAAAATCCTCTTTAATCTCAACAACTTCTGGTTCTTTTTCTACTTCAATAGCAGAAACTTTTTCCTCTGTTTCAATTATAGATTCTTCTACTACTTTTGTTTCAACAGTTTCTTCAACAGGAACTGTCTTTGTAACATTAGCCTTTTTAGTATTCTTTTTGTTAGCCATTTGTAGTTCCTCCTTTTTTAACTGAGTACAAGTCTGCCAATCATCAGTATTAACTAACCTACGTTGAGTAGGACAATACCTTTGTTTAGTACAATATTTGCCGGTTAAAGAGCAGGTTAAACTCTGCTCTAAACCAACTTTTTTATATTGACTATATTGACAATTTATTTTAGCCATAAACTAAAATTATTCAGCAGTTACAGTAACAATTACATTTGCATCTACTGATGGTTTTTCAGTGATAGTAGCTTTAACAGTTGCTGAACCAGCAGCTTCAGCTGTTACAACTCCAGAATTGTCTATAGATGCTTTTGTATCATCATCTGAACTAAATGTAATAGCAGATACTGGTGCTAAGAATGCAGCACTTCCATCGTTAGGAATAGCAAATACTTTTAAAGTCTTTGTTGCTCCTTCTACTAATGAGAAATCTCCACCTTCAATAGCTAATGCTATAACATTGTCATACCATTTTCTATCAAATAAAATTTCAGTTATTTGAGCATATACTGGTCTATTTGCAGTACATCCACCATTATTTGTTGGTGTATATGATAATGCTCTAACTGTTAATGGAGTTTGAGCTACTGAATCTGGAGTCATTGATAATGTAAATGCTCCTGTCATTGAAGCTCTTGGAACTTCAACTTGTAATGTACCAATTCTATTTGTTGTAGAATCAGAACTACATAATTGAGCCTCCATAACTAATCTAATTGTACTTGGTAACATATCTGCATAAACAGTAATTTGTTGAGCAGAAGCGTCATTAGTATAATATCTTACACAAACATCACCAGCATATGTACTATCACTCATATTGAATGAACTTCCTGTGAAAGTAACTCTTTCAATATTACCGTCTTTATCAGTAACCCAACCATATAAAGTTGTTCCAGAAATTGCTAATGGAGTTCCAGTAACAGTTCCAGCTCCGTTTTCAACTGATATAGTTTCAGTAGTCCATACATTAGCTCCAGTTGTAATAGCAGAACCTACGTTTAATGCTAAATATGGTAATGAGAATTGAGCTTCATTAATAGTAATGTTCATTTCAGCAGTGTGATAATAAATATATTGTAATTGGTTACCTTGTCCAGCACGAACATCAGTATTTGATAAAGTTGTTTCAATAGAACTGTCCATTAATGTAGTACCAACGAATAGTAAGTTATCGTCAGAATCGTAACCATATACATTAGCTGTACTTACTAAAAACTTTTTCATATTTTATCCTCCTTCATTTTTTTTATTTATTTATATCATCTATTTTATGGTGCATTTCTTCAGCATCAACTTTAACATCTTCATAATTATCTGATTTTGTTAAATCAGCCATCCAATGTTTAATATGGTCTTCGTCTTTAAACTTAACCATACCAGACATTTCAGCACCTAAATAAATTTCATAATGCAATTTATGGTCAACACGCTCTAATATTTTGCTAAATTTTCTGATTGTTAAATCATAAATATCTTGCAACTTTAAAGGTGTCGATATTAAGACGCATATCATTTGGTCTTCTAAAGAACACATTTTATATGCGTTTTGTTTCATCTTATAGACCTTTGCTTTATCCATTGCGTCTCTTACTTCTTTTTGAATAGTTTCGTCTATATGTTCTATACTATTTTGCATAAAAATAATATCGGTCATTTTATCACAATCATCAGAATTGTAAGCGACCCCATTTATTTTAAAGATAGCTTTACCGTTTGAATCTGTTCCAAACCAAAAAGAGCTATCATCATCTATATGTAAAACCATCTTCAACAGCTCCTTGAACATATACAAATATGGTAACTCAGTCGTACTTGCCATATAATACAAAAATTGTAAATATGTCATTGATATAACTTCTGGGTTAGGAATACTATTTTTATCTAATAATAAACAATTTATATAAAAATGAAAATCTAAATATTTATCCATAGTAGCAGGATAAATAAGTAAATCTTTATAAGGTATTGGTTTATCATAGAATAAGTAAAAATCATATTCTTTTATATTATTCATTAAGCCAAATTAACCCCCATTGTGATTACTTTACCTTTATATGGCTTTTCACCAGTAGTTATAATACGACTATAAGTAGTAACGCTAGCGTCGAAGTATAAGACCCCTACTCCATTAACGTCACAGCCATTTAATACTTCTAATAGTTTTTGAATTATAGTATCTAATCTAGTGGTATAATTTGATAAATGATTTATTTGAGAGTGTATAAACACTTCTATATTAACACAACAAATTCCATATGTTCTTGTAGTAGGAAATATTTGAGCCGGATAAATTCTCAAGAAACTTTTCTCCTTATTTGTAGATTCATCCATAAAATAATCAAGAAAAACATTAAAATCATCTTGAGCTCCAACCCCATCATATATCATTGCTGCCTTTTCCTTCTTGGTCAAATTTGGCTTAGACCAAGCTTCTGCATCATTATATTTTAATAATTTCCATATAATTTCTGCTTCTGGATTAGTCATCAAATGTTCTATAATCTTATAACTTAATTCTGGCATAACATTATATGTTGCATAAGCATCTTTAACGGCTTTCATATCAACCATTAATATAACCCCCTCAATGTAAATTCAAATACTTCAAATAATTCATTATTATAAGAACATTGAACTTTCACTTTATTCTTTAAATATTTCTGCTTATTTTCAATTGTAAATGTGTTGTCTTTAACAGTCATCCTATAATTTTGTCTAGGTACGTTTTCACTTACATCTACAATAGTCAACATATCATCTTGTTTTATTCCATTTTTATATAAGTTAGCAGTTATAGAAATTGTCTCTCCTTCTAAAACATAATTTATATCTGGATTAATTAGTATATTGTATATATCCTCTTCTGTTTCAGAATCTAATACAGTTATATTTATAGAACCATAAATATTTTTATTATCTTCCATAGCAGCATATAATGTAACTTCTCCTGCAGAAATTGCAGTTAAAGTTTTATCATTAACAGAGATAATATCTTCATCAGAAGAAGTCCAAATGACATTCTTATTTACCACTTCTTTTCCTCTATAAATAACAGCATTCAAAGTAGCTGTAGCACCAATATCAAAATAAGTGTTATTTTCACTTATATCAATACTATATTCATATCTTTCCGCACTAGCAAAACCATTTTCTATATCATCTTCTTGATAATTTATTTCATATTCTTCTATATAAAATTGAGTTAGAGTTGGTGAATGGTCATCTCCTGTAATTGTATTAAGAGAATTTCCTAAACCACCAGCATATAGTCTAAATCCAATTCTTTGTTCAGGAACACCAAATAAAAATCTATCATTAGGTTTTATTTTGACAGTTCTACTATTACGTTGGCACCATACATATTGTTCAGCTTTACCAGTGACGATAGTCATAGTGTCATTATTATTCGTGAATCTTAACACTTGGTCTAAAATGCAAGGTTCATATATTTTATTCCCATTCTCATCAAAAAATCTCAATGTATTATTACATCTTCTTACTTCTGCACTGGTAGATAATCCAGAACCTTTATCAACATTTATAACTAAATAATAATTTCTACCCCATTTAAATTTCATACCATAATATGGTTCAGGAAAATCTGGAGTAAAAATAAATACTTGATAATCATCTCCTACTTGAATACCTGTATTATAATTAACAACAGGCTCAACTCTAACCATTGGTATTGGTTTAAAGTCTCTTTGACCATAATGAACTTCATATTGAATTTCATTGTATTTAACATTAGGTGCATTATCAAATGTTTGATTGCTTATTGCAACGAAATCATCATAATAAGCTTTAGTAGGATTGGTAATTCTAGTAGCCTGAGTGGCATTATAATACTTGAGTGCCATCCTTCATAACCTCATCTTTCATATTATTAATAAGATTAGTGCAATGGTTTACTATGTATTTAACTCTATCGTGCTCTTCTGGACTAAAACTTTTCATACCTTCTATCATATAAAGTAATTCTACATAATATTGGTTGTCTTTCCATAATTCACTAGCACCTATTAATTTAGTGCTTAAAAAAGTAAGATGTTTTTGATAATTTTCATAAGCTTCATCACGGGAATATGCGATTTCACTATTTTTATTTTTTCCTTCAAAAATAGGCAATGTTTTCCAACATTGATTTATTAATATAGTTAAAGAATCTAGTGTAGCTTTTTCATCTAAATTAAAATCATATTTCATTCTAATCTAATGCCCACTTATTTAACCAATTAGATTTGCTAAAACTATAAGTAGTTTTCTTAGTAGCAACTTCTTCAATTAACTGGTTTCTTCTATTTATTTTAGCGTTAAGGTTATTGGCTTCTGAATATCTGTGTGCTTCTTTATTATTTTGCATCATACCAGTAATTTGTCTGACATCATTTATTTCTTTATCAAGCCACGCTATAACAGTATAGTCAGCTATGATACTTTTTTCTATTTCAGTTAAAGCACAATTAAATACCCTAGCCGAACTATCTCTATCAGATAAATCCTGTCTACAATTTTCAAAATTTGCCAATCCTCTAACCATAAAACCTTCTAAAACTATATTGAAATCTTTTGGTGAAGCTACCGCTAATCTATTCAAGTGATAATCCTCAATGGACACTAAAGCGAGGTCAATTATATCATCATATGAAGTAGTTTCTTTTACTTCTTCATTTTCTGTAGTATTTTCTTCTTCAGTTTCATCTACTGGAGTTAATACTTCATCTTCCATATATACCCCTCCTAGTTCTTGTCACTTTTCATATAATCCATTAAATCTTTTGCATTTTTTACTTCACTCATTATATCTATATTCATATCTTCATTCATAACTTGAACAATATTCATATCGACACTAGATGAGTCTTTTGCTAATTTATCAAATATAATTCCTTTTAAATTTTCTTTTTGATTTTTAGTCATACCACTAAAAATTTTTGTGAATGCTTTTCTATCTTTATTTAATAAATCAAGCATTCCATCATAACTTAATAGTTTCTTATAAATGTTTTCTAATCTTTGACTTTTAATTACTTCATCGTCATTAATGAATACATTTCCTCCCTCAATAAAATTTTTATTATTTTTAATGATTTTTTTAACGTCATCATAAGGGATAGACTGTTGTTCTCCTATTTCTTCAAATGTGTAAACAACACCTTGCCCATACCCTTCGGTTGATAAGTTTAATTGACCAACTGTTAACGACGTCAAAACTACATCTTTATTATTATCTCCGATATATTGAGTGATGTTATTTACTGTTGGTTCGCTAGCTGTTTTAGTAGCAGCAGCCATACCTTTAATTAATTCTTCTAATTCAGAAATACGATTTTCTAAATTTTTTGTGTATTCATCTTTTTTTACTTCTTCTTTTTTAACTGTACTATTCTTTTTTGTAGTAGTAGCCATAATATTATCTCTCCTTTTTTACTAAAAATAAGAGGGGATGAAATTAATTTCATTACCCCTCAATATATATCTGTTAATATAAATCAAATTATAGAGCAATTTCACCAGCTAAAGCTGAAGTAAATGCACCAACACCATAAGATTTATATAATGTAGCAACTTGTTGTAAGTTTGCATTATAGAAGTTAGTTTCGTTATTTGCTAATGTAGAACCTTCAACGAATACTTTAACTAATTTGTCAGTACCTGGGCATAAAACATAGATTTTTTGGTCGTCTAATTTAACTGCAAATTCAGTTTTATAATCAGCAACTTGTTCTAATTCTACGCAAGAAATTCCAAAGAAATCTCTTAAGTAACCAACTTTAACGTATTCATCTCCTAATAAAATTCTAGTATTTGTAGATGCAGGTAAGATTTTTGATAATGCTAATTTAGTTCCTAAGAAGATAGCTTGTCTTCCACCATTCCAAGCACTAACTTTTTGAGCTAATGCGATAGCAGAATCTTGATTCCATCCAGAAATCTTTAATGCAGCTGAACCAGTAGTTGGTAAGTTATTCATCATAGTAGCGAAAGCATCATAAATGTCATATCTCATTTGAGTTTCAATAGACATAACAGCTTTTCTTACGAATTCAGCTAATGTATAAGCTCCTCTTAAAACATCATATAAAGAAATACCTACAGAAATTGCGTGTACTTCAGGAACTACAGTCTTTTCTCCTTTGAATTGTCTAGTTATATCAAAATCTCTTCTTGCTCTTCCACCTTTAGCAACAACAAATAAATCTCTTGGTTCAATATCAACTTTTAAAGTGTCTCCCCAAGAACCGTTTTTAACTTCTGCAATAACTCCTAAATCTTTAATTAAAGCGTCAGGTATAATTAAATCAGTAATCATACCAATAATAGCAAATGCAGATTCTTTAACATCAGAGAAGTTGCAGAATTGAGCTAAATCATTATAATCGCTAACTTTTCTTCCTGACATTCTTTCGATTTCATCTGTATAGAATTCTAACATTTTGCTGTTCATTTCTTCAAATGTAGTACCAGCTGCACTACTTTTTTTACCATTTATATATGATTCATAATATTCAACAAATTTTGAATAAGCGTTCTTTCTATTTTCATCATTTGCTGTGAATGCTAAAACACTATTTGGTAATCTCATTTTATATTCCTCCTTCTAATATTTTATTAATTATTTCTTTTTATTCTTTTGTTTTTTTGTTATTTATTAGATAGCAACACATTCTAATAATACTGCTGCAACTCTTTGTGAACCAATGTTAGTTGCTCCACCAATTGTAATATAATCATCAGCATTTAATACTTTATAAGATAATCCTGAAACAGCAGCACTAGCGTATTGTAATTTGTTTTCTCCAGTAGCAACAACTGCATAATCATTAGCAGTTCCTTCAATACCAGCAGCAGAGATTAAAATTTTGTCTCCAACTTGTGGTCTATAAGCACTGAAAACCTTTCCTGCTACGTTAGTGAATGTTCTTGGGTCATTGATACCAATTTTATATTCATTTCCCATAGCATCTGTGATAATTGTATCTTCTGGACTAAATGCCATATAGATATTGTGTAAATCTGCACCAATAGCAGCTACGTCATAAACTTGTTCGTCGCTATAATCTCCAGCAGCGAAAACCATACCATTGTCGATGTCAGTTGTAGCAATAAAACTTGCATTATATGAATCAACATTTTTAGCAGCAACTAAACTTGGTATTAATACTATTTTTTCGTTCATTTGAATTTCCTCCTTCTAAATTTTTAATTATTTCCACGTATATTTAGATGTACTTTCTTGTTTATCTAAAACATCGTTAACAGCCATTCTTGTAAAATTTTTATCTTCAACTTTTTTACTAGCTTTAACTTTATCAAAAGCTCTAGCTTTTACTTCATTGTCAAAGATATTTAATTCATCTAATGAATATTTCTTAGATTCTTCTCTTAACTCTGAAATTTCATCTGCACTAAATAAATCAACTACACCAGAAATTATACTTTCTATTTTTACTGATTTTTCTTTAGCTTCATATTTTTCAACTTTGTCTCTTAGAACCTCACATTCTTGTTTTAAAGAATCTCTTTCTGCTTTAACAGTTTCAGGGTCTTCTTCTTTTTCAGGTTCATCAGTTTCACAATTTTCAGTAGGAAGATTTTCTTCGTTTTTACATTCTTTTTCAACTTCTTCTACATCTGATTCGTTTTTACATTCTTTTTCAACGTCTTCAACTTCCTCAGATTTAGCTTCGTTCTCTACTTTTTCTTCTACATCTTCCTTAGATTCATCTTTATCATCTGAATCGTCTGAATCATCTGAATCATTGTCATCGTCATCATCATCTTCTGATTTATCATCTTCAGATTCAAAGTCTTTTTCTTTATCATCTTCAGAATACATAGTTTTATCGTCTTCTTTAGATGATTCTTCTGTAGTTTCTTCAGTTTTAGTTTCTTCTTCAACTTTTTCTTCTTCTTTAGTTTCAGCTTTAACTTCAACTTCTTCAACTATTTCTTTAGTTTCATCCATTGTACCTGTTTCCTCCTTTCCTGAAAATTCCACCATAGCAGTATCATCACGGTGTTCATTATAAACTTTTAGTGCATTTTCACAGTCAAATTTGATTATAGATGCACTACTGCCTTCACAGGCAGGTACGTGGCTCAATCCTAAAATGGTAACTCCATTAAATACAAATTCATCTATAGTTAATAGGTTATCATTTTCATCAACTTGTCCCCTTAAGACAGTTATTTCCATTGAAACATCTCTTTGATTACCTTTTTCTTTAAAAATATCATAAGCCCATTTAGCATAAACTTTTGACATTATAGCTTGAGCAACCAAATAAGTTCTTCCTTTTCTTTTTTCAAATTTCATTTTTGAACTTTCTGGGAAGAACCCTACTATCATTTCATCTGGTTCGTGTCCTTCAAAATCATTTCCATCAAAACCTGCAACTAAAAATTTATTTTTTAATGTATCTTTAGCTTTTACTAAGGCTTCTCTTGAAATAGGGACATTGTGTCTATTATTACCATCGTGGCAAACATATATTTCTACAGTTGCCAATTGTTCATCTGAATATTCTTCAGGTAATATTTCAAAATTTTCAATATCTAATAAAAATTTATCCATCTATCAACCCCACCTTTCTCAATAATTTAAGTTTGGCAGGTAAATGAAGTAAAACTTTTTCTAATCTTTCTGTTTTGGCAAATTTCATTTTTTTGCCTTCTCTTCCTAATAGTGGAAATCCTTCTTCTATTAGGAAGTTACCTATTTGTTCTCCACAAACATATATGTTTGAGAAGTTAATATTTTTTGAATTTACTATAAACATATAAGCCCTCCTTTATAGGTTTCCACCTTTTTCTATATTAGACCCTTTATCTCTGGTCTCACTGCCACTATTAGTTAAATCCCCATCTTTAACTTGAGGTCTTCCAGCACCATTATTTGGTGTTGAACCAGCAGTAACATTTCCTTGAGTATAAATATTAATCATAGGTCTTAATTTATCAATAAAGTCACTAGCGTTCATCTCTTCCAATTCTCTCTCTAATTCTATTTTATTCATTCCTAATGATGAAGCAATTTTATTTGGAAGAACAACTCCTTTATCAGCATATTTAAATGCCTCATCTTGTCTAGCTTCTCTATCAAATTTATCATTTGTTCCAACAAATCTAAATGCCCATTTGAATTTTTTAGTATGTTTATTTGCATAGTATTCTAAAAAGTTTTCAAATTGAGGATATATAGATTTAATTAACATTCTATCTATATCAATAGAAAATTGAGTTTCTATTGCATTTTGATTTTCACTTGTTGAAAATATTACTTTACCACCACTTAATAAAGAACTTGTTAAAGTCATAAATGTTTCATAAGTATCACTATCAGTGTTTTTAAATTCAACACCTTTAATGTCTTCAGTTGGTAAAGCTAATACTTTAATTGCAGCCTCTAATCCTTGAGTTGCAAGTCCAATAAATTTACCTAAAGTATCTGCATCTATAGCTAATTGATTTGCTACACTAGCAGCCTTCTTTTCATTTAAATATGGTATTGAAGAAACTAATAATTTTCTTGCAGCAGCCATACTTTGATTAACTTGTAGGTTTCTTAATATTGGAAGGACAGCCATTTCTGGTAACATTCCAGAAAAAAATGGAACTTGTAAATTATGATTAGGATTAAATTTAAAAACCCAACATCCATCTGCAGGGTCTGTTTGAGTCCATAATCCAAAAGTACCAGTTCTCTTATTTATCTTATTACTTGGAATATATGGTTTTTCTTTTTTACCATCAAACATTTCTTTATATTTTTTTATTACCCAATCAGGATAACAATTAATATCTACTTCCCCCTGAAGGAACCAATTCATATCTATATCATATAAAAGACCATATTCCCATTTACCAGTAATCATAGAATATTTAGCAGGGAATTCTTGGATAACAGACTTATCTCCTAATTCTCTAAACATTGCATAATAAGTTTCATTCATAACTATATTCCAAGCAATATTTTTGAATTGCTCTCTATAGTTAAAAGAATTAATAAATTTTTTAATTTCTTCATAATCATTTTTATATTTATTTGTTTTGTAGTCTTCTGGTTTTGCATTAATACAAGATATTTCTAAATCAAACGCAGGTAGGTTTGCTAGATATTCTTGATTTCGTTTATACATTAAACTACTGAAATAATAAGATTGACCATAATTAACTAAATTACCTTCATTATCAATTGGATTAGATAATGCTTCATCTATTTTTTTTCCATCTGGAGCACTATTCGTAGCAATATTAATTCTTTTCATTATTTCATTTTGTGTATATGGAGTAAATGCTCCTGCATCAGCCATACCTTTAGAAAATGCTGTTACATCAAAAACGCCATTTGCAATTTGATTATCTCTAATATTTAAAGCTTTATCATATGCTTGTAGAACTTCTATTACTTGTTTTTCTGTTAAATTAGTCTCCGTATTAGATTTAACCTTTTTATTACTCAATCTTATTCACCTACCTTCCTTTAATATATATATTTTTTTAAATATGCAAGAGGGTCTACCTCTTTTTTATACATATCTGCTTTTCCTTGTTTTTCATATTCCCAAACAACAGATAAACCATACATTAAACTTGTTGCACGGTCTCTTTTTTTACTTTTAACTATTCTGGTATAAATTATTTTACCACCTTCAGAATATGATTGTTTTATATTACTTAATTCTTGAACTAAGCTATCGTGCTCAACGTGAACTACCTGTTCTTCTGGTCTATATTTACCACTCTTATATGCTTCATCTGTTTCACTACTATCTACCAATAATTGTAGACTTCTATCTTCAAAACCACTTTTCATATATGGATAAAAAGTGCTGTTAAATTCTTGTGTTGCAGTTATTCCTCTTATTAGAGGTTCAGCATCCGGTAATAGTATCTGTGCTTCTTCATCGTCATCACAAATTAATGGAGGGAACTCTTCTACTTCTCCTCTATTATTTCTTGCAGTCCAAGGTTCTTCTAACAATGATAATAAACCCTGTCCAGCAGATTGAGCATCTATTACTAATTTATCCGTATTAGGAAATCTAATATGAATAAGCTCTCTTAAGAAATCTCTTTGTTCTTTTAAAGTAGCCCCATTCATTGTTTTTGTAAAAACAACTTGTTTTGTAAAAGTACCATTTTTTTTAGGTATTAATTTTATAACGTGAGTACAGGAATTATCCGAACCTGATTTACCAGATACAGCAACGTCGTGCGTTACAATATATCTATATTGACATTTTTTAGGTTGTTCTAATTCGCATCTATCTAATGACCTACATTTTGAAGTTATATCATATGGATAATAACTATCATTTGCACTTCCAACAAATCGACCTTCATATTCATAAGCCCATTTATCTAAAGTCATCTCTGGGTCATTTTTTTCTAACATCATATTTTCTTCTGTAAATAATCCAGCATCTATACCTACTCTATAATCAAGACTTGCAACAAAATAGTTTTTATCACCCGAAGTCATTTGACTATAGAAATTTAAGAATCTTTGATATAAATCACAAGTTTTTAACCAAGCAGATGAAATATAAACCATTCGTCCTTCTTCATAAGGAGCCTCTGGAAATTTCTTTTTTAAATCTATTGCATTAGTTCTTGGAGTTTTAGTCATTGGTATTAAAACTTCTTTTAATGCTTCTGTTTTAACTAGACGAGCTTCATCAACTAATATAAGTTGAAATCTCCAACCTCTTGAACTATCTCCTTTTTGATTGTTACCCAAAGTAAAAGCCCTTATTGAGCTTCCATTTTTAAAAGTAACAATACAATCATCTAAACTTGTTTTTATACTTTTAATTTCTCTTTTAATATTTTCGTTTTTACATAATTCCCCTTCTATTTTCTGTTTAACAACCATTCTTGCTTGGTTACCATTTCCAGAAACAATTCCTATTGCCATACCTGGATATAAGATAGCCATACAACAAATAAATATTGCAGCAATATATGATTTTGTTAAACCTCTACACATTATAAACATTATGTTTGGAAATTTTCCCATTGCTCTTAATAAAAGTCTTTGAAATGGGAACAAATTAGTCATTCCTAATATGTCTACAGCAAATTCATCAACATAATATCTATAGTATGATAAGAATTTAGTCCATTCTTCATAATCAATTTTTTCTTCATTAATAGGGTCATAACTCAATGGAGAATCAGTGTTATCATATCCCCAAGATTTTTGAGCTTCTACACCCTTTCTAACTTTTTTTATATTTACTGCCATTATAAACTCTTTTCAATATTTGAAAATTGTTCTATAATCTTATCAAACATATCTTTATCTTCTGGTATGTGTTGAGGAACGAAATTATGTTTTTCAACAGCATCAAATACTCTACCAAAACAACCAAGAGAAACATCATTTGCTCCTCTTTGACTTTCGGCAAATTGTGCTGATTTAGATAATCTATCAAAATTAGATACAGCAGTATTATAAGCACTTACCGCATCTTTATCATCAGGATTATCTCTCATAACATTATAAGTATCATTCATTATCAATGATGCTTGTGCTATTCTTCTAGCATAATCCTTATGATTTGTTGTTATAATTTTAAAATCATTATTTAAATCTTGATAATATTTATTAAGATAATTTAATTCTCTTTTTGAATAATAACCTTGCCAAGTATCATCCCAATTTTTAACTTCATTTCCATTTTCATCTTTTTCTAATACTAGCTCACTATCATAAATACTATCTTTAAATCTTGCATTTTCATATCTTGATTTATATGTGTTATTTATTAAATTTAAATATTTATCTATATAATTACCATCTATATCTGCCAGAGCCTCTTTCCAGACATCCTGTATAAATGGTGTGTCTAAAGTTTGCAAAACATCATAAACAGTTTGCATATTATCAATATCTATTATCTCATTAACACATTCTTTGCAATAAGGGTGATAACCTATTGATATATTTCTTGATTTATAAAAATCACTATTATTTTGGTATCTTCCCATAGCATTACAAGATTGATTCTGACAAATTCTTTTAGGCTCTTTTGGCTGACTTGTAGTAATTTTCTTACTTTTTGTAGCCACCTAATCTCACCTTTCTTTCAAAAATAAAAGAACTCTTAATCGAGTTCCACTGTATAATTACATTCTATTCCATCCTCATTGCAGACTAATACTGTTTGAGATGGTTTTCCACTTAATCTTAATTCAATAGTATGGTCATCTCCAGCACCAGGAAAACTCCCAGACTGAACTAATTTAATACCATTGATTTCAGTTGTAGCAGGGAAATGTCTATGTCCAAATAAAATACAATAAGGGAAATAACCCGCCATCATACTTAATTTGGCAACTCCCGCCATATCAAATTTATCATAATCCCCGTGAACAATAAAGTAATGTTTGTTTCTAACAACAAAACAATTAAATGTATTATCATAAGGTTCAATAAATTCTATATTTTCAAAATTCTCTAATTTACTTTTTGCATACCATTCAATTAGAGTATCTAATCTTTCATCTTTAAGAGCATCTTCTTTTTTATCTATTCTTGAATGATTACCAACAACGCTTGCTACTGTAACATTATTAAATATCTTACTAAGCTCTGCTAAAAAAGCAGTTATCATTTCACTAGCAGATATTACTTGCTCAATTACATTTTCTCTATTTGTTATTGCAATAGTTTTATGAATAGAATTACTAATCATATCTCCTTGCAATGTTACAAAGCAATTTTCAGAATTATGTCTATCTTTTATTTCTATTATTTTATTTAAATATTGGTTCATTCTATCTTTTGCGACTTCTAAATTATATCTTCCCCAAGCTGAAGCAAAAGTTTGACCTATATGTAAATCACTTAACATAATAACTAAATCATTGTCTGATTTTGTTTTTATTAATTCTCTTTCGGCTGGTTTAAGAGGTTTATAGTCTACCTTGCCTTGATTTGCAATTATTTTTTCAAAATAATCAAGTTTATCTTCGACTCTGGCTTCTATTCTAATTCCTCTATTAGATTCTGTTCTTTCGTCTCTTAATTTTATTTTTTCTTTTTTTATTTCTCTCAATATTTCTTCTTGTTCTTTTTTAAAATCTTCGTCTCCTTGTTGAGAAAAAATTTCATCATAGAACTTTTTAGCTGCTTGATATTTTTTTCTATATGCCGACTCATCATAATATTCATCATCTTCTCTAAGTTGTTTATTTAAAGTAGGAGTTATATCTTTCCAACTTCCTATTTTGCCAGCATCAACCATTTTACCAATACGCCATAAATATTGTATCTCTGTCTCTCCTTCTTTTCTTTCTAATTCCATAATCAAACTCCTTTTATTAAATAAAACTTGTTTTTCTTTCTCATTATATATAATATTTTTACGAACATCTGTTTTGCCCTTTATTTTCAATGTTTTAAGAGGATTGGGTTTTCAAACTTTTTTTGTTTTCTTTTGTTTTTCTTATATTTTCGTCGTGTGCACAATTAGTGCAATATTTTTTTGGAGAACGTGTTTTTCTAATAACCGTTCCACAAATAGCACATCTTTTATAATGTTCTTTATCATTATAAAATTGCAATTCGCCTAATATATTGTCATAATTTTTTATTGTAAAGGCAATTTCTCCTTCGTCAACAGAAAAAGGTAAATAAAAATAATTATTTGATTTAAAATTATCTTCCACATATAGACCGTTAATTATTAATTTATTACATAGTCTATATCTTTCGGCAACTCTTAACTTCATAATACCCGCATATTTCCAAACATCCATATCATTGGTAATAACCATTTTAACATTATTATGTTTGCTAAAGAAATATAGATATGATTGATTTACAGCCCACTTATAATAAACCAACAACATAAATAATAAGTTCTTTAGATTTTCATCTTCTAAATTATTAATTATTTCAACTTCTGATTTGTAAATATTAACCTCAATATCGGTTACAAGTGGGCAACTAAGAGCTCTATCTACTATTTTGCTATAAATTAAATCAACATCTTTTTTATCTAAATATTCACATCCAATAAGAGGGAATTTTTCTAATTCTTTTTTTATTTCATCAAAATTCTTTCCTTCATTGGCTAAATATCTAATAAGAATATATCTTTCTATATCTTTTTGCCTATATGTTTGAAACTTTTTTTCTTTTAAAAGATTTCTTGCATATTTTTTTTCGTCAAATACTAACATTATCCACCTCCTGTAATTGATATTTATGTCCTAAATATTCAACACCATAATCATCTTCTATCAAAACAGTAGGATTACAAACGGGTATAATATCTATTATGTCGTCTCCCATTATATCCCAAACTATATCGTGATTAATATTTTTTCTTTGACACATCATCATTAAATGATTAAAAAGTTCTCTGGTATTGCTAAATAGGTTTTTAATTTTTTCCCTATATTTATCTTTATGCCCGTATAAAACTTGATTCATAATTTCGGCAACGTCATCATCAGCAATTCCTTCATTTTCTATCATAGCAGAAAATCCTCTGAATTGTTTTTCTGATTTATATGTTTTACATATATCCATCAGAGTAACTAATTTTTCTTCGTCTATATTAGAATAATCTGCAAATTCGTTTAATAAACTAATCTTGCTTGGATGAAATTTAATATCAGAATCAGAACTTTCTACTTCTTTACATAAATTATTCATAACACAATCTGTTTCTAACACAGGAGAATATTTTCTATATTTTCTAATTAGTTTATTTTCTCCTTCAGACCTATTTTCTTTTCTTAATAAATCTTTAATAGACATTCCAAAATGTTTGTAACTAATACTATTAAAGTTTTTTTCATACGCTTTATATTCTTTCATCAAAGTAGAATATAAATAAATAAAGAAATAAGGTTTTTTCTTAACAACCATTGAATTATATTTATATTTCTCTGCTTTAGTTATATCATCATCATCTTTGTCTATTTTAACCCAATATCTCCATTCTCTAGGAAATTGAGGTGGGGTAGTCCCTTTAATTTTATCTATTTCTGCTCCTTGTATTTCTCTAAGCAATTTTATTCTTTTTTGCATTTCTTGAAGCTGCTCTTGTTGACCTTCTCCTTTGAACAATGGAAGCATAGCTATCATACTTGTTGAATAATTAGTTATTTGTCCAACTTTAGTATCTAATCCTTTAACATCACATCTAATAAAATTAGGTAATGTTACTCTTTGAGTAGGAACCATTTCTTTTTCATAAGTAATAGGAATTTCATTTCTCATAGCACCCTTCAAAAAATATTCATTATTAGTTGAACAAACTATATCTCCATCAAAATCTGAATCTGCGTGCTTAACAGTAGCAATATCATATATACTATAAATGACACCACTATAAATATATTTGTACCACTTTTCCATTTCTTTTGTTTTCGCTAATCTTTCAACATTTATTTCTGAATAATGAGTCAATGGACTTCTCATCAAACAAACCTCTCCAGAAACATTTCTTTCATTCCAGAAATTTGAATAAACTTCATTTGCCTGCAATTCTCCATCTGGAGATAAACCTAAGGCATTTCTTACTTGAGCAATAGGGTCACTTATCATAAATTGATAATTTCCTTTAACCCATATTCTTCCTAATTTAGCCTGACGAATAGATTCTTTAATAGAATTATATATCTTTCTCTGAACATATCCATCTTCTAACATTTTTGAATTTTTAACAATAGCTTTTGTAAAAGCACTTCCACAAGAATTAATTATTTCAGATAAACTATCTTCTGGATTTTTAATTCCTATATTATAAGCTAAAGAATATAATTTATCTCCACTACAGATATTTTTAAACCAATCTGTTGTACAAGATACTAATCCTTTTATATCTTCTCTATCTAAATCAAGAACTTGTATATATTGATAATTAGTCAATACATATTCATCATCAAATTCTTTGTTATATCTTGCTACTCCCCATTTTAAGTTATAAGAATGATGATAACTTAGATAGCCTTCCCAAGCAGAATAATATTTTGCCATTTTAAATTGTGATTCCGATAATAATACATCAATATCATCAATGTTATATTCTGTTCCATATCTATCCTTAATTTTAGTTATACCATTTTCTCTTGCATATTCTTTAAAATCAAATGTAACTAGATTTCCTTTTACAAATGCTGTTCTTACAACAAAGGAACAAGGGACATAGTTTAAGTGCATATCTTCCGCCCAATTTTGAGCCATTTCCGGACTTATAATTCCCTGACCATCACAGCTATTAAGTTTTAAATCTTTATATATCTCTTTAACCTGATTTTTTCCTTCATCATCTTTATAGATAAAATTAAGCTTTTGATTTGGTATCACAGTATCAAAATCTTTTATAACACAAACCTTTGGTTCTCTAACCCAAAGAACAGAAGAAAAAGATAAAGCAAAATAAGCACTTAATTTTGCAAGATTTATATTCTTTATTTTTTTATCTAATCCACACATTAAATGTTCTTGCATATAATCATATAATTCTTCATTAATAAAACTTACAGTGTTTCTTCTCATTTGACCAGAACCAACCATAAATCTTACATAATGTTTTCCATTTAAATCAAATCCATCTCTTGCAATTTGTTTATATTCTTTTTTTGTAACAACTTTTATATTAACTATATCATCTATAAAAAGCATTTTATCTAATTGATGTTGTAAATCTTTTAACTTATCTATATTTTCTTGACAAGTAGGTTGCTTTTTAATATTTTTCATTTCTTTTCTTATATCTTGAACTTTGTTATATAAAGATATATGGTCTCCTGTTTCCCCATAATATTCTCTTATTTTAGCAAAGACTAAATTATCCCCTATAGATACCACACAACCATCTCTTGAGGCATCTTTGAAACTATATGTTTTTAAATTGTTAATTTTATTTGATGGTATCTTATAAACATAATATAAATTCTGAAGAACCTTCAAGAATAATCTCCTCCTTACCTTATTTTCTCTAATGTTTTACAATTATACTTTTTATAAAAATCTAAAATTGAATCTATTTCTTCCCAAGTATTCACCACCATAAATTCTTCACTAGAAGTCGGTTCTTGCCAAGGAAAGTTATGAAAACTTTTATATAATATTTTTAAAGCAGCATTAGTTTTTAAACAATCAAAATTATCGTCTATTTGAATAGCATTATCCATATTTATACGGCTCTTCTTTTTTGATTTTCCATCAAACCCAATAAATTTAAAGTCGTAAGGTAAGTTGTTTTTCAACCAATCTTGTTTTCTTCTTAAGTTTTCTTCAGTACCAATACTTAGTATAACAATATTATAAGACTGACTATATTTATTTAAAACATCTAAAACCCCGGTCTTAAATTCTAATCCATTATAAAACTCTTCACTTTCAAACATTTGAAGTTTTTCTTTTTCACTAATCGGATAAATAGAATTATAATTATAATCAAACAAATCATCCTCGGTTTTAGATGTACCATATTTTTTATTTAACATATCTATTATTCTCTTATTACTTTCAACTATAGTGTTGTCAAAGTCTAAGTAAATTGTCATCACCGTGTTTCCTCCTTCCTCTATCTTAATTAACTACATTATATCAAAAAAACCTCATTTTGTCAATAATTTATTTGACAAAAATAAATAAATATGGTAGAATAACAATGGGTGATGATATGACCAAAAAATATGAATTAGAAACATATAATATATTAAGCGTCACAACATACAGACTTTTAGAAAAAGATACTGGAGAATATTGGTACCCTTTAAGTTCTTTTTTTAGTAAAGTTCTTTTTAGAAGAACCACACCAGGATTTTATAGAGATAAAGAAGAATTTAGAGTCCATATGAGAGTTATAGAATATACCAACCCGAATAGTTCAGCCAAAGATAAAACTACTAAAACTTGGTTTATGAATACTGAGGGTATGTGTCTTATACTTAAAAATTTAACTCTAGCAAAAGATACCCCAAAGAAAATGATGATGAAACAAAAATATTTAGCGGCAGCTCAAAATTATTTTGGAGTTACATCTAATAACAGTCAAGAATTTATAGGTTATCAACCAGACTTATCTGATTATGATGTATGGAGTATAATGTGTCTTACAAGAGATTATGAAATAAGAAAAGATACATTATGGAAGAGATGCAATACTTGTGGATTTTACTATCCATACAACAAAGACTATTTTAATATGGTTGGTAAAAATTATTTAGCTAACAGTTGTAGACAATGTACCGGAAGAGACTTTGTTTGTAAAAATAAAAATCTTCAATATATATATACTCATAATGGATTAGATTTAATATATCAATATTATCTCAGAGATAAAGATAAAATTTTAGAAGAGTTTAATAAATGGCTATCGGGAGGAGGAATATAATGAAAATAAAAGTTGTTGATGCTGGATGTGGTGTAGGTAAAACAACCGCAATGATAAATTTTATAAATAATTCAAAAAATGACAATGAAAAATTTTTATATATAACTCCATTTCTAACTGAGGTAGATAGAATAAAAGAATCTTGCACAAACAGAAATTTTATAGAGCCAGAAGAAGCCCCTACTAAATCAGAAGATTTAACTAGACTTATAGAAAAGGGCTATAATGTTGTTTCTACTCACGCTTTATTTCAAAAATTAACAGATAGAGTATTAGATTTAACTCAATTTTATGATTATATATTAGTTGTTGATGAAGCAGCAGATGTTATTGAAGAAATAGATATAACTAAAAATGACTTACAAACAATTGTTAAAGAATATATAACTGTTAAAGAAGATATGACGGTTATATGGAATGAAGAAAAAAAAGATTATGAAGGTAGGTTTTTAGATTATAAACATATGATAGAAATGGGAGGAGTTAAAGCACATTGCTCTGATTCCGGAGAAGTAGTATCTTTGGTTTGGACTTTCCCTATAGAAATATTTGATTCTTTTAAAGAAGTTTATATCTTAACTTATATGTTTAACGGGCAAAAAGCCTATTATGAATATAATCAAGTAGATATAGAAAGACTTTATGTTGATAATTATCAACTAACAACAAAAGAAGTTAAATATAATTATGATGAACAAAAAAAATTAATAACAATAGTAGAGGATAGCAAACTAAATGCTATAGGAGATAATAGAGGTTCTTTATCAATGTCCTGGTTTCATAGAAATAAAAAATCTATGTTAATGAAAAAATTACAAAATAATATAAGCAACTTTTTTAAACATACTGCCGAAGGGACACCAATAGAAGAAAAACTTTGGACTACTTTTAAAGAATATTATGATATTATAAAAGGTAAAGGATATACAAAAGCTTTTGTTCCAATAAATATTAGAGCGACAAATGATTATAAAGATACTACTGCCGTTGCTTATATAGCTAATAGATATATGAAGCCAACATTAAAGCACTTTTTTGAAACAGAAGGCATAGAAGTAGATGAAGATACTTATGCTTTATCTGAACTAATACAGTTTATTTATAGAAGTGCAATAAGAGATGGTAAACCTATAACAGTTTATATACCATCAAAAAGAATGCGTGAACTTTTAAAAGATTGGATAAATAAAAAAGACGAGTAATTAAACTCGTTTTTATTTTTGCAAAATATAATATCTAAACCACCAATATATTTTTTTAAATCCTTTAAGAACATATTTTATTTCAAACTCTGGCTCAAAACTTCCATAAGCCCAATGTCCTAAATATTCACCACATTTAGAGCAATATATATCATACTCTGCTAAATGATAACCGTGACATTCCTCATATAAACAATTTTTTTTCACAATGATATTTTTTTTGATGCCTACATCTCTTCTTCATCTAAAATTTCTTCCTTTTTTAATATCTCTTCTTTTAATGCTTTGATATTTTCATCAGAATAATCAAATTCTTCTGGAATAGAATCAGATATTTTATAAAATCCATATGGAGTCATAGATTTCATTATATCAAGAAATGGAACTTGTGCCTTTTTTGGTAAATAATGTTTATTTGTATAGAACCAATTCATTAATCTTGCATATTTAGAATTTTTAAAATCATCAAAAGCTTCTTCTTTTTCGTCTTTATTTTTAATAGCTTCTTTTGCTTCTTCAATAATTCCTAATTTATCATTAGCTTTAGCAATTAAGTAGCTTTGAATCTCTGTTCCTTTTACAACTGGAACATCTATATCCATTTGCTCAAGCTGTTTCATAACAGATTCTGTCGCAACAAGAGTATTTTCTTCAAGTTCATTCTCTTCATAAAATTGTTCCCTGTATTCTTCCAAGAAAGATTCACTAGCCTCATCTATTACTTCCTCTATATCTCTAACATCAACACAACTTTTTGTAATAGCATCAAATATTTCTTTATTACATTCTTCCGCCGTAACAATTGACTGAGCAGTTAATGCTCTTAATTCATAATAATTAATTGCTTTTCTATCTCTGTCTAATTCTACAACATCTGAATTAAAATTATAGCCATATTGAAAATTATCATCTGTTTGAATATATAATCCTTCTACATACATTTTACCTTTAAATTGCTTATCTAGTAATATTTGTCCATTATCACAATTAACAACATTACCAAAACTTTCATCTATACAAGGGAAGTAATTTAATAAAGAATTATATAGTTGTTGGTCAACCGGACTGATAACAAAAGTTAGACCTTCTCCTCTTCCATCGTCACTTTCTTCTATATTTAGAACTTGAGTTCCAAATTGTTCACTGACTTTAAATGAAGGACTCCATAATTTATCATTATTATCAACATAAACATTCATACCTTTTCTTAAAAGAACAACTAATGCTAATTTAAATCCTTCTCCATATTTACCTATCATACCATCTTGGTCTGATTTACTTGAGCACCCTAATATAAGGTCTTTTGCAGATAATGAAATTCCTTCATTATTAATATATAAAGTATCTCCACTATAATAAATACTTTTCTTATATCCATTTTTATCTGCATCAATAGCATTTTGAAGTATTTCTCTTATAGCCTCATTTATTCCCCAATTACTTACATAATTAGGACTTATTGTTATCTCGTAATTTTTAATCATTTTTTATTCTCCCTCTTTACATTTATTATTAAAATTATAAATATTATTAACCACATTAAAGCCGTATTAAAAATAAAAGCTTTATCTACTAATTCTTCAGGTAAATAATATAACAACAATCCCATATGTATTGGGAATGTTATCCCAGTAAGCAATAAAGTTAATGCGATTGATATTAAAAATACCATTAACATAAAATCACCTCTTATTCTTCTCTTTCATAATCCATTAAAAAATCTTTTTTATATGTTTCTTCTCCAATTCTATTCATTTCGTTTAGATAGCTTTCTACAAAACTTGAATAATCAAATACCATACAAACAGGAATTTCATCATTTAACCACCATACAAGAGTTAAGTAATCCTCATATTCAGTTTTTAAAATACTAAGTTTAAGCAAAGTTCCTTCTCCGTCTAGTGTAATAGCCCTACTTTCTATTCCATATTTATAGTTATATAAATACTCCGGATGCTCATCGTTTTCATTTATTCCTAATAAATAATCTATTTCTTCTTTAAAATCATCTAAATAGCTAACGGTAAATTGATGTGTTAAATCTCCATAGTGAATTTGAAAAGTTAACCACCCAGCCCAGATATTTGTAATCTCTATCATATTTCTACATACCCTTTACCATTGCAACTTCTACATTGTTCTGGTGCAGTTGTCGATGTAATCCAAGTATTACCGGTATGATTATAGAACCCGTTACTAACAATTCCATTACCTCCACATACAGGACAACATCTCACTTCTCTGTTTGTATTATAAATTGTTGGTGTATAATCATAGAAATCATCATATTTTAAAGAAATACTATAAACATAATTAGTTATTTCAACCTCTTCATCTAAACTATCAGTATTAATCCAATCAAATAAATCTTCATAATCTTCATTTCCATAATCATCACATTGAAATTTATCTACAGTTCTTATTTTTTTATTTTCTACAACAAATTCTTCATCATCAAATTTAAATCTAAAGCCCTCTCCTAGATTTTCATCTAACCAAGACTTTAATATTTCTTTTAAAGTCATAGTTTTTGGTGTGAAATATGAAATAGTAGAACCATAATTTTGAGTTACTGTTGTTCCTTCTATCATTTTTATTCCTCCTTATCTTCTATTTTTTTTATAATATTGTGTATAGATGCCATAATATTATATAATTCATCTTCAATTGTTCCTCTAGCTGGAAGAACATTTTCTAATGGTTCCATACAAACTCTGTTTATACACAAAGGCTTGTTACCTCTGAATCTACTAGGACTCCAAGCTCTACCATCTATGATATAATTTTCAATTATACCCTTTTTATTGATTTCTACTTCTCTAACTGTATAAACACAGTCTGTAACATTACTAATTACCCTAAATGGCTCAGTTATTACAATTTTCTTCATAAAATTACCTCTTTTCTAACAAAAATCAACCATTTCTAATACATTTTACACTATTTTTCAACAAAAATTAAGTGTTTTTAGACCTCTTTTCGTGGATTATATTGAGGTTTTCTGTCTTTTATAAGCATTTCTATAAGTTCATCTCTTGAAAATTCCTCATATTTTTCACGAATTTCCTCTTCTTCATAGTCTTTTAGCCAGTCCATTTTCTCCCAATTTCCATTTTCATCTAGCCAAGCCTCTGCGTGTTCATAGTTTTTACACACATATATATTGATTTCTTCTTCCCATCTGAAGCCAATTACAATAGTATCTCCAGTTGCAGAGAAAGAATACTCTCCTGGGGCGTCTAATCTTTTAATTACATCATCAATCATATCTTGAATTTCTGAATCTTTAAGTTTAACCCCATCATTTTTAGAAAAATCTTGCTTATTATAATAAAATTTAATATTCATATCATTTCCTCCTAAAATAACTTCAATATCTTTACAATGGCTTATACAAAATTTATCAAAATCACTCATATCCGGAGTTATACCCTCTTTTTTATATTTTTGATATATTTCATCTTCGGCTATATATTCTTTTAAATTTTTAATATGACTCATTCTGATACCTCCCAATAAACAATATCATTATTCATAACGGTAGCCCTAAGGTCTATGTTCACTCTATCTTTATCAGTTAGCACATCACAACAATCTAATATTTCATCAGTTAAAGATGCACATCTTAAAAAATAATAATTATAATTATGCGTCTTTAAATGAATAAATACATCATTATTTTTATTTCTTAAATATCTAACTAATTCCCAAAGAGCACTGACTTGACTAAAAACTTCTACTCCATCTATTATCCAGTTCATAGACCTATCGAGCATCTCTTCCGCAAGAGCTTCAGTATTTTGAGACTTTTCGTGGCGGCTCTCATAATCAGATAATCTTAAAATGCTACATTGACTGGAACCGCCAACAATCATCGCTTCATATCTAATTTGTCTCATATTACCACTCCTCTTCTATTTCTTCATCATCATCTAAATATTGTAGATAATCATCTTCATCTTCTATTTCTCTTTCATCTATAACTCTAACATCTTCAATATCGACATTATCGTCTTCTTCCATATTTTCAGCAAGCTCTTCAGCTTCCTCCTCTGTTGCAGCCTTAACCCAATGGCGTGCAGTTCTAACAACTTCTACTAAATATTCTTTCATAATTATTTGCCCTTTCCGATTCCTCTTTCAAAGAATTCTTTCTTATTTTCTAATTCCTCATTTAAGTTCATAGTATATACACTTGTGTTATTCCTTTTTGCACATTCTTTAGCTTTATCTATATCATCAAATATTCCTATAGGAACGTCGTCACTTCCCCAAGACATAACAATATAAAGCTTCATATTATTCTCCTCTGTAATAATCACAAGGATATGCTTTAACTATTTTAATTCTGTCATTCATAGAGTGTACTAAATTCTCATCGTATGCTTTTAGATAATACTCTAATTTAACATCTAATGCACTCCAATCATTTATAATTAATTCATTTGTTTTCTGACTAGGCATCTGTATTTCTACACATATACCACATTTGTTTTCTTTGGCTTCAGCAAAAGCCGCTTTTAATTCTTTTCTCGTCACTTATTAAATTCTCCTTCCTTATACATTTTGTTTAATTCATCTAAGAACTTCTCTATATCATTTAAACATTTACTATCAAATACTACATCATCAAAGATTCCATCCGTAAACCAACAGAATTTCCTCCAAGCTCCATACCATTTAATCATACCTAAATGTATAAATAGGTCTTCTTTGTTACATAATATATATTGAGGAAGCTTCTTTCCTTCTTCCCAAACTTCTATAGCATATATATATTTACCAATATCTAACATCTGATGTATATTAGGATTAGTGAATTCCGGTAAATCTCCTCTTGCTAATGTTTCCATCATAAATGAAATTCCTCCTCAAAATAATATTCTTTATATCTATAACCAGTAAGATAATAATCAATTTCTGATACTGGCATAAATATAAGAGTAATGCCGTCTATCTTTATCTTTAAATCAGCCATATTAATTTTAGCCCTATCAAGATAGTCTTTGGCAATAAATTTAATTGCCTCTCTACAATCTTTCTTACTTCTACATATAATAAGTCTATTTTTGGAGCCTTTATCTATTCTACTCTGTAAATTATAATGCGTTCTCAGATATTTCTCATCTATTCTCTTAAGCATTTGCAGAGAATTATAAGCTTCTAGTGTGTCGTTCACTATTTATACCCGCCTCCTATCTTAAACATATACTATCATAATATTTTTTATTTGTCAAGAGAAAAACTTGACTTTTTTAAATTTATGTGATACACTATAGTTAATCAAAGGGAGAACGAAAGGAGACGAATGATTATGTTATTATTATATTTTATACTATATGCAATGAACACTAATAAGAACTACGACAAACCTGGTACTAATAGAGCAATATGGTTATCTCAATCATTCAGCAGAGATTATGAGTAGAACAAAGAAGATAATTATAACTCTTGTGGCACTTGGAATAATTTCTATAATAACAGGATTAGGTATGCAGATATATAAAGACCAAAAGACAATATCTACACTAAATAAAGAATTAACATACAAGACCGGCAAAATTGATTCTCTTGAAAAAGAGGTCAACAATCTTAATAATAGAAGTGTAGTGCCTCTACAACAATATGTAGATGATATTAACTTTATGGAATCCGTTGTTTGGGAATTACGTGGTGAATTTGAACGTGAATGCGGAAAGAGTAATTAATTTACTCTTTTTCTTTTTGTTTACACTAAAAATCAAAAAGGTCTGGTTGCTCCGCTTGGCGGTGCAGGTTGAAGGGCGGCTTGCAGCTTTCACTAAGTCCTCTCTTTTCTATGTTCCTTACTATTCTTAAGGACGACCTCTGTAAACCCGCATAAAATAAGGCTTTTAAAAAAATTCTGGAACTTTTATGGTTCCAAAATGGTATTTTAGAGGTCTAAAATTAGCTAGCACTTGTGACCAAGTAAGCCAGCACACTAGCGTGCACATAGCCACTACAAAAGGTCTAAATTTATTCAAATTGAATGGCGTAGCGTTGCCTCTCCAAAAGGCATAAGCGTTACGCCATTTTTGTATGTAGTGGCGTCTTTTAAAGAAGGTCATCATCAAAGATAATGCCTAAATGAATAAGGTCATTTGCAAAAGAAAGGTCATTAATTAAGACCTCCACAGATAGACGTCTCGTGTTTCGCCCATTTGAGGGGCTCCACACGACGTCAATGCAAGTTTAGTGTAAATATACCGGGGCAGGTTAAAAAGTGCGGGAGAATGGACGTGAGTGGGCGATAAAACGACGCTTGGAGTGAGGTGCTACTTTATTATAACGGGTGCTTGTGGTCTTTTTTTTGTAAATATACCCGTCTAATGATGTTATATTATACAATAAAACACCACTCCCACGCCTTAACGCTTTTTTACTTTTTTAATATAAAAAACCGACTTTTTAGAAGTGGAATAAAACACCAAACACCAAACAAAAACACCATTTTTTTATGGTGCTTTACTTTTAATAAAATAATTCTAATAATATTTTTTTACTAAAATTATTTTTTTCAAGTGCTTTTTTTGTTTCTTCACCTAGTAAATAATAAAATTGTTTTATAAATTCTTTTATGTGTCGTAATGTTGTTTTACTCATTAATAAATTAATATTAATATCTTTATTTAATTTTATTTTACTATCTTTATAAGTTAATACTAAAGTATTATAACTTAACAATTCATATTTTACAATTACATTATATTTATTATAATATTTTTTTACTTCTGCTTTTTTATAATAACTTTTTACATTTTCAAACACTGGAATTAATTCTTTTTTACTTTCTTTCATATTCTTTCTTTTTCCTTTCTTTCTAAAGTCCTTCTACATATTCATTAATAGATATGTTATCTATGAAAATATTATATTTCTTATTTTCTGCTTTTTTATTAATAATGTTGTATATTTCCCTTTTTTCTAGTTGTGTGTAGTTTATAACTTCTTTTATTGTGTCTTTTGTTGTTTCTATTATTTCATTAATTAAAACACCATTATTATTATATATTTTTTTATAAATGCTATAAAACTTAATATTATAGTTTAAATAAATACTTTTATTTTCTTTCAAGTCGTAAATTGCTAATTGTTTATTTTCTTTTGCTATTCTTTCTGCTTCCCTTTTTTTATTAATTATTATTGATATATCTATAAAATAATAACTTGTTTTTTCATCATACCAAACACCAACAAACAAATTATTTTTTTTCAAGTCCTTTATTGCTTTTATATATTCTTTTACTATTTCCATAGTTTTATCAATGCTTTTTTCTTTTGTTTCATATCCAGCAAGTGAAACACTAAAACCACTTTTTTTTGTTGTGTTTTTCATTGTGTTTATATCTAATGTAATACCTTTATTTTTTTTTATATATTCTTTTATATCTTTTAAAACTTCTTTTTTCATTTTCTTTTTTTTTCCTTTCTTTCTTTCCTACTTTTATTATATACACTTTTATTTTTTTTATTCTTCTTCTGTGAAAATATTCATATATTTTTTTATAAAGTATTTACTACTAAAATTATGTATAATATAAGTGTTTAAAACTACTATATTAATTGAAATACTATAAAATAAAAATGTTGTGTTAAGTTCTGCAATTAGCATTATATCAAGCATAATTAATATAACATTGATAGAATATAATATATAACTAATATAGTTTTTTAGAACTTTTCTTTTTTTCATCTTTTTTCACTTCCTTTCTTTTTTATTTACACTTTAATTATAACATATATTTTTTTATAATTCAAGTGTTTTTTTTAATTTTATGAAAGTTTTTTTTATTGTTTACACTTCTTTTTTTTTGGTGCTTTTTTCCTTTCATCTATAACTATTATATCATATATAATTTTATTGTCAATAATTTTTCTAAAACTTTTTATTTTTTTTTACATTTTCTTTTTTTTTCTTTCCTTATATATATATAATATTTTTTTTAATAAAAGTGTTGTAAAAGTGCAATAAATAAAAAAGCCGTGTTATAATTTACTTGTAAATTGAAAAAGCAAACACCAAAAAAAGAAAAAGCAAACAAGCAAACAAAAAAAACACCATAGGAGCAAAAACACCATAGCAAACAAATGTTTGTAAACCTAAAAAGGTTGACACCTTGAAAATACGAACGAATGTTTGACCGAACAAGTGTTTGATTAAATGTGGCAAAATTTCATTAAATGCAACTTGCAAAATTGTGGGGAAATTATTAAATGGCACTTGCAATTTTGTGGGGAGCATAGGAGCAGAGCAAAAAAACAATTTATTAAATGGCAAAATTAAAAATGTGGTGGGTTTTGGTGCAAAAAAGTGAAATATAATCAATTTATATGATATAATGAGTTTAGAAGTTGGGAGAAGTGATTAAAAATGTTTAAAGAAGAATTAAAAGCAGAATTAAGACAAAATTATGAGAGTATTAAAAATATTGATAAAGAAATTATTAATATTAAGGTTGCTATTCATAATTTGGAGAAATTAGGACTTAATACAAATGAATTTTATGATAAACTTGATGAAATGTGCATAGAATTTAAGAAATTAAAAGATTTTAATGATGATTTTACTAAAAAAATATTAAAATAGGTGCAAAAAAGTGAAATATTTAAAAAACTTGTGATATACTATAAGTGTAATGAAAAAGAAAAGGAGAAGTGATTAAAAATGTTAGTAGTAAAAACAATTAATGAATATGATAAAAATGATTTTAGTAAATTATATGATAATAGTTGGAGTGGTGCTAGACAAACACTAGATGATATTAGTAATGCAGATTTAGAAGAAGAGTTTATGCAATATTTAGATGAAATGTTTGGAGCAGATGAAGAAGTAGAAGATACAACTATAAATGATTTTATATGGTTTGAAAGAGATACAATTTATGATTATTTAGGACTTGATGAAAATGGTGAAATACCAAAAGATGATGAAGATGATGATGATTTTTAATAAATAGTTATATAATGGTTGGTGGTTGGGTTTGTGAGTTGTTTCACTTCTTTCTATATAGGACTGGAAAGCAAATAACTTGTATAATATAGAAAGTAATGGAAAGCAAAATTGTGGAAAAACACGGAAAGCAATTAAATGGCAGAGTGTAAAATGTGGGGAAATATGGAAAGTAAAGGAGTGGAAAGCAAAATGGAAAGAAAAACTTATAAAGTAATATTAAATATTGGTTATAAAAATGAAAGTGTAAAATATTTTGATAGATTAACTAAAAATAGAATAGCAGAATTAAAGGAAAGCAATGCTTATGTAATACTTTACTATGATAAGTTTTTTGAAAAATATCTATGGTTTGATAGTAAAACAAATGAATATCAAAAAGCACTTTTCAATAGTAATGTAGAATATTATTGTGGTTAGGAAGTGGAAAATATGAAAATATATCAATTAGATAGTGAATTAAAAAGACACGATATTGCAATGTTTACAAAAGATTTGGAAAATATAGAAGATTTAGTAAAAAGAATAGCAAAAAACAAATGGAAATTAATGTATGATAGATTATTAGATAGTTATTCGGTTTATGTTGAAAATATACCTAAAAAGATATGTAAATATAAAGAAATAACAATAGTTATTGATGATAGTGGTATAAGATATTTTAGTGGGTTATGTTAGGAGCAAGAATTATGGAAATAAAACTACAATTAAATGGTAAAATTGATAATAGTGGGGTTGATTTTGATAATTTGGACTATACAAATGCAGATGATATAGCAAACGGAAGTAAAGGCATATTTAGATTATATATTTATAATAAAACTACAAAAAAATGGAGATATGAGTATTATTTATGTAAAGTAATTGAAAATACTTATTTAGGCAAGTTATGTAATCATAACTTTAAATTGGAAGTAGTACAAGTATTAAATGGAAACAAAAAAGTTGTGGGAGATATTATAAGTAGGAACGGAAAGCAATTATATAAAAATTACTATGAAATAAGGAAAGCAAATAAATATTGCAGATATTATAAACATAAACAAAAATATAATTATAGTGTAATGATAGGAGTGATTTAAATGATTAAAATGAAAGATTTGGAAAATTATTTTGAAAAGAGTTTTGATGAATTATTAAATGATAGTGATATTATTGTGGTAGCAGATGATATAAATGGTGCTTGGGAAGATTATTATAATTGGGAAATGGGAAATAGCAATTTATATGAGATTAATAATACATTAAATGGAGAAACAAAAAAATATTTAAATACAATTAAAGATGAATTTTATAAATGGGTGGAAAATTGCAATGCAGATGAATTATTAAATTATGAGTTAAGTACATACCAAAGACATTTTATGTTAGAAAATGGAAAAGTTTATTATTTAAATAGTTATTTATAGGAGAGTGATTAAAAATGATGATTAAATATAATGGAGAAGATATAAAAATATTAAAAAGAGCATATATTGATTATAAACAATTAGAGAGAAAACTTGCTATTGATTTAGGAGATACGGAAGATTTAGAAAAAGCATACAATTATATAAATGATTTAAGAGAAACAAGTTTTACAAATGTTGATTTGGAAGTAGGAGAATATTTTGATTTTAATTATAAAGATATGTGTTTGACTATTTCTAAAAATAATTATAGAAATGTTTGTAAATTAGCAGAAAGTGTTGAATTATGGAACGATAAGGGAAATATTTATATTGACACTATTTTGTTTGAAGATTTGGAAAAAATTGTGTTAGGTTATGATGAATAGGAGTTGAAAATAATGGAAAGTAAATTATTAAAGAAAATTGAAAATGCTATATTAAATGATGAATATGGTATAACAAAAATAAATGGAGTAAAATGTAGTCGTGCAGATTTGGAAACACTAGAAATGTTATTAAATTATAAAATTAAAAATGGAGATTTTGGAAACTTTATGATTTATGGAGAAGTAAAAGAAGTTTTACAAAAAAATAATTTATTATAAGGAGATATGATTAAAATGGAAAATAAAATTGAATTATTAAGAGATATAATTGAAGATAGCAAAAGATTTGAGTTTGTAGAAGATGAAGTGTTAAGAGTTAGTAGTTATTATAATGGAAACAAAAGTATAAACATTAATTTTATAGCACTAATTGAAGTTATGTATGAAAAACTAGATGATGAAGATATTGAAAGAATATTATTAAGTGATGAAGAGTTAGGAGATGAATAAAATGGAATATATAATGATTATGGAAAATGGAGAATATAAAATTGAGTTAGATAGTGTAAAAGATATTGCTATTAGTGATTTGGAGCAAATGCTAGATAATTTGATTAATTTATGTAAAATGTATAATATTGATGATGATGAGATTTTAAGTGAAATTGTGAGTGAAACTGGTTTAGAAGTTGAAAAAATGTAGATAAGGAGATGATTTTGATGAGTGTAAAAGAATTAACAAAAGGACAAAAAGAAGAATTAAAACAAAGATATTATGATGAAAAATTACAAGAAAAAGAAGATAGAACAATTAGTTATTATGAAATGATGATTATTGATGATTTAGTTAGTGATGAAGAAATAGAAAATGAATATGGTTATATAACTTTCGTAAATGATGATTTTTTCACTAATGATAGAAATAAAAATTATGATTAATTTAGGTGCAAGAAAGTGCAATATAAAGATTTTATATGTTATAATTAATATGTAAAAAGGAGAGATATTATGATAATTAATGAAGAGTTTTTAAAAAAATTATATAAAAAATTAAATGCAGATGAAAAAGAAGAGCAAAATATAAAATGTTATGATGATTTTATAGATTATATAAAGGAAACTATAATTGATAATCTATATTATGATTTTACAATTAAAGGTGCAATTAGTAGAAAAGAAATGTTTGGAGTTGGTTTATTATGAAAAAAGACAATAGTTTATTAAATGTTTTGTTGGTTTTTGTGGGAATTTTAATAATTATAGTTGCATATTGGACTTATATATTTATAGAAAACAATAAACAAGCAGAATATAATAAATGTGTTAGAATATTAATAAATGAAGATGAAATATCAAATGGTTGTGATAAATATTTTGTAAATGATAAATGGTATAAAAATTTTATGAAAGAAATGTTTGATGAATATAATAAAATTAAATAAGGAGATGATTTTATGAAAACTTATATAGATAAAAACTTTAAAAGAGAATATCTAAAAGGTGTAGATTTACAACAAATTGGAGTATATTATAATGTACCTATTAGAGATATTTTTGAAGAAAAAAGAGCAGAGTTTGACTATGAAGATTTGGAAAATGATACTATTTTATTAGATAGATATTCTATTGATAGTGGAGAATATGTAGAAAACTATGATAATATTGAATATGATTATACTGATGAAATAGAAATTGATGATTATTTTAAGCAATTAATGAATTATGAAAAATATAATCATTATTTAGTAGTATTATTCAATAGTCGTTGGACTGGTGCTAGTGGTTATAAGATTTTTGATGATTATATGGAGTGTTTTTATAGAGATTATGATAATACTATGTATGTAAAAGGAAGTAGTAGAAGTGGTAAATATCTAAAATTAAGAGAATATCATCACGACAAGCCTATGGGACACGATAGCATAATTATTGGTCTTACTGATAGAGAATATGAGAAATTAGATAATATGAATATAGATGAAATTATTGATTTTGGAGCAGAAAGTTTATTTAAAGTGGAAAATTTTGATTAATTTGGTGCAGATTAGTGAAATATACGGAAAGTTTATGCTATAATATAGGTGTAAAGAAAAGGAAAGAGAGTGATTTATACCTATGAAAAATGAAGAAATTAAAAAAGAGTTAGACAAGTTAAAAAAAGAGTTTTGGAAAAATGAAAGTAGAATAAACGGAAGAAAAGCAACAAGACAAGAAAAAGCAGAATTAAGGAGAAGAAATAGAGAAATATTTCAAAGAGTTGGAGAGTTGACAAAATAGTCAATTCTCTATACCAAAATTATTAAAGGGAGATGATTAATATGGTATGGTTAAGTAATTTACAAAAAGAAACACTATTAAAAGTTGATGAGATGATAGAACAAAATAAAACTTTTGATGAAATTGTATGGAAATTACAAAAAGAAAATTATTATTTTAAATGTGAAACAAAAAATGGTTATATTAAAAAAAGTTTATTTATGATTTATAAAGATGATGAAAATGGAAAAGAAGAATATAGTTTTGTAGATTTAAAAAGAAGAAGAAACGGACTTGCTTATTGGGAAACAATTAAAATTAGTTAAGGAGTTGAATAAAATGGAAATGGTTTTAAGAGTTGAATATTATGATGATAATAAATTAAATAAATTAATTAAAGATTTAGAAGAAAAAGAAGTTGCTTATGAATATATAGGAGATAAACAAGACAATACAATAGATATTTATAGTTTATATAATTATAGCAATGCAAATAGAAGTTTGACATTTTATGCAGAGTTTGAAAATAAAAAAGGAAAAATGGTTTGGTTAGATATAAAAGAAGATGAAGTAGCAAGACATACAATAACATTATTTTAAAAAAAAGGAGTTGAAAGATATGGAAATTAGAACAAAAGTTATAAATGGAAATAAATGGCAATTTGTAAATGAAAGTTGGAGTACAAGTAATGCTTGGGGGCATAGAACAAATGTTTTCAAAAATGGACTTGAAATTGAAGAACATAAAAGCAGATATTACAATAGAACTTGGGAGAGTTATACTTTTCAAAGTTGTATGTTTGGAGCAATTAGTGAAATAGAATATAAAGAAAAAATGAGATTTGTTGATAATTATAAATATGAAAATAATATTGATAGATTTAAAAAAGGACAAAAAGATGAGATTTTGGCAATGTTTGAAGAAACTGAAATTGCAAAAGAATTAAATGAATTGAGAAAAGTTGTGGAAAATAGAGATTTTGATTAGGAGATGATTTAAATGAGAAATAGATTATTTTTAGCAAAAGTAAAAAATAGTGATGATAGAGATATTGTAAAATATATTGAGTTTACTGGTTTTGAGTGTAATCATTATTTTGGTGGTTTACATATTGAGGGTGCTTGTTTTAGTGGTTTTGAAAAAGAGTTTAGAGATTTAGTAGAAAACAATTTTGAAGAGTTGGAAACAATATTAACAAAAGATGAGTTTATTAAATTATTTAAATTAAATGATGAGTTAAAAGCACTAGGTTATGGAATAGAAAAAGATAGTGATAAATATAATAAAGGACTTGAAATTATAAAAGAATATGAAAACACTATTGAAAAGAAATTACAAAGTAATGAGAACAAAGAACTTTTTGAAAAAGTAATTGCAGATGAAAAAGAATATGTTAAAAATGAATATAATTTGAGTGATTTAGAAGTTGATGATATATTTGAAAATTATGGTTTAGAATATCAAGATAGAGCAATTATAAGTTATGTTTTTAGAGATTTTGATGATATGGTTTATGAAGAAAAGTTTAATTTTGGTTATGATGAGCAACCTTATTTTGATGATGAAAGTTTTGGTTATGATTTATTAGAAAGTGAAAACTATTACAAGTTAGATAGTGGCAAAATTGTATCATATAATTATTAAGGAGATGATATAAATGGAAATTAAAATTGTTTTAGATGAAAAATTATTAGATGATAAAGACTACGACTTTTTTCACTATGATAGTAGTTATAAATTAGCAGAGTGTGAATATGGAGATTTTTATATTGCTAGTCGTGGAGAATTAAAATGTGCTTATATTGATAAAGAAAATAAATTAATTACTGAAAATTATTATGATATTATTAGATACTATGTAAAGAATAATGAAGAATATGAGAAAGCAGTTGACAACGGCAATTTAGTATTTGATTTAAATAATTGGTTTGAAATTGAGTTTTATACAAAAGCAGAAGAAAATATAAAAAGAGAATATGTTTGTTTGACTGATGAAATATTTGGAAGTATTGGAGAGTGTTTAATAGTATTTAAAGAATATATAAAAGATAAAGAAGTTATGGAAGAGTTTGAAAATGATATAAAGGAAGTGTTGGAAAATGAATAAAGAAGAGAGATTTATTTTAGTTGAAACTTTCAAAGATGATAGTATAAAAACAATTATAGGAAGTTTTAATGAGATTTGTAATGAAATTGAATATCAAAATAAAAAAGCAGATAGTGATGATTTTAAAACTAAAAAAATAGTTGTTTATGATAGAAAATATAGTGATAGTGGACTTGAATTGAATTGTTGGCAAGAAGTAGGAGATGATATTCTATATAGTCAATTTATAGATAGTTATTTTGGAGATGATGAATTATGAAAAAATATAGATTTATAGTATTTAGAAAAGGTGCAGATAGTAGTGATTTAAAAGTTTATGATATTATTGATATACAAGAAAATTTAACAATGAGTGAAGTTGAAAATAAAATAAACTGGTTTATTGATAATGGTTATTATCAAATGGCAGATTATAAAGCAGAAATTATGTAATTTTGGTGCAGAAAAGTGCAATATTAAGATATTAGATGATATAATAATATTAGTTAAGGAGATGAAATAGTTATGAAAAGATTTGAAGTTTATACAAATGAAGATGAAGAAAAATACCCTAAAATTGATAAAAATAATTTGGTCAATAAAATGGGTGTATGTGCTAATTGTAAAGAGCAAGATTTAGAATATGGAGCAATACAATTAGAGGGAGAGAGTGCTTATTTCCCTTATAAATGCAATAATTGTGGATTAGAGGGAGAAGAGTGGTATTCTATGGAATTTATAGGACATAATGTTTATGATGAAAGTGGAGAATTAATAGAATTATAATAAAGGAGTGATTTTATATGTTTAAAAAGAAACAAAGATATATAATGGAGATAAGAAATGCAAGAACACTAAAACTAATTGATAGTGAAGTAATAAAAGGCAGAAGAAAATATGAAAAAATGTGTGATAGATTATCAAAATTAGTCAATAGACATATAAATAACTCGTTAGACGATGAATTATTAATAAGAGTTAAAACTAATTCTTATTTAGTTAGAAATGGCAAAAATTATGGTTATGTTGTTGGTTTAATACCTATAAAACATTAAATGGAATTGACTATTTTGTGGGGTTTTGGTTATTAAATGGCAACAAAAAATATATAGGAGATTTGAGAGGAGAAAATAAAAATGAATATAGAAAAGAAAACATTAGAAATAAGATTATATAAAAATGCAACAATGTATAATAGTAATCACGATAGAAATTATAAAGTAAAAAAATATGCAGAAATAGAGTTTTTAAATGGAGATATTATAAAACTTGACATTGATAGTGGAGCAGATATAACAAATTGTGATTATTTAGACATAATTAATAAAGGTAAATTAGTAAAAAGTTTATTTAGAAGTAATTTAATGGACTAAAAAGTGTAATATTAAAGATTTATATGTTATAATATAAGTGTAAAGAAAAAGGAGATGAATTATTTATGTTAGAAGAAGTTTTAAAAACTGAAATATGTGATTATATAAACAATGTAGAAGATGAAGTGTTTTGTGAATTAACTGATGAAGAAGTTGATGAAGTAGCAGAAAATATTTGGGGAGCAGTTGCAGATGATAATGAATTAAGTAATGTTTTAAATAGTACAATAGAGTGGTATGCAAAACATTATATAGCAGAACATTTTAATAAATAGGAGATGATTTAGATGAGTGGAAATTGGGTAGAAGATTTTATAAAAAGTGATGAAAGTTTATATATAGATAATTTTAAAGGAACTGAAAATTTAATTGCAATATACCCTAATAGTGATTTTAGTTATTGGTTGGTAAATAGTAAACAAAAGTTTGAATTAAGTGAAAGTGGAAAAAGATTATTTATAGTAGATTATTCAAACAAAGAACTTCCTAGAATAACAAAAACATTTAATATGAAAAGTATAGCAAGTTTTGGTTATACAAAGTAATGGAAAGCAAAATAAGGAGATGATATAAATGGCAAAGTTAGAAGAATTGAAAGAAATTGCAAAGGCATATTGTAAGAAAATGGGTTATGAATATATTTTTGCAAATGAATATAAATTTGGTTTTCAAGACAAAAATGGTGGCTTATGGACTTTAACTTATTTTGAGTTAGAAGAAAAATTAAAGGAGTTGAATAAATAATGAGAGATGATATTTTAATAACTTTATTCGGTGGTGGAATAGCAGATTATGATATGTTAGATAAATGTAATTATGAGTTTGAAGATATTTTAAGACATATTGATAGTTTTACTTCTCGTGAAGATATGGACTTTAATGATATTTTAATAGGTGCTATTGATGAATATAGAAGTAATTTAGAAAAGGCTATTGAAAATAAAAAGAAAGAGTTAGAAGATAACTGGAAATATTTAGAAAATGAATTAGAAGTTTGTGGCTATGGTAAAAGAGAAATAATAGAAATTGAAAGTGTAAAGGCAGATTTAGAAAAATTAGAACAATTATACCCTTTTGATGATATTGAATATAATACTAATTATTTAGATACACAAATTTGGGTTGTAGATGATGAAATAAAAGCAATTTATAAAGAATTTTTAGCAGATGAAGTTGAAAAGGAAAATGAAAAAATTGGGTTTGTAGAACTTGATTTAGATTAGGAGATGATATTATGAGTATGAGAAATTATGGAGTTGAAACAAAAGGTATGGCTTTTGAATTAACTGATTTTCAAAGATTAATGAACTCTAATGTAAAAGGAATAATTAATAGTGGTGTTTTAGAAAAAATGGGAATAGGAGAAATTGAAACTACTATTGTTGATAGCAATGGAAATGTAAAAAAGAGTAATGATTTAGACTTAATTGATTTATTAGATTTTACTGATATTGTTGATTTTACTTATGAAATAGAGTTTGCTACTTTTATAGGAGAGTTTGAGGGTTATTTAGAAGTAGATAAAACACAAGAAAGAAAATATTTTAATGGAGATGATATTATTATATTGGAATTAAAGAAATATCATAGTCTATATGAAAAATATGAAAATAGAGATGAAATTATAGCAGAACTAAAAGAAACTTTATCAAAAGTTGGAATTGAAGTTGATGAAGAATATATTGAAGAACATTATGGGTTTATTACTGGAAGTTATTATGCTTAATTAAGGAGTTGGTAATATGAAAATGATAGATAAAATTATTGCAGATATATCAAAATTAGACATTGAAAAAGAAGATAGTGAGTATAAAGATGAATTAAAGTATTTAGCAGATACAAGAGTTATTTTAGATAATTTAAGAGATTATGAAGTAGATATACCTAAAAAATATGAATATAATGTTTTAGGTTATATGAAAGAATTAACAAATTATAAAGATTTTAAAGGTGGCAATACTTATAATTATAATGGTAAAATATTACACGATATTAATTATGATTATTGTGAAACTGAAAATGGCTTTTATGTTGCAATTATGGTACATAGATTTGGAGATATAAGAGCAAATTATACTGATTATGCTTTATTCAAGTTTGATTATTATGAAAGTTTTTTTGAAATATTAGATGAGATATGTATGGAAAACTTTGGTGGTTGTGTTGAATATAATGGGAAACACTATTATTATGATATTTCTATATTTGATGAGTTTTTAAGAGTTTGGTGTGAAGAAACACAAGAACAATATGATTTTTATGCTTATAATGATGAAAGTTTTATAGAAGAAATAAAAAAATGTGAAGAAAAATAATTGATTTGGTGCAGAAAAGTGCAATATAGCAAAAAGGTATGGTATAATATAGGTGTAAATAAAAAGAAAGAGGTATCGTTTATGAGAGAAAGTTTAGAACAAAAACTAAAAAGACTTGCAAAAGAAAGTGAAAGAGAAATGATAGATATGGGCTTTCAAGACAAGATGAATAAAGTATTATATTATACCATATCAAATGCTAAAAAAAGATTAGGGCAATGTTGTGAAAAGAGATACATTAATATTTCAAAATGGCTACTAGAAATAGGAACTGATAAAGAAATTAAAAATGTTATTATTCACGAAATATTACATACTTTTGATGATACAATAGGACATAAAGAAAAATGGCAAATGTATGCTAGAAAAGTAAATAATTATGGTGTATATCATATAACTAGAACTGAAAGTATTGATAAGATTTATGCAAATAATAATGCAGAACGACCAAAAGATAGATATAAAATTGAGTGTTTAGGTTGTGGTGCAGTATATTATAAAAGCAGAATACAAAGCAATACAATATATGGTTATAGACACGGACATAGATACCATAAACAATGTGGTTGTAAAGAGTTTAAAGTAGTTGATACAAAAGAAGATAGAATTATTGTAAATGGAGTTGAAGAATAATGAAATATCAAATATTATGGTTAGCAGAAGATAAAACTTTATATTCAAATTATGCAAAGAATATAAAGGAATTAAAAAGTAAAATAGAATACTTTATAAAAGAGAAACATTTAAAATTAAATGATGAAGATAGATTTAATAATTTACAAGTTAGTAAAAAAGTAAATGGTAAATATTTAATTTTAAGTGCAGAAGAAGTTTTAAATATGATTAAAGGAGAATAGGAGTATGAGTTGCTATACAAAGATTAAAAGAAATTTAGAAGTTTGTGGGGGAGTTAAGGTTAAAAAAAATAAGGAGAATAAAATAATAATTAGTAAAGATAATAAAATCTTAACGACTTATGATTTAAAGTTCGTTGAGTATAGCAAACAAAATTTAAAAGGTTTTATTGATTATTGGAGATTTAAATTAAAGATTAAAGGAAATGGAGATGAAGAAAATGAATAAAGAAGAATTTATGAAATTATATAAAAGTTTAAATAGAGAAACAATAGATAGTTTATATGAATTTAGTTGTTTAATAAATAGTGGTTTTAAAAAAGATTTAGCATATAAACTTATACCACTTATTGATGAAATATGGAGAGATGATGAATATAATAATAGGTGTATTTCATTATTAAGTGATAATTTATATGAAGTATATGAAAATGGTGGTTATAGTGAAGATTTTTTAGAAAACACTTCAAAAGAATTATTACAATTTGATGAATTTATGATTAAAGATTAAAAGGAGATGAAAGTTATGAAAAATTATCAAGAATTAGTTGATGAGTGCAAAAAGGCTTATGCAGATAATGATTTAAGTAAGGCTTGGACTTTATGGGAACAAATAAATGATATATTATTAACACTAGATGAGTTTGAAGAAGATGATAAAGTAAATAGACATTTTGTTTGGGAAACATACGATAAATATATGAAACAATTTACTAATGAAGAAGTTTATGGAATAACTGATTATGGAAAGAAATTAGCATATAGACAAATGGAAAGAGAAAGAACTAGAAATATTTTAGATGAAAGTGTTACTTTATATGAATTAACAAAAGATGATAAAATAAAAGCACTTGATAGTTTTTTAGATTTTTATGAGTGGTGTGTTCTAAAAAATGGAAAGCAATATGAATTATATGATTTACAAACAAATGAAGTTGTAGATGATGAAGAAAAAACATTAAATGAAGTAATTAATAGAGTTGTAGGTCGTGCAATAGATTATGAAAGAAACGAACACGAAATTTATGAAGATGAAGATTTTGAAGATGACTATATTAAATATTTAGAAAACTTATATTTAATTGCAAATGAATATAAAAATAAAGAAGATAAATATGAGTTGCAATGGTTAAATAGTTATAAAGAATATGTAGATGAATTAAAACAAGTAGCAGAAGATAAGTCAATTTGTTTAGTATGTGGTGCTAAAAAAGATGATTTACATAGTGCTTATTGTGATAAATGTTGGGAAGAAGAAAAACAAAGACTTGGAGTTGATTAATATGTTTTTGAAAGATTTAGTTGAAAAAAATGGAGATAAAATAGTTTACTATAAAAATTGTAGAGCAGATAAAAAATATATGAGTGTGTTTAATTATAGTGAAAAATATGGTGGAACTTTTGATAGTTTTAGATATTATAACGATTATGTTATAGAATTGGGAGATGAATAATTATGAAAAAGATTTTTGAAAATGATTTAATTATTGTAAGTGATACAAAAAAAGATTATGATTTTAGATATGTTATTGAAAATAAAAAAGACCATAAAATTAATTTTTATCTTAATGGTTTAGATGATTATTTAGAGATAGATAAGAATAATTGGCTTGGTTTATTCAATGGAGAATATTCTAAAAGTATAATTGATAGTTTAATTAATGAAGATTATACTTGGAATTATATATATGAATAAGGTGGTGTAAATTATGTTTGAAGAAAAGAGAAAATATTTTGATTATGAACTTGCTTATAATGGTTTAAAAAGAGCAGAAGAATTATTTAATAAAGGTGGAGTAGAAGAACTTATTAATGATGAAGAATTTGATATAAGTGGTGGTGGTATAGATTATGTTGGAACTATACAACAATGGGCTTGTAATGGTTATGTACCTATTAATGCTAGTGCTTATAATATAACTTTATATTTAATTGATAAGAACTTTGATACTGAAAATGAAAATAACGACTGGTATATAAGTGGAGAAGTTGATATTTATAGTTATAGTGGTGGAGAAGATAATCTTTATATAAATAATGCAGATGAAATAGAAAAAAGAATTGATGAAGTATATGAGTTTGCTAAAAAGAATAATTATTCTATTGAAGATTATGAAAAAGAATTAGAAAGTTTGGAAAAAGTTTTAAGTTTTTTACAAAAATAAGACAAAAAAGTGAAATATAACAAAATATTGTGCTATAATGTAAGTGTAAACAAAAAGGAGATGAATACTTATGTATATTATTTATGAAACATATACTGATGATACAAGAAATATTAAGGAAATGAGATTTAATACTAAAATAGTTGGTGCTTATTATGATGAAAGAATAGCAAAAGCAGAATTAGAAAAACATATAGAATTAACTATTAATAAAGTAAATGAAGAGCAAGACTGGTTTGTTAGGCAATTTGATAAAAAGATTATTAAAGATGAGTTTGATAACATTATAAAGGTTTATGAGGTGTTTAATGAGTATATAGATAATATAGCAGAAGTATATTATGTAGTATTAGAAAAAGTTGAGGTGTATGAATAATGAAAACAATAATTAGAGAATATGAAATAGATGAAGTAGGCTATGATTTATATGTTTTTGGTAAATTATTAAATGAATATGTTATTGAAGATGATTTGACATTATTTGTTTATGATAATTGCCATAAAATATATATAGTTGAAGATAAAGATGATATTGAAAGTGTTAAGAAAATGTGGGGAGAAGATACAAAATTTTATAATATTGATGAACTTCCTAAAATATGGGGAGAAACTTGTCCTTTAAGATTTATAAGTAATTGGAAGTTAGATAAACAATTTATTCATCAATGTTGTGGAGCAGAGTTTGAGTTTGTAGATTAGGAGTGTGAACTATGAAAATATGGTTTAAAAAATATGATTTAAATAATGATTTAGACTTCTTTAATAAAGTTTTATTAAAAGCAAGTCAAGATAGATTTGAATTAAGAAAAAGTAAAAATAATAAATATTATTTATATGATTTTGATGATAGAGAAGTAATTAGAAATAAAGCAGAAGTAAAAGATATAATTGAGTGTCAATATTTAGAAAACTTTGTTTCTAAAAAAGAGTATAAAAGAATAGAAAATATTTTAAAGGAGATGATTTAAATGACTGATAAAGAAGTTTTAGCAGAATTAAAGATTTGTTATGAATTATTAAATGACATAAGAGAAAACAACGAGGGTAGATTTAATGATGAAGAAGATAGTATTATTTGGAAAATGGGAGAGCAACTTGATGATTTATATTCAAAAGTTTATGAAAATGCTATCAATAGTGAATATAAAGATGAATTAAAGATTAAAACAAAACAAGAATTTGATAGTGATATTATAATTGCAGATAATGTTTATACTGATTATAATTTTGTTAAAAAAGGAACTTTTAAAATAGAAAAAGACAAGTATAATGAAAGTGAATATACTACTTGTGAAGATATTGGTTATAATTGGTATTTTGATGAAATTGGTTATAAACATACTAATTGGGAATATGATAGATTAGCAAAAGGGTTTATGAAAGCATTAGATGAAATTAATGAATTAAGTAAACAAGTAGGAAAAGATTTTGATTATTATGACAAAACTTGTGAATTAACTGAATTAAGAAACTTTGATAGTTTAGAATTATTAGATGAATATGGAAGTGATAATGATGATGAATAATTTAAAAGAATTAGTAGAACATATAGTAGAATATACTAGAGCTTGGAGTATAAGTGAAACGGAGTGGTATTGGAATATTGCTTGTGTAAGAAAAAGTAATAATATTAATGAAGAAGATATTACTTGGGAAGAATTTGAAAGAGCAGTTAGAGAAGAAATATTATATTGTTTAATATATAATATTGATAGTATAAAAAATCAATTAGAAAATGACTATCAATGGGGTTATGATAGTGAAGAATTTGATAATGCAAATAAAAAAATAGAAAAGGAAATACAAAAATATTATAAAGACTTCAAAATTGAAAGATATGTTTAATTATAGTGCAGAAAAGTGAAATATCACGAAGTAATGTGCTATAATAAAAGTGTAAAGAAAAGAGGTACGATTATGAAAAGTGAAGAAGAAATTTTAAAAGATTATTTTAATTGTAAAAGACCATTTAAGAAAAATGGTAAGTTAAGTAAAAATGGAGAAAAGGCTTATGCTAGATTAGTAAGTTTATTAGCAGATATTGACAACTTAATAGATATTAACTTTTCAAGTAAAATTGATGAATTAGATGAAATATTTGAAAGTGATGAAGAAAATATGAGTAAGTTTGTTGATAAATATGGAAATATAATTGATTAAGGAGGAGATTTTAAATGTTTAAAGAATATAAAGATGAAAGAATAAATGAATTAATTAAAAAGAGTTTTGAATTAGCAGTTAGAGATGATGAGTGGAAATTAAGATATTTACAAGAATGGAATATATTATTTGAAGATATTGATAAAATGCTTGAATATGTAGAAAACGGCTATAAAGGAGAATTAAGAGTAAATAGTAATATGTGGTATATTCTACAAGAAACATTAGTAAGAATATTAGCATTATATGATTTACAATTAGTAGGAGAAGAAAAAGTAAGTGAAAATGAACTTGTTGTACCTATTAGCAGAATTGGAAATATAAAAGAAAAAATATTTAATAAAATGATACAATATGGTTGGAATTTAGAAGATAATAAATTAGAAGATTTTAATAATGTTTATAATCTTCACAAAGACTTTTTGAATAGTTGTTATGATTTTAAATGTGAAGTTGAAGAAAATAATGAAATTTTAAATATGAACGATATTAGTGTGTCAAGTTTTGAAGATATGTTAGATTTTATGACTGATTTTTTAAGGGCTTTTGAAGAAGTAGATAAGGAGAGATAATTATGGTATATTTAGATATAACAAAAGTAAGATACCCCAAAAATGATACTATTGGGTATGAATATAAAAGTTTAGATAAATTATTTATGGAATTAAAGCAAATGATTATGAATAATCAAGTTGGTAAAGATGATATTATAAGAATAAATGCTAGTAAAATAGTAAATAAAAATGAAATATTAAAGGAAAAATTAAATAAATTAGTAGAACATAATTACTTATTTGATTATAAAATAAATAATGATGAAATAACTATAAGATATGGTTTATCAAGTGTAAAAGATACTGAAAGAGTATTTTATGTAGATGATAATAAAACTTTACAACAAGCACTTTTAGAAAGTGCAGAAGAATTAGAAGCAGATATAATGTTTAGTTTGGAAGATGATAATGACTTCTTTGGTTATGATAATGAAGAAGAACTAAAAGATAGAATAGCAGAAGAAACTGATTATTTAAAATTATTAAGTACATTAGTGTAAAGAAAAAGGAGATGAAATTAATATGAATATAATATTTAAGGGAAAACCTCTAAAAGTAGTAGAGGAAATGAAAAAAGAAATGATTTATCAAATTAAAATGATTAAGTTAGATGATAAAGATTTTGAAACAAATGAAGTAGAAAATATACAACACAATATGAATATGTATTTAGAAGTAATTAATGGAATATATCAAGATTTAATTATTGAATATATAGATAAAGATACAAAAATATTTGTTGCAGAAGATAGTTATGGAGAATTAGGTTATGAAAAGATAGGAGATGAAGATAATGAATAGTTTATTATTAGATATTGCAAATCAATTAAGAAATGGTTTAAATGGTTATTTGATTAAAGCAGTAAAAACTTATTATGATTTAGAGGGAAGTTTAAGAATAGCAGTTAAGGTTTACAATAGAGCAGAAGAAAAAGATGAAGTTATTATATTAGGAGCAGATTTATTAGCAGATTTAACTGATGAAAATGAAGAAAAATGGTTTGAGGAGTTGAATTAATATGAGAGAAAAATTATTAAATTATGGTTATTTATGGTTAGGTATGAAAAAAATTAGTTATGGTTATGCACTAGAACTATTTGAAAGAGGAACAAAAGATAGTGATAATGTATATCTATTATATGAAGATAATACTGAAAATTTAGCAGAAAGTATTGAAGATATTAAATGCCATTATGAAAATGGTGGAGAATTTGGAATTGAATTAAAAGATTATGATAATTATGTGGTATTTGTATTAGGAAGAGATTTATTAAAAGGTATTCTTCCTTATGAAAATGATATTGCTTATGAGTGGTGTGTTAATCTTGCAAAAGATTTTGAAATTAGTGATTTTAATGTAAATACAAAAGGACTTTATGAGTGTTTAGAAGAATATGTAAAAGCAAATTTTTATTTAGATGACAATGGAAATATGAGTTTTAGAGGACACGATTTATATGAAACTATTGGTGGTGTTAGAATATGATTAAATTAGGAAAACAAAGTAATTGGTATAGACCTTATTATTATGATAAATATGTAATAAAGGAAATTAAATTTTATGATAAAAATGGAATTGTTGTAGAAAACCCTAGTGGTTGGTTTGAAAACGAACATAAAGATTTAGATTATATTTCATTAGATATTGATGAAATAAAACTAAAAAGAAAAGAAGATTTTAATTTAAAAGGTGCTTTTATAATAAGTAAAGGTAAAAATTATGCAGATGAATTAGAGGCAGTATTATATATTAATGTTGATTTAGTTAATTTGCATTTTACTGAATATAAAAAAGAATTTGATAGTATAAGAAAATATTATAAAGGTGTAGATTTTGATAATCAAGAATTTGAAATTGCAGAAAATGTTAAGTGGCTAAAAGAAAATTGGTACACTTATCAAACAATAGTACAAGAAAATGCTAAAAAATTAGAGAATATATATTATGATACTACAATAAATGAAGTAGCAGAATGTATTAAAAATATTAAAAAATATGCAGATAAAATGTTTAAGGAAAGACAAAAAGTGGAAAATTATAGTGTTGAAGATTATATAAAAGAAATGGAAAGTGAGAAATAATGGAAAAAGATATTTATAATTTATTAGATAATTTAAAAAATGGAATTAGAGAAGATTTTAATATTTATGTTGGTGTTGAAGAATATAAAGATATTGTTAAATTGGGAAGAAATGGAAAAGAAAAATTACAACTTTTGATTATGTGTTATGTAAATAACCCTACAATAGAAGAATTAAATAATTGGACACTAGAACAATTTTTAGAATATGTTAAAGAAACTGATGATGAAGAATTTTTTGAACAAGATATGGTTGAAATAAGAAAATGTATTAAAATTATTGAAGAGGAGAGTGAATAATATGAGTACAAGAGGTTATTATGGAATTAAGAAAAAAGGAGAATTAAAAGGGGCTTATAATCATTTTGATAGTTACCCTAGTGGTTTAGGAAAAGATTTAGTAGAAACTATTAATGGAATAAAAAAGGAAGATAGATTAAATGTTTTAAGTGAAACTTTTGATTATATTGAATTAATTGATAGCAATATTGCTCCTACACAAGAGCAAAAAGATACTTGTGTGAAAGCAAATGTTGTAGATTTAAATGTTAGCACTAAAAGTTTAGATGACTGGTATTGTTTATTAAGAAAATTACAAGGTAATTTAAGTTCTTATATAAATAAAGTCGTACCTTATATGGAAAATGGAAATGATTTTATAGATGATACTCTATTTTGTGAGTGGGCTTATATAATTAATTTAGACACAAACAAATTTGAAGTAATTTATGGTTGGAACAATAGAAGAAAAGCAGAGTTTGATTTATTAGATTTAAATTTAGATGAAATATTAGATTTAGAAGAGGAAGATGATTAAGTATGGGTATAATAACTTTATTTATAATGTGGACTAGCAAAAATATTATGGACGGAGTAGTCGGTGCAATGGAAAAGAATATGGAAATTTATGATGATGAAGATTAAGGAGATTTAAAATGAAGAGAAATATTGATTTTATAAACGAATATGGAAAAAGAGAGTTCTATGATATGTGTAATTATATACAACAAGACCTCTCTCTTGCAAAAGCACAAAGACAAATAGGGGGTTTTAAGGTCAATAATTCTAAAAAAAGAGTTAAATTTTATAGAAAAGATAAGGAAAGTGTATGTTTAGAATTTGCAACTATTTATTATATTGGTTGTTCTAAACTAAAAGAATATATAGAAAATATGTAAAGGAGCAGACAAGATGAGAAAAGTTAATTTATTTGGGTATGAAGTTTGTGAAAACGGAACTATATTAAATTTAAGTGGGAAACCTATGGTGTTTAATAAGACAATAGACTTATCTATTAATGGAGAAGTTAAAAGTGTTTCTTATGCTAGATTTGTTTATTATGCTTTTCATCAAGATTTTGATTTTGAAAATCATAGATTTTGTGTAAAACATAAAGATAATAATATAGAAAATAATGCAATTGATAATCTTTATATTACAAATAAAAAGAAACATTTAAGAGGAGAAAATAATTCAAGAGCAAAATTAACTAATAAAGAGGTTGAAGAAATAAGAGAAAAATATTTTAGAAATGAAATAGAAAGCAGAGATGAAAGCATAAACAACCCTTTTAAAAAAGTTAGTTATAGAAAATTAGCAGAAGAATATGGTGTAAGCCATAATCTAATTAAGCAAATAGTTAAAGGAGAGTGCAGAAAAAGTGGCTAAATATAGAACTAAAATTAAAGCACAAATAAATATTTATAAAGAAGTAGAAGTAGAGGCAGATGATTATATTTCTGCAAAACAACAAATTATGCAATTAAGCAGTAAAATGTTAGATGATAGCAGAGAAGTTATTGAAAATAATGACAAAGATATTAAAAGAAATATGTCTTATTGGAGTTATAATAAAATTGAAGAAATAAAGGAGAAATAATTATGCAAAAAGCAAGATTTTATACCAAAATAGTTGGTGGAGAAGATTTAACTAAATATAATAATCAAATTGTAGAGATTATTGATAGCAAAACTATTCGTTGGGACACAAGATATACAATTAGATTTAAAAATGGTAAAGTTGTTAAAAATATTATGGAAAATGAGTTAGATTTTGACATTTAATTAAATGGAAATTTGAAAATCGTGGGGGTTTGATAATTATGAAAGGAAAAATTAAAATGGAAGAAGAAAATGGTTATTTTAAAAATGTTGTAAAAGAGGCATTAAATGACTTGAAACATAATAGTCAAGCCTATGTGTTCTTTATAGAACAAGTAAAAGCAGTTGAGGAAGAATTTAAAGGAAAGCTAAAAGTTGAAGAAAAAGAGGGAGTATATTACTTGACAAAAATAAAATAATATGCTATATTATAAATAATAAAGGAGGTGTAAATATGGAATTAGAGCAAGTTTTCAAATCTTATAGAGATTATAAGACAAAAATTGAGGGTAAAAGTAAGAACAGCATAGACCAATACTTATATAGAATACAAAGTTTTTTGGACTATAATAACATAAAAACAAAAGAAGATTTATTAAAAATGAATTCTCAAAATGTAAAAAATTGGCTATCTGATTTAGCAGATAAAGGCAATAAGGAGAGAAGTAGAAATACTAAATTAACGGCAATTAAAGAAATCTACAAATTCTTAAAAGATGAATTTAAAGACCAAATTGATGAAGATATTTTAAGAATACCTTTTGCAAAAGTGCCTAAAAGAGAGGCTAAATGTTTAGATTTTGAAGACGCAATGGACTTATTAAGTTATGTTAAAGATAGTCGTGTTAAAACTGGTATGGCTATTGGGTTTGGTACTGGTGTTCGTTTTTGTGAACTTATTCAAATAACTTGTACTGATATTGAAAATGGTTATGCAGATATAATTGGTAAAGGAAATAAGGAAAGAAGAATTTGGTTTGATTTATGGGTACAAGAAATTGCTAGACAATTTATAAATGGAAAGAGAGCAAGAATTGTTGAAAAAAATGGAAAGCAAAATGATGATACTCTAATGTTAAATGATAATGGAAATGTTATTTTTCGTAATAATTTTGAAAGAAGTATGAAGACTTGGGCTAAAAAGTTTAATGAAGAGCCTTTATATGAGGGAAGATTAGACTGGTATAACCATTTTAGTCCTCACAAATTAAGACATAGTTTTGGAACGGAACAATTAAGAAGAGGAAACGACATTGCAACAGTCCGTGATGAGATGGGGCATTCAAATATTGCAACGACAAATAATTACTCTCACTCTAACGGAGAAAGAGTTCGTATGGCTATGTTAAATGAAACAAGCAAAAAACAAAAAGAGGAAGAAAAAGAAGTAGAACTTCTATTAAAGAAGTTAATGGAAAACAAAGATTTAAGAGATAAGGTTAAAGAGATGATAGGAGATGAGCAATATGGGGAGAAAGAAGAATAATGAAGTGTCTGATGAAATGGCAGAAATACTAGGTGGTAATGCAGTAGAAATGGAAGAAGAGCCAAATGAAGACACTTTTTCTAATGATGAAATAGAACAAGCAATAGCAGAAGAAATGGAAACAAATAAAGATAAAGAAGAAGAGCCAAAACACTTTGAGATTATAGAAAAAATAAAAAAAATTGAAACCTATTTTAATGAAATTGATGAGTATTTTGACAATATATCTTCTTATCAAAGCCAAAATGATGAATATATAAGTGATTTATTACACTATATGGAAGTTAATGAATTTACACAAGCAAGTGCTTTGAAATTTGTTAAATTATTAAAAGAAAAAAGAATAAGAAGAAGAACATTAAACAATGACTGGGAAATTAAAAGGGTATTTGATAGTGGAAGACAAAGATTTTCGGCAGGAACAGACCAAAGAGAAATGTTTATGGCAAGTCTTTATAAGAAAGAAAAAGAATTATCATACCCTTATAACCCACGACAAGTAAATTTTGATGAAATAGACCAATTAATAACAGTAAAAAGAGGCAGAAAACCTAAAAAAGATGATGAATTAATTGAGGTGTAAATGAAAAATCAAATTTTGTGGGAGATTTATTAAATGGCTTTCATAAAATCGTGGGGAATTTATTAAATGAAAAATTTAAAATCGTGGGGAGTTATTAGAATATGAAAATTTTGATAATTTTTCACAAAATAATAACAATTTTATTAAATGAAAATTTTAATTTTGTGGGAGGAATAAATTATGGAAAAAGAAAGATATAATTATTTTATAAGTTATGTATATACAATAGATAGTTTTAGTTTTGCAGATATATTTGGTTCAAGTAAACAAAATTATTTTGGAAATGCTTTTGTAAATTATGATACCAAATTAGAAGATTTTTTAATAGAAAATTATAATGAAGTAAAAAGAATGATAGCAGAAAGTATTTGTGAACAATATAATGAAATGAAAAAGAAAGCTCACGAACAATTTGATAAAGAAAATGAATATAAATATGATAAAAACTTGGTTACTGAAAATAATATAACTATTATAAATATTGTGCCGAAGAAATATGAGGTGTTTAAAAATGTTGAAGAAAGAGAAAATTAAATTATATTGTGAATGTTGTAAAAAAGAAACTAATCACATTTCAAAATTTGATTTAGTTAAAAGTTTTATGGATGGTGCCTTTATGTTTATGACAAAAGGTTGGAGTATGATGCACGAAACTCAATTATTTGAATGTTGTGAATGTGGAAATGTAGTAGAAGTGGAGGTAGAAGAATAATGGAATTAGAATTAACACAATTAAAATCTATGATAAACAAGATGAAAATAGAAAAACTCGTTTTTGGAAGTTTAAAAGCAGAAGAATTAACTGATGAATTTATAGATAAATTTATTGATACTATGGAAAATATCTATAATACTAATATTATGGTATTAGAAGATATTGTCAAAAAGATGGAAAGCAAAAATTCTGAAAAAGATGGAAAGTAAATAATAAAGGAATGGAAAGTAAAATAGAGGTAGTAGGATGAGAAAAATTATAACAAAAATTGTAATATGTATATTGTTTTATACTTTAGGTTTTATTTCATCTAATATATATATAGAAAAAAGAAACGAAAAAATAAAAAATAATGTATTATATCAAGTAAAAATAGATGTGGAAAAAATCAATTTAAGAAAAGAAGTAGATTTAAATAAAAGTAGTATAATTAAAGAAGTCTATAAAGATGAAGTATTTGACGTTGTTAAATATTTTGAAGGGAATTCTTATAATTGGTATAATATAATTTATGAAGAAGGTAAAACTGGCTGGATTGCAAGTGGAAAAGAAAATAGTTGGGTAAAAGTTGAAAATAAAGAGAGGTGTTCTAATGGAAAATAATATAGAGCCTAGAGATAATTTTTATGCAGATGAAATGAATTATGAAAGAATGGAAAAGAAACTGGAAGAAGTAGCCCAAGATTTAACTCTCGCAGAAGTTCTTAAAATGGTAAGAGAAATATGTTATGATATGGTGTATTATAATGGAGAAGATAATTGTGGGGTTATTTATAAAGATGAAAAATATTCTAAAAGGAATATAGAACAGGCTTGTCAACTACAAAGAATTGTAAGTACGGCTTGTGATTTATTTGGACAATCTATAATTAACCATAGAGAATTTGATGATGGTTATCTTAATAAATGGCTTAATGGTGGAGCAATGGAACTACAAATAGAAAGCCTAAAAAATGAAATTGATAGTCTTAAAGACCAAATTCAAGATTGGAAAGATAGATGTTATGATTTAGAGTGTGAAATGAGGGAGCAGTAATGACGGAAATTGAACACAAAAAAATAGAAAATAAATTAAAAAAAGAATATGTTGGAAAATTTATTTGGGTTTTAGAAGATAGTGAAGATTTTGATAAAATTGTAGATGTTTATGTTGATTATAGGGAAGAGGCTCAACATATGAATAGAGTTGTTACTGAAAATGGAAATATTTATTTCATAACTGAATTGTTGGAAACTAGAAAAATAGATAAAAAGGAGGTATTTCTAATTGATTGAAAATAATAATAGAATACAAAGTATGCTCCATAATATTTTAGAAAAAGTTAGTATAATTCAAAAAGACTTTGAAAGAAATGGAGAAACCCATTATGATTATATTCTTGAAAAATTAAGTTCTGCTCAATGGGATTTAAATGTATTAATTAAAATGGCTAACGATAGAAAAGACCTTGACAAAAGAGATAAAATATGATAGTATTTTATTAGGTTAAGATAGGGAGGATTGAAATGGCTAGATTTATATTTGACGCAGATAAGATGGAAGACATAAGTGATGGTTATCACACATTCAAAGAACTTTATGAATTTAGAAAATTATATAATGCAGCTTTATTTAATGAATGGGCTGAAAATGGAAAAGTAGAAGTCTATAAATCAAAAAGACATTTTGACGGAGAAGAATGTTTCGGTGGTGGATGGTTTATTGTCGTAGCAATATTACCAACTGGACAAATAAGTAATCATTATGAATTAAAAGACTGGGATTTATTTAAGATACCAGAATGTGAAAAATCACGATATGAATTTGACGGACATACTTCAGAAGATGTTATAAAAAGATTAAATGGAATTCTATAATTTGTAGGGAGATGAATAATTGTGAAAAAAATTAGAAGAGAAACATTTGAAACAAATAGTAGTTCAACACACGCATTAACTACTACAAATAATTTAGGAAAAGATTATATTCCTTTTGGGAATAATATTAAAATTAGATTTTTTGACGAAGAAGAACCATTAGTAACATTAGAAGATAAAGTAAGTTATTTAGTATCACATATTATTAGTTGGTATAAATGGAATGCAGAAAACTATGAAGATTTAATTGAACAAGTTAAGGAAAATAGAGATTTTAAAAGAATAGAATATTATGTTCAAGAAAGATACGGCAAAAGAATTGTATTCCCTGAAAAATACAACGGAGATTTAGAAGATATTGTAGAAATAAATCATCAACTTCAAAGTTGGGAACACGACTTGGATGAAGTTTTAAGAGATATGGTTGATGAAAGAGATTTACTTGATGAAGTTTTATCTGATGGAAAAATGATTATATTTGGAAGAGATTAATTAAATAATAGAGAGGTGTATTGAATGAGAAAGAAAAAAGAAAATAAAATATATTATTACACAGTAGAATATGCTAGTGGAATATTAAGAATTAATAATAGGGATAGTATTATAATAGCATCTAATAAAGAATTAAAAGAAGATTCTTTTGTGATTGTTGAGCACATAGGATGTGGAGTTTTTATAGGAAGAGTATATAAAGAATTTTGTCAAGAAGATTGTATTCCTTCCTCTGCAAAAGAATATAGATATTTAAAAGATATAAATTTATCAGATTGGGTAGAAGAAATTGAAAGAAAAAAGAGAATGAAAGAACTTCAAGAAAAGATGGAAAGCAAATTTGCTGAAATAGATAAAAAGAAGAAATTTGAATATTATGCTCAGATAGATGATGATTTTAGAGAGTTATATTTAGAATATGAAGATTTAGGAGGAAAAGGAAATGAGATTGATTAGACAAAAAACATTTGAAACTAATTCAAGTTCAACTCACGCAATTACAATTCCTAGAAAAATAGATAAAAATTTATCAAAAGGCGTCAGACCAAGTATTTATTTTCATATAGGAGAATTTGGTTGGGCTTATGGAAAACACGAATTAAAAGACTATATTTGGACTGCAATTTGTGATATTTATCCTAATGAATGTGAAGAATATAAACAAAAAATTATAAATATATTAAGTCCTTATTACAAAAGAATAGAATTTGAAGAGCCTAAATTTGATGAGCATTATGATGAAGACGGAAATCTTGAATGGAAATATTTAGATAGTATGCAAGGTTATGTAGACCATTGTTACGAATTAAAAGAATTTTTAGATGAAATATTTGAAAATGAAGAATTATTTGTTAATGCTATTTTAGATGGCTATGTAAGAACTGGAAATGATAATGCAAATGGTTACGATTTGGATGATTTAGATGATAACCCAGACTATTATCATTACTATAAAGGAAATTAGAGGTGTTAATATGAAATTAATAAGAAGAAATACTTTTGAAACTAATAGTAGTAGTACCCACGCACTTGTAATTATTTCTAAAGATGATTATAAAGCTTGGCAAGAAAATAAAAAAGTTTTAAATTTATATAATGGAACCGCTGAAGATTTAAGTGAACAAGATAAAGAAATCATAAGAAACGAAGATGGTTCTATTGATTATAAAGGAGAACATTTTGATAGTGAGTATGACTTTATGGAAAGTGATTATTATGATGTAATAGACGATGGTAATGCTTCAAAAGAATATATTGATAATTATGCTGAAGTTGAGCAAAAAGAACTTGGAGATAATGTTATAATGAGTATTTATAGAGGCGAGAGGTGGTAGAATGAGGTTAATTAGAAGAAATACCTTTGAAACCAATTCTTCTTCTACACACGCCCTTGTAATTCCTCATAAAGTAGATAATGAAAATTATGAATTAGGAGATAGTTTAGACCATAATTATAGTTACGGGAGAGAAGAAAGTCGTTTAGTTGATAACTGGGATGAAAAACTTGCTTATGTATATATAACTATTAAAGAGTTGAAAGACTATAAATGGAATGAAAACCAAATTAAAATAAGTTCTGAAATGATAGATAAATTTAAAGAAAATGTTAACAAGGCTTATAATGAGGTTTATAGCATAGTTGAATATAAACCCTATGAGGGAGACCCAAAACCTAATGATATATTTAATTACATTGATAGTGATGGAAAAGATGATTTAGTAAAAGACCACATAACTATTATGAATGATAGTTGGTGGAGTCCCTATGTTGACCACGTTGGACAATTTGCTGATGAAGATGATTTTCTTAATAAAGTTTTTAATGATTATGAATTTATTAAAAGATTTATTTTCAACAAAGAAAGT